TATGAAGTTTGCCGGCGGACTCAAAACTCTAAGCACCGCAGTTGGTTCCGTTGACCTATTAACTATCACCTATACTGGCAGTGTGTACTACGCTAGTTTGGTTACGGGATTTGCATAATGCTAAGAGTGGCCACTCATAGAATACATCTAACCAGCTTTCGTAGCATTTGGTGGAAGAACAGTCAGTACAGCTACTTGCATATTGATGCCATCCAATTCGTGCGAGCATTTTAAATTGGACAGCACCAGCACAGTCAACGTGCTTCAAGCAGGTACTGCTGGATTGATCAGCATCACCCCAGTAGCATAACTGCTCTCCAAGAACCTTGACACTGCCCGCTGCTAATGTATAATTAGTAGTATGAAAATCGCTATTATCGACATCATCGGCATACCCTACGATGGTACCACAGTATTCAAACAGGGATTAGGCGGCAGCGAAAGCGCAGTTACTTTGATGAGCAAGGAACTAGCAGCTTTGGGATTCGAAGTTACAGTTTTCAATAACTGTATCGATCACGCCGTCCCAGGTGTTTATGATCGTGTGACCTACAGAAACTTAAACGATTTGGCACAGGATCACTATTTTGACATAGTGATCAGCAGCCGAACAGTAATTCCATTCGTTGATCCCGGGCAGTATGACAAGCTAAATGACCGCCGTGCTTGGCCCTTCCATGGTATGAATCTATATGATAGGATATTGAGTCGGGCCAAAATGCGTATCCTTTGGATGCACGACACATTCTGTTTAGGCGACTTATTGATCGAAGAATTGGCACTTGCAGATCGAATCACAGATATCTTCACACTTAGCGATTGGCATACTACCTACGTGCTAAACTGCGACCACGGTAAGAGGCGCAATTTTGAAGTACTCAAACGTAAGATTTTTATCACACGCAATGGTGCCTACAACTATAATCCTGAAGTAGATATCAAGGCCAAAGATCCCAACCTGTTTGTCTACAATGCGTCAGTTACCAAAGGTATGATGCCTTTAGTCAATCATATCTGGCCTAGAGTCAAAGCACAGATCCCTGATGCACAATTAAAGATCGTCGGCGGCTACTATAGATTCAGTGAAAGCTCGGAACCTGATCAACAGGAAAAAGATTGGCGCGTCATGGCAGCTGACCCAGTCAATGCTGAACGAGGCATCGACTTCACAGGTGTCATACCACAGAATGAGATTGCCAACATATTGAGCAAGGCCAACTTCATGATCTATCCATGTGCCTTTCCCGAGACATATGGCATCAGCACACTGGAAAGTTTGATGTATAATACTCCTAGTATTACCTGCAGGTTTGGTGGGCTGGAGGAAATCGCATTGGAGCAGGCCTGCTACCTAATCGACTATGCCGTGGAACCCAATAACTTGTTCCAGCATATTGATTTACCCAGCCAAGTAGACAAGTTTGTGCAAGTGGTAGTGGAAGCATATCATAATAAGTACCTACATCAACAAAAGCAATATTACTGCAACATCATCAAAGACATCGCAGGGTGGGATAGCGTAGCAAGACAATGGCGTCAACACATGTTCCGCGAGTGTGGTGCCTATCTGCCAGCAGCAGAATATAGAGAAGTCACTAAGATCAATCGCAGACTGCACAAGATATACGGACGCAGATATCACAACTCAGTTGAACTAGAAGATTACAAAAGCGGCAAGGAACAAAAGATCGTAGTGATTAGCACCATGTACAATGCTGAACAACACATCGAACGTTGTATACAGAGTGTGGCGCAGCAGGACTACAGCAACTACCACCATATCATAATCGACGATGCATCCTCAGATCGTAGCATGGGCAATGCTGTAGAAGCAGTATATAGACTGCCTCGTGATATATTCCAAAAATTCAGCTGCATACGCAAGGATGAGAACATGGGTGCTGTTCGCAATCAAGTAGAGGCTATACGTTCCATAGTAGAGGATGATGCCATCGTCGTCATACTAGATGGTGATGACAGCTTGATCAATGACAACACACTATTCAGTTACTACAACACTATCTATGATGGTACCACTGAATTTACCTATGGATCCTGCTGGAGCATGGTTGATAACATTCCTTTGATTAGCCAACCCTATCCCGAAGAAGTAAAAAGACAAGGTGCATACAGACAGCATCACTTCAATTGGATACTGCCCTATACACATCTGCGCACGTTTAAGAAGCGTTTGATGAATGGCCTGTCTGATGACCTATTTCAATATGACGATGGCACATGGTACAAGGCAGGCGGTGATGGCAGCGTATTCTATGCCTTGATAGAAGCAGCAGATCCCAGCAAGGTAAAATGCCTACAGGATGTTGTTTATAACTACAACGATGCCAGTCCGTTGAATGATTATAAAGTCAATGCTGAGGAACAGAATAGAGCAGCCAGGGATATAGTCAACAAGCGTCGAGTAGAAAAGTATAGTGTGATCGTGCCCACCATGTGGCGTGTGGCTGATCAGTTTGTAAACTTCCTACATGTATTATGTGACTGTGAGGCAGTTGGTGAAATTATCATCATTAACAATGATAGCACCAACACCCCTGCTGATCTCCATCATCCTAAGATACGCATGTTCGATCCAGGACGCAATACCTTTGTAAACCCTGCATGGAATTTTGGAGTTGAGCAAGCATTGTACGATAGATTATGTATAGTCAACGATGATGTTGTCTTTGATACGAAAGTGTTTGATCGACTGCAAAACATGCTGACTCCCAGCAATGGACTGTTTGGCCTGCATCCAGGCATCGAAGTGTTCAATCAGATACCCATCACTGACAAGCGCATTGATATTGTAAAATGGGCTCCGGGCAAGCACACATATGGATTTGGCAGCATGTTCTTCTGTCACAAGGCATCATGGCATCCTATTCCCAGTGGCTTGGATGTGTTCTTTGGTGACAATTACATCTTCGATCTACAGATTGCCATGGGCAAGCCCAATTACTTCATTGCTAATTTAGATTTCGAAACCAAGTTTGCTGTGACCACTAGCGATCCTACACTGACAGGCGGCGCTTTGGATCGTGAGCGTGTGATATATGATACTACCATACAACCCCAGTTACATGACATAGCCCGCAGACTCATGAGCCAGTCTGTTGCTGTACAGGAAACCAAGCCCTGGGATAAGAACAAGAAACGAATCCTAGTTGGAATACCTACGGCCAAATACATCGAACCTGAAACTTTTAAATCTATCTATGATTTAGAAGTTCCAGATGGATACGAAGTAGACTTCCAAACATTCTACGGCTATAACATCGACCAAGTAAGAAATCTAATCGCACACTGGACTGTACAGAGCTATGACTATCTATTCTCAGTGGATAGCGACATTGCCTTTGAACGTGATACACTGAAGAAATTACTGTCGCATAACAAAGATATCGTCAGCGGGCTGTATATACAACGTAAACCTGACCAACATGTGTTAGAAATATATGAAGACAATGGACATGGCGGGGTAACCAACATGCCACATGACAAGCTAAAAGGCCGGGGACTGGTACAGATCATGGGCTGCGGATTTGGCTGTGTATTGGTCAAGAAGGAAGTGTTCCAGTCAGTAGGATATCCACAGTTTGAATATCACAGCGCGATAGATCATGCCAATACCATTAGTGAGGACAATGACTTCTGCGGCAAGGCCCGTAACAAAGGATTCACTATCTGGGCCGATTCTACTATAGAATGCCGACATATTGGCAGCTTTACATTTAGAGTGACCAAATAATATAGTTTGGTTAAATAGTAGTACTTAAAAGGTACCTCTATGAAACGATTACTTCTAGGATTGCTGATCCTATCCACACAGGCATTTGCTTGGGAACAACGTGCGCCCTTGCCACCGCAGGCATGCCAAGTACACAGCCCATATGGCTTTGCACAAACACAACGTACAGCCGTGCCAATTTGCCGTGAAGCATATCTAGTGGCCTACGATGCTCCCGTAAAGATCCCCGTGTATGTAGCGTACACACTACTACCACAAAATGCCCTTGGATGTTTCCCTCGTACCAATGCTTTTGTAGCGGATGCATCAGTCCCAAACGGTGCGAGACCGGACGACTATGCTGGGACCGGGTACGACAAGGGACATGCTGCACCGGACGGGGATTTGAGTTGGACTCAGCAAGTAGAATACGAGAGTTTCTTGATGACCAACATGTATCCCCAACATGGGAGCCTAAATCGTGGAATTTGGAAATTGTTAGAGACTTCGGTCCGAGGCTGGGCAGTTCAACGCAATCAAGCATTTACTATCTACGTTGGAGCATTATATGGCGCTGGTGATCCTACTATTGGTAACGGTGTTATTGTTCCACATGGCTATTACAAAATCGTAATCAATAATCAAACACACGAGATTGCCGGATGGATGTTCCCTCATACAAAACCCTATGTTAATTTAGGCAACGACCTAACTAGATTTAGGGTACCTGTTGATCAAATTGAAAAAATAGCAGGTGTGCAATATAAATTCCCAACTAATGCTCGAGAACTAAATCCTGGACAGGAATGGCCTGTGGACTTTGGAGCGTTGACCAAGGCTAAAAGAGCCAAGTGTGGTTCAAATGCAGCAGAATAATCCCAATGATTATCCGGTATACCCGGAGGACGATGGAACGGATCGGACACGTAATCCATATAGTCCAGTATAGATCTCACCTTAGGGACCGTTGTCGTCACGGGGGCAGGCTTGCTTGCCCGGGCGTCCGCGCAATTGAACTGCACCGCGTAGTGTGCGCCAGATAAAGTAACTGGCACTAAATACACATTATGATTATCAAAGAATTACTGTGCGAAGGTGCAGATCAATCAATGTCCTCCCATAAAGATAACTTCATGGAAATGTTCCAGAAGTTTATTCCTTTGGCCATGCACTATATTGAACTTGATTCTTTACCCGAAATGGAGTTTGTTCCAATGGTCGATGATGAAGAACAACCAACATTTGGACGCTTTGATAACAGCAATAATACGTTAACTGTAGCTTTAATGAATCGTCATCCTAATGATATTCTACGCACATTAGCACATGAATTAGTTCACTATAAACAAAGCGTTGAGCATGAATTAAACAATGATAGCGGCCGTACAGGAAGCCCTGAAGAGAATCAAGCGCATCAGGTAGCAGGCGTTGTTATGAGGCATTTCAACAAGCAATATCCCGAATTTCTGAAGAGCAAACCCATAACATAAATACTACTATGAGAGCCAGAGAATTTGTAATCAACGTACCAATCACCATTAAAATCAATGGCGACGGAGATCCTGAAGTCGATATGACAAATTCGGATGAGCCCATTGATCCCAGTGTTCCAATAGAGGATCCAGTAATGGTCTCGCCATTACAACAGCAACTTGAGTTGCAAAAAGCCCAAGTAGGCAAAATAAGTCCCATAATCAAAGATCTTACACAAGACGAGCTTGATCCGGAAACCAAAGAGTTACCGTAAAGGGTTGAGGGGAGAAAGACCCAGATGTCCATTTTTAAGATACAAGCTGGTCAGGTAGTAACCCAGACCATAAACACCTTCATTGGTCAAGAAGGTACAATATTCTACGACAAGTTCACAGGCGAGCTGCGACTGTCTGACGGCGTCACTCCTGGCGGTAAACCATTATCTGGCATAGGTAATATAGCAGTAGCATTACAAGGAACTACATTAACTAACAAAGCCAGTTTGTTAGACTTTGTAGGTGAAGGCCTTATAGTTACTAGTTCTGGAACTGTAGTAACCATTAGGGTATCGGCCACATCTACTGGAACTACTAGTACATTTTTAATTAAAAATCTTACATCTGCTACTTCTACTAATAGCGGAGCATTGCAGGTTGAGGGAGGCGTTGGCATAGGTGGTGATTTAGTAGTTGGCGGTAGAATATTCTCTTGTGGTATGACAGTGGTCAACAGCATTGGATACACTGGTAGTTCAGGCCAAAAAGGAGATGCTGGCGGGTATACTGGTAGTAAAGGTGATATCGGTTATTCTGGTTCAGTGGGATACGATGGCTCCAGAGGGTATACAGGCTATGATGGATCACGTGGATATACCGGATTTGATGGATCAGTTGGCTATGATGGATCTATTGGTTATTCTGGGTCAGTTGGCTATGATGGCTCACGTGGTTACACCGGATTCGATGGATCTATAGGTTATACCGGCTATGATGGCTCGCGTGGTTATACTGGGTATACTGGCTCAGTAGGCGATATTGGGTACTTTGGATACACTGGATATGATGGATCTATAGGTTATACCGGCTATGATGGCTCGCGTGGTTATACTGGGTATACTGGCTCAGTAGGCGATATTGGGTACTTTGGATCCACTGGCTATGATGGATCTATAGGTTATACCGGCTATGATGGTTCACGTGGATTTACTGGGTATACTGGGTCAGCTGGATATGATGGTTCACGCGGATATACTGGATTTGATGGATCAGTTGGCTATGATGGCTCAGTTGGTTATGATGGCTCAGTTGGCTATGCTGGATCAGTTGGATATGATGGGTCAGTTGGATATGATGGTTCACGCGGATATACTGGATTTGATGGATCAGTTGGTTATGATGGCTCAGTTGGCTATGATGGTTCACGTGGATTTACTGGATATGATGGATCTATAGGTTATACCGGCTATGATGGCTCAGTTGGCTATGATGGATCTATTGGTTATTCTGGGTCAGTTGGATATGATGGCTCACGCGGTTACACTGGATTTGATGGATCAGTTGGCTATGATGGTTCAGTTGGTTATGATGGATCGCGCGGTTACACTGGATTTGATGGATCAGTTGGTTATGATGGATCGCGCGGTTACACTGGATTTGATGGATCAGTTGGCTATGATGGCTCGCGCGGTTACACTGGATTTGATGGGTCAGTTGGCTATGATGGGTCAGTTGGTCCCATTGGTTACTTTGGATCTACTGGTTATGATGGATCCATCGGCCCTATAGGTTATTCCGGATCAATTGGTCCCATTGGCTACTTTGGATCTACTGGGTATGATGGTTCAGTTGGTCCTACTGGATATTACGGTAGCAAGGGTGATCCCGGGACATCGGTAGTAATTGTTGGTTCCCTATCTACATCAACCAGTTTACCAATACCTTATACCGGTGCTAACGGTGACGGATATATTATAAGTTTCGATGGACACTTATGGGTGTGGGCTAGCTCAGTATGGACTGATGTAGGAGTAATTAGGGGCCCGGCCGGCTACGATGGCAGCAGGGGTATAGATGGATATTCTGGATCTACTGGTTATGATGGATCAGTTGGACCAACTGGCCCAATGGGCTATTGTGGCAGCAGGGGTATAGATGGATATTCTGGATCTACTGGTTATGATGGATCAGTGGGACCAACTGGCCCAATGGGCTATTATGGCAGCAAGGGTGAAGGTGGCTATGTTGGTAGCACTGGTTACACAGGTAGTCAGGGTATTCCCGGCCCCGTTAACAAATATGTAACTGAGATACAACCTGGAACAGGTGTTACAGTAACACACTGTTGCAGTACTACAGCGACCAAATATACAGTATCTATAGGACAGGATGTCTCTACTGGTGCTAGTGTGACATTTACTAATGTTACTATTGGGCATTTGGGATCGATTGTTTTCCAAGGATGCGGCGCATCTGAGTACTATCCGCAGCAAACTCGCCCTGCAAGATATTGGGCACAGCAACAGGTATTTGCGGCCTGCTGCGCAGCATTTATAAATCCTGCTCCTCGAAATTATGCTCCTGGTTATTGGACATGCTGCTATGCATTACCCGGAGACATTTATCAAGCAGGCTGCGGAGTATTATGTAATCAACTTTTTGTTGTAGTCAAAAGGTGCTGTGCAGGAGCTCCATTGGGTTATATTCATTGTATAGCAACTGTAACTCCGATATGTTCAGCTTAAACATGATAGATTTTTACAGGTAAATATTAGATCGTGGCAATATTCTACTCCCCCTATACCTATACTCTTGATGCAAACAAGAATATCACTACGACTGCTTATACAGCAGCACCTGCTGGTACTGATTATAACTATCAAGACAATGATTTATTTGTTGTAATTACCGCCTCTGCTGGTACACCATACAAAGCGGGTATTGCTGGTACTCGAATCGGTTGGACTTCATATTCAAGTAATCCAAAACCTTACGGCAGTGGCGGTAGTCCTGCAGTTCCGGGAATAGTACCTAATAATGCAGCAGCCGCAATCACAGTCGCGGTAAATCAAGTATTAACTAACCAACTAACGGTATTCGCTTACGGCGGATCAGCTGTACAAGTTAACACAGGTACAAGTTTATCTAGCCGAGGTGTGACCCCAGTTTACAACATTAGCATTAGTCCAGCATTGCCAGCTTGGATAACAGCGACATATATAAAAAGTGTCCCGACTATTAATGTCAATGGTGTAGATAACCTCTATAATAAAGTCGAAATACAGATAAGTGGCACAGCGCCTGCTACAGCCATAACCGAGCAACTTTACACAGTAACATTTACCGATGGCGGCGGCGCAAGTAGAGCAGTACAAGCTACATTTACATTAAAACCGGCTGCCGTTGCCCCGCCGACTAATCCCCCAGTAGCATCTAATGTAAGTCAGACTGTACCTTACAATTCTACTAATAATACTATTACATTGAGTGCGACTAACAGTCCTACTAGCGTAGCAGTAGCATCTAATCCTTCCCATGGTACTGCCACAGCAGTTGGCACGACCATTACCTATACTCCTACGTCGGGGTACTCAGGTTCTGATACATTTACATATACTGCTACTAACGCTGGCGGCACGTCTTCACCTGCCACTGTAACTATAACGGTTACTGCTCCAGTAATACTGGGTGTGACATCAGCAGTTGTGGGCACTAAGACATTTACTGTTGGCACAGCGATAGCGCCATTCAATCCGGTAACGATATCCAGTGCTGGTGTAACACCATATGCCTACAGCATTGTTAGCCCAACATTACCAAACGGATTAGCTATATCAGCTGCGACTGGTATCATATCTGGAACACCAATTGCTCCGGCAAGTTTAGCCGATTATACTGTACGAGTCGCTGATAGTTCTTCACCAATTCAGACTAGTTCAACACAGTTTGCCATGGTGGTTAACCCCAACATACCAGTAGCAGTTGTTTCGGGCTCAATCCCTATATTAACACAGGGCGTTGGATACACACCATTTACGCCAGTAACAGTACAAGGCGGCACCGGAACTGCGCCATTTAGCTTTGCTATCAGTCCATCAACTCCTCTACCGTCCGGGTTGGTATATAGTAGCTTGGGCGTAATATCTGGCACAGCAACAGCCTTTAACAATGCCCTTACACCTTACACAATAACTATCACTGATGCAGCCAGTCAGACTGTTAACGCACAGTTCAGTTTGCAGGTAAATCAATTACCTGCGCTGACTGCCATTGTTAACCCTGCTTATGCAACCAATGTAATAAACACTGGCACTGCGTTTTCAGCAACTCCTGTATCAGCCAGTCCTAGTGCATTGGGGTACGGAACATTAAGTTATGCAATTAGCCCAACGCTGTCAATCAATGGGTTAGCATTTAATGCAGGCACTGGTTTAATATCTGGAACTCCTACACAAGTATCTGCGAATACTCAATATTCAGTAACAATATCTGACCAAGCGGCTCAAAAGTCCACTGGTACATTCTACCTACAGGTAGTAGCACCGCCCCCAAGTTTAATCACAATCGTAAAGAATTTAAACTCAGTGGCGTTGGTCGCAGGTGCGACTACTAACTTACCATCTAAACCAATTGGGGCTACGGGTGGAGTTGGCACATACTCTTATGGCATAAGTCCCGGACTGCCATCTGGACTAACATTTGTCACGACCAGCGGCTATATAACCGGAGTTGCGACTACTAGCACACCTAATGGACAGGCAGTGGTCTACTCAGTCACAGTGACTGATCAATATCCGCAATCCAATACTGGCACATTTAATTTAACAGTAACACTACCTACTGCGATTAATTTATCAACATCGATTCCAAATGTTGCTCTAGTACAAAATACAGCAGTATCAACTACATATCCTAGTGGGTTAATTCCAGTAAGTGCCACTGGAGGATATCAACAACTTTCTTATTCGATCAGTCCTTCGATTCCTGCAGGATTAATTTTTAATGTAAATACCGGCGCCATTACTGGTAGTCCTTCATATTATTGGACTACGTCTACAGCATACAGTGTAACAGTAAGAGATCAAGCCAGTCAGGTCAGCACAGGTACATTTAATCTAGTAATAACACCGCCGGCATTTACAGTCACCACTAACCCTGCGTATGCTAGTCAAAGGTTTACACAGACAATACCGATATCAATATTCCAACCTGTAAGTGCCACAGGTGGTGCTCAGCCCTATGTATCATATGAAATTAGCGACATTAATCTCGGTGGGCTAACATTCTCTACATCCACTGGTCAGATATCCGGTACCCCGAGTCAAGTATTATCGACCACTACCTATTCAGTAACCATTACAGATACTGTGGGTACTCGAGGTACTAGTTCGTTCAGTATATCTATTGCAGCCCCAAATGCGTTATCAGCTATTACATCTGCAACCTATGCATCTAATACCTTAACCGTTGGATCCAGTGCGGGATTGCCGATTAAGCCCACATTCTTATTAAGCAATGGATACGGTTCGTTAACATATGGGATCAACCCGCCATTAACTGTTGCTGGACTAACATTTACCACCTCGACGGGTATAATTAGCGGAACACCAACTGCTAGACTGAATACAACAACTTATACAATTAATGTTTATGATAGTTTGCCCATACCTCAAACTACATCCACACAATTCTCGTTGTATGTAAAGTATCCTGATTTAGTTACAAGTTTAACGACTGGTTCGATAACTTTAGTCAATACCGTATATACAAGCACTCAACAATTAATCACATTTACTGGTGGAGCTCAACAGGGTGTTACTTATTCTATCAGCCCTCAGTTACCATCCTACCCTGCTTTACAATTTGTATCTCCTGGTGTAATACAAGGTACTCCGGGGACAACATCTACTACAAGTTCATATGCACTGACTATAACAGATAATGTCACCGGGTTGAGTTCTTCAAAGAATATAGATATTAGCATTGTCAATCCACCGGCACTGTCATATGTGGCAACTGCTACAGTGACATTGACTGTGAATGTTGCTACCAGTGGCGTATTCCCTGTTAGGGCTGTTGGTGGGTATGGTGCGTTGACTTATACACTCGCAGGGGCTACTAATGGTTCTTTGGCAATTAGATCAGCCACTGGTGAATTAACTGGAACTCCAAGTACATTATCGTTACCCACTCAGTACTCAGTAACGATAAGAGATTCTGCTAATCAAGTAGTCACTGGTACATTTAATATATCAGTAATTTCCACACCGATAGCAATCGTTCAGAATTCCTTGTCTGTACCTTTGATAGTTGGTGCTACGACTAATCTTCCATCAAAGCCCATAGGTGCTACTGGCGGTACTCCACCTTATACATATAGTATTGGACCCGTTGCTCTACCAACAGGATTAAATTTTGTCAGCACCAGTGGATATATCACAGGTGTAGCTACCACTGGTACCAATGGACCAGTTGCATATAGCGTCACAGTCAGTGATCCCTATCAATCAAATACTGGGTCGTTTAATTTAAATGTAACATACCCATTACCGATAACCTTAACTACCATCACCAATGTTACATTGGTGCAAGGTACCGCTGTATCGACAACATATGCTAGCGGCCTCATACCAGTAAATGCGTCGGGCACAGGATATCAAACTTTAACATATGCTATCAATAATGCGCTACCTGCGGGATTATTGTTTAATACCAGCACTGGTGCAGTTACCGGCACCCCGTCAATATACTATACTACTTCCACAGCATATAATGTAACAGTTAGGGATCAAGCTAGTCAAGTCAATACTGGTACATTTAATTTAGTGATACAGCCGCCTGCATTCAGTGTTAGGACTGATGCTGCGTATGCGAATCCGTCGTTGACTAACACAGTACCGATAACATCATTCCAGCCTGTAATTGCCACTGGTGGTGCTACACCTTACAGTTATCAAATTAGCAGCAATAGTTTGGGTGGGTTAGTATTCTCTACATCGACAGGCATTATATCAGGCACACCAAATCAGTTACTATCAAATAATTATGTTGTAACAGTGACTGACCTACTGGGCAGCACTGGAACAAGTTCATTCAATCTTTCAATTGTAGCAGCAAGGGCACTAACAATTTCCACAGTACCGCAGTATGCAGCTAATACATTAACTGTTGGTACTGCTACTAATTTTACACCTGTAGTTGTTGGTAGTGCAGGATATGGAACTTTAAACTTTAGTATCCAGCCAACACTGCCGTCTAATTTAACTTTTGCCAATGGTACGATTAGCGGAACTCCGCAAGTAGTCAGCACCACTGGCACGTATACAGTTACAGTCACCGACAGTCTGCCAATCAATCAGACTAGTTCGACACAGTTTACGATATCTGTAGCATATACTCCGTTCACCACTTCGCTAACTACCAGTACTGTAAAATTAACAAAAGGGACACAGTCTAATACTAAAGTAATTAACTATGCTGGCGGCGGCGGGGGTGGAGTAAGTTATTCTACGATTCCAGCTCTTCCGGAATACCCTAACATACAGTTAGTTACTCCGGGTGTGATATCCGGAACACCATCGACTACTTCAACCACAGCCACATATGCATTAGTTGTCACTGATAACGTAACAGGACAAACTTCTACCCAATATATCAGTCTAAGTGTAGCAGAGCCCAGTTCGATAATATTACAAGCAACTGGCACAACCGTTGTGCTATACGCAAATTCTGCTACTACAGGCATACAACCCGTAATTGCTACGGGCGGTATTGGTTTATTAAGTTATAGTATCAGTGGTGGTAGTCTACCTAATGGTACATTGAATATTGGTCAATCTAATGGAATATTAACTGGCACACCTGCGAATGTGTCGTCGACTGCCAGTTACTCAGTTACAGTTGCAGATTCTCAATCTAATAAATCTACAGCTACTTTTAGTTTAACAGTATTACCGCCTCCAATAACCATAACAACTTCTACGCCTAGTAAGGTATTGCCTCAATATTCACAGGCAACACCTTTCCAACCAATCGTTGGAAGTAATTTAAACTACGGCGGTCTAAGTTATAACATCAATCCGGCGATAGACTCGCTAGGTTTAGCTTTTAATACAGGCAGTGGTTTTGTCTCAGGAACTCCTATTGTTTCTATTAATGGTACACAATATTCAGTTACCGTAAGGGATCAAAATAGACAGTCGAATACTGGCACATTTAATTTAACCATCACTCCTTCGACTCCACCGAGTTTAACGGCATCTGTACCTCAAAGTTTACAGGTAATAGCAGTCGGTGATAATGTTAATTTACAGCCAGTCATTGGCCAGGGTGGATTTTTAATCAGCGGGAATGATTATTCATATTCAATATCCCCTGTTTTAAATTTTAATGGAATATCTTATAATACTTCTACTGGTTACATAACAGGAACAGCGTTAAGTAGCTCTAGTGTTGTATCTTTTTCAGTAACGGTTAGAGATAGTGTCCCGCAATCAGCTATAGGGACATTCCAAATAAGGATTGATCCAGCGCCGCCTGTTACCGCAGCAAAGGGATATACTGGAAGTATTGGTTATGCAGGCAGTAGGGGATATACAGGTAGTGTTGGTGCCCAGGGCCCGCAAGGGTATACGGGTAGTTTAGGGTATTCGGGATCAGTTGGACCTACTGGCCCTCAGGGACCTGGTGGTTATGCTGGTTCAATAGGCGCACAGGGCCCATTAGGATATGCAGGTAGTAGGGGATATGATGGATCAATCGGGCCGCAGGGACCTGGTGGTTATGCTGGTTCAATAGGCGCACAGGGCCCATTGGGTTATGCAGGCAGCGCCGGTCCACAGGGGCCTATTGGCTATACGGGCAGCGTAGGTGCGCAAGGTCCACTGGGATATGCAGGATCAGTTGGACCACAAGGCCCCACGGGATATACGGGCAGCGTAGGTGCTCAAGGGCCAATAGGATATGCAGGATCAGTTGGACCTACTGGCCCTCAGGGACCTGGTGGATATTTGGGAAGCACAGGTCCTATTGGTTACGCTGGCAGTGTCGGAGCACAGGGTCCTATTGGTTACACTGGCAGCATCGGAGCACAAGGTCCCGGTGGATATGCGGGTAGCGCGGGATATAACGGCAGTGCAGGATATGCCGGTAGCAAAGGTGATCCTGGTACCTCAGTAAAAATCGTTGGTACCGTATCTACATCTACTAGTTTACCCCCTAGTGGAAATACCAACGGTGATGGATACATTGTAAGTTTTGATGGACATTTATGGGTATGGGGTAGCACCGTATGGACTGATGTAGGTTCAGTCAGAGGCCCAGCGGGCGCAGACGGTTACTACGGATCTACTGGTTATGACGGGTCACGTGGTTATACTGGCTATGATGGATCAGTTGGCGCTGTTGGTTATGATGGATCAGTTGGCGCTGTTGGTTATGATGGATCGGTTGGCACTGTTGGATACACTGGATCTACCGGTTATGATGGCTCTAGAGGATATACTGGTTATGATGGATCAATAGGATATACTGGTTATGATGGCTCGCGGGGGTATACCGGGTATTCTGGATCTACTGGTTATGATGGGTCAGTCGGCGCTACTGGCTACGATGGTTCCCGTGGATTTACTGGTTACGATGGTTCTCGTGGATTCGCTGGATACGATGGTTCCCGTGGGTATGCTGGATATAATGGATCTGTAGGTAGCATAGGATATACCGGTAGTCGGGGTGACGTAGGGTATAATGGTAGCAGGGGCTATGCCGGATCTTTAGGTTACACTGGATCAGTCGGTCCGCAGGGATCCGCCGGTTATGTTGGATCTACTGGATATACAGGTAGTCAGGGCACTGGCCTACAGATTAGTGGATACGTAGGATCTTCCGGGGGATTGCCAACTCCTTACGGTGGATCTATTGGTACGATTTATGCCACAGGCGACAATGCACACCTATGGATATGGGTAGGAGCAAACTGGGTTGATTTAGGGGCAATTGGATATACAGGCAGTAGCGGCGGCGCTGGAATGGGTGGTAGCCCTAACTTGGACGGTGGAGAACCTGGGACTAATTATGGTGGAATAGCCAGCATTTGCGGCGGCGGAGTTTCTGTATAAATATCAGAACACGTAGTTAAAAGGCGAAAATGGCTGTTCAAATTCAACTCAGGCGAGGTACCGCAACCCAATGGGCCAACACCTCCACAGGTAATCCTATACTGGCCGTGGGTGAAATGGCCCTCGAAACAGATACAAATCTGTTCAAAGTTGGTGACGGATACAGACATTGGAACGATTTGCCTTACGGCGGCATCCAAGGATATTCTGGTAGTGTGGGCGCGATAGGCCCATCGGGCCCAACGATTGCTGTACAAAATGTATTATATGTAAGTAAAAGCGGCAACGACGCCAACGATGGCACTACCTTAGGTGCTTCAAAATTAACAATCCGAGCAGCACTAGCAATAGCCACCCGAGGTACTACAATTTTTGTTAAATCTGGGGATTATACTGAAATAAGTCCCATGGTTGTTCCTGATTTTGTGTCAATTATTGGCGATAATTTGCGTAGTGTTACTATTAGACCCCAAACACTTACTAGTGATATATTCTACGTAAACAATGGCAGCTATATTGCCCATGTGACCTTTAAGGATCATATTGCACCGTCGGCGGCAGTTTCATTCCCAGTTGACGGATCGGCTGGTGTTATATCCACTAGCCCATATGTACAAAACTGTACCAGCATGACTACCACAGGCACAGGCATGCGTGTTGACGGCAATCTAGCATTAGGTACCAAGAGTATGATGGTTGATGCATTTACGCAGTATAATCAAGGCGGTATTGGTATTCACATGCTTAACAGTGGATATACTTCGCTAGTATCGGTGTTTACCATATGTTGCGATAAAGGGTTCTTATGTGAATCCGGCGGATTTTGTTCAATTACAAATAGTAATAGCAGCTTTGGTAATTATGCTTTATATGCAGATGGTGTCGGTGCAGTAAAATATGAAGGGAAAGTAGTTGGCGATAGCACTGGCAGAGTATTCACCATCACTAATTTAACCAGTGTGCCTTCAATTGGCGATGCCGTGGGATTTGGCAACGGCGATTACTATACTATTGACTCAACTGGCGAACTAACCATTGGTGATACTGTTGTCACCTATCCTAGTGTGTCTGCTGAAGGCGCCGCCCTTAGAAATGCTAGACAAATTATTTTAAGCGAAGTATCCACACTACAAGTTAAAACCATTAACTATATACTAAAAACATATCCCGGATTCGATTTTAATCAGTTTAAATGCAGCAGGGATGTTGGAACTATTTTAAAGTCTGTCTGTTATGATATGGTTTTGCCTAGCAATTATCAAACTGTATTAGCTGGTAACAGCTACTATCGAGCAGTTAGCTCTCCAGTCATCGATTTGCAAAAAACACAGACCGCAGCAGCAATGATTTATTTGAAAACTCAGACGTTGATACTGCTAACTCCCGGTTCGGCTCCGTACATAAGAATATCCGACTTATTTGATATCATAATCAACATTTTTCAAAATGGTGTAGGAGTCTCACCAGCATACCAATTCAACCCACCAACTGGTGCTACATCAGCTACCATAGCTGCTGTTGAATTATTACAGGCCAACAAGGAATTTATTAAAGAAGAAACTGCTGCCTATATTGGTAATTTCCAATATAACACCACTTCTTGTTATAGAGATACTGGATTAATCGTTGATGCCATAGCATTTGATCTACTATACGGCAACTACAGTCAGAGTACTTTTGCAGGACTACAATACTGGAGTCAGGATGTTGGATATACAGGTCAGATAGTAGATCAAATTAGCACACTAACCAGTGCTATTTCTTATATTGAGACACAGGCATTGACTGCGATTTCTGGAATAAGTTCAACAGCTACCAATAGGGTAACGAGTTTATTCAATACTCTTACAAATATAATCGTAAACGGGCCAATAGGTGTAACAGATATTATTATTCCTAATTCGTATGCATCGACGGACCCTGGAATCGTATCAGCATATAACACATTAATATCAAGTCAAACAGCCATCGCTGATGCTACTATAAGTTATATCAATTCAACTTTTAGTTCATATAACACTGCTACCTGTTATAGAGATGTGGGTTATATGCTACAAAGTGTTGCCTTTGATCTACTACATAGTGGAAATCGTCAAAGTATTCAGGCAGGTGTGTACTATTACGGTTATGATACGACGGCGACTGTGATTAATAATGAAATCCCTCAAACTATTGCTGCTTATAAATTCTTAAACAAGCTGTCAAAGGATTTGATCCTAGGTAAAGTAACTGGGCCAACATATCAACGGTCAGTAACACCAGTGATCAATACCGGAACAGCCACAACAGTTCAAACTAGGATAATAGATCATATAGTAACCACTATTACCAACATACTCACCTACGGACCTAGCATAGCAGCACCTAAGATACCGATCCCATTGAATGCAGGTACATCCACATATCTAGTGAATTCTTTTAAAATATTGCTGGATAATAGAGCTTTTATACAGGCTGAAGTTGTTGGCTATATCAATAATAAATTTGTAGTTAGGAATTATAATACTGCTACCTGCTATCGAGACACTGGATTGATTGTAGACAGCTTGGCCTTTGATATAGCCTACGGGGGAACTAGTCAAAGCCTTTTTGCTGGATTGCAATACTGGAGTCAGAATGTAGGCTACATAGATGTCATACTTAATGAAATTACAACTACAACCGCTGCGATTAACTATGTCAAGAGCCTAGCTGTCACACTGACCACTAGCTCAACGGCTACATCAATAATTAATGCGAATTTTAACAAGATATTATCTATACTGAGCACCGGAACCGCCAATGTAACCGATAGCATTGTTCCTAATGGTAATATATCTACCAGTTCATATATAGTAGATGCTTACAATAGTCTGATATCAAATCAGTATAATCTTGCAGATCAAACATTGATTTGGATTAATGCAAATTATCCAACATTTAATTATAATACTAGTACCTGTTATAGAGATGTTACTTATATGGTTCAAAGTGTGGCATTCGATCTGCTGCATGGCGGCAATAGACAAAGTGTTATGTCTGGAGTATATTATTACAGATACAATGGTTATGCTACAGTCATAGCAAATCAAATACCACAAACTTTGGCTGCGTATGATTACATGAGAACTATATCAGAGAAGGTTATTTTAGGACAGCAAATTGCGTATCCTTGTCAGACATCAGTAACTCAAACAACCAGCTCAAATACAGCCACTCTAGCTGAAGTAGCATTGATTGACCAGTCAGTATTTACTATTACCAATATCATTGTTAATGGTCCTTTGCTAGATTATACAAAAACTCCTATTGGACAAACTTTTAGTTCTACCACGTCTACGATCAATGCCTACAACCTATTGCTGGCCAATAGAACATTTATACAAGCAGAGACTATCGCTTATATTAATTTAACTTTTGGTAATTTAGTATATAGTGAAAGCCTATGTAAACGGGATGTGGGCTATGTTGTTGATGCAGTAACTTATGATTTAATGTATGGGGGCAATAGTCAAACTGTAGTGGCAGGTGAAGCATATTACGACGGTGCGACCTTGAGAATTTCCTCAAGTGAACAACCGGCCAGCGCCGCCGCATACTACTTCATATCTACAATACTGCCAAAAATCATCACAAATACTTCGATAGCTATGCCGCAGCAATATGATACACCGCAGTATACGACGGCTACCACATCAGCTACCTTAGTGGAAGGTAATACTGCTGCTGGCCTATTAAGGATTATCGCAAAGGTTGTAGATGAAGCATTTACCTGCGTGATAGTACTAGCCGAAAATTCAGCTAACATCACCGGAAACAATACAACAATCACGTTCCAGACATTCAGTCAAATACAAAGCTCTGCACACAACTTTGAATGGATTGGCGCAGGAACTAATATAGATGCAGCCCTTCCATATCTAGGTGGTGTGCCAATCACTGCAAATCAAGCAGTTTCAGTCAACGGCGGCAAGGTTTATTTTACGGGAACGGACCAAAAAGGTAACTTCCAAATTGGTAACGAATTAACGATAAATAATAACCTAGGGACTATTTCTGGAAGAACATTTACAAAGAGCTTGTTTGCGGTAATGACACCGTATATATTAGCGATAGGAGCATAAGAATATGGCAACCGCAACATTACCGTTAAATTCGTTTAAAACGAAGGCACTAGAATTAACTACTGCTACTACCACGGTATATACAACCCCTGCAGGGGTCACAACTATTGTGCTTGGTGCGCAGGCCACTAACCTTATCGATGAGCCAGTTACTGTTAAATTTACACTAATATTGAATGGGACAGAATTTACCCTATTGAGAGATTTTGAAATACCAGCAAACGATGCGGCAGACGTCATAACTGGTAAGTTGGTTATTCCTACCGCAGGTGTAATAACTGCCAGCGCCGGCGCAAACAATGGTGTTAACCTAGTATTAAGTATATTAGAAACAAGCAATGAGTAAAACTAGACTTCTCAGCGGCAGAGTAAAAAAGGTCTCTGGTGGTCAGCTCAATGCAAACCGTCACAAATTCCTAGACCTAAGCAATGCCGAACCGGATTTGGGATTCCCCTATGCCACCGGCTCGGTGTTAATTTCAACCAACACCGGAACTCGTGCTTGGTCACAGACTTTAACAAACATAACATTAACCAGTGCCACTGTCACTAACAATTTATATGTAAATGGCGATGTATATAGCAATGGCGGCTCGCCACTTTATACTCCTAGGATAACGATAAGTACATTAGCACCTGAGGGGGCAAGGGTAGGAGATTTTTGGATTGATACTGATAACGGAGTTGAATTTCAGTATGTAAAAGATGGCGACAATTTTTATTGGATACAATTTACAGGTATTTAAAACATGGCAACTTTAGGCTTCCCCAGTAATCCCAGTACAGGTACAGTATACACTGTAGGCGTCAGGACCTGGGTATGGACGGGCCAGGGTTGGAAAATCGACAGCGGTAATACTGCTCTTAATACCCTTACTGCGGTCAGTATAGTTGTAACCACTTCGACTAATTCTACCTCTACTGACTCGGGTGCAATAAAAGTTGTTGGTGGTGTGGGTATTGGAAAAGATCTGTATGTTGGTGGCGGTGTTTTCATCAGCCAAACGAGTACTATCGGTGGATACGAGATCCTAACCACTGCCAGTGTTAATCAATATGCAAATCAAACTTCGATCACGGCAGGTACTGACACAGCAGTAAGCACTAGCACCGGTGCTGTTACTATTTGGAACACCAGTACACTACAAACAGTAACTGATCGTGGAAGTTCTACTACTAATACTATATTAATTAATAATGCTAGTGCCAGTACATCAAATAATTCAGGAGCCTTGGTTGTAACCGGTGGTGCTGGCATTGGTGGTGATTTATATGTTGGTGGTAAAATTGTCGCGCAAGAGTTAGACATACAATATACCACGATAACAACCACTATCATCCAAACAGATGATATAATCAAAACTTTCAATACTACCAACTCTGAATCTACCAATTCTGGAGCATTAGTTGTTAGTGGTGGCGCAGGTATAGGTAAAGACTTATATCTTGGGGGTGTTGCATATGTCAATAGTTTTTATTCGTTTAATACTACCACACAATCTAAAATATACGGGCCATTAATAATATACAATGATAGTTCATCAACTAGCATTAATGATGGGGCCTTACAAATTTATGGTGGTGTGGGCATACGCGGTGATCTTCATGTTGCTAATCTATTCAGCAATGGATCTCAGGTACTAACATCAAAAGATGGAAGTCCTAATTTCGTCAGCAAGATTCTTGCTGGTGATGATATATCTGTATCATCATCTACTGGGGATGTTACTGTCAGTGATATCAGCACACTACAGTCAGTAACCAACAGAGGTGCTACTACCACTAATGTATTAACTATACTTAATTATGGGTCGTCAACATCTACTGATACAGGCGCCTTAAGGATATATGGAGGCTTGGGAGTTGGAGAAAATATTTTTGCTGGTGGAAGCATAAATGCAGTATCTCTCAACATATCTACATTTTCAACTATAACTGGTAATTTAAGTGTTGGGTCTGTAATGATCAATTCTATTGCAGATTCGTCCGGAGCTAACACGGGTGCCTTACAAATAGCAGGCGGCATGTCTGTTGGTGGAAACATATATTCTAGTGGTAATGTTTACGCTAACGGTTATCTTGTAAACACGGGAACTTTTACAGGCGGAGTTTTAAGTAACAAGACTAGAATAACAAATTCGGAAACATCTACATCAACGAATACCGGAGCATTGCAAGTAATCGGCGGAGTTGGCATCGGTGGCGATGTGTATGTTGATGGTTTGGGATCCTTCGATCATATTATCACAAGAGGAACCGCTACTTCTATAATACATGGACCGTTTCAAGCAGATGATGTATTAACAGTCAATAATAATATCGGCTCAACCTCAAGTAATAATGGGGCTCTAGTGGTAGTGGGCGGGGTTGGCATCGGGGAAAATTTAAATGTCAATGGTAATATAACTGTTGGCGGCGACTTTACAGCCACTAATATCTACGGTGTGTTCCGCGGAACCATATCAGGTTCAGTGGATAATGCAAACTATGCTGCTGCTGTTACTGGCGGGTCTCCCGGTACATTATTATATCAAATTAGTTCTACTCAAACTGGATTTGTAACCACATCACTGCCCGGATATGTTCTAGTAAGCAACGGGACAGAGTCACCAGTATATCAAAATACACTAACATTATCGAGTACATCAACATCAACAGATCCATTTACCGGGGCACTGACAGTTGCCGGCGGCGTGGGGATTGGTGAGAATTTAAATGTTATTGGCACCATCAAGGGCGATAATTTACAAATTTCTGGATATGATCACGTATCTACGATCAGCGGGTTTTTAGATGTAGGGGCGATAAAAGTAATAGCCCCCCTTGAGTTTTTTAATGCCAGCTCGACTGATAGTGGAGCATTGCAGGTAATTGGCGGAGTAGGCATAGGCGGTACTGTATACATTGGTCAAGATTTACATGTTGCTGGTACCGCGTATCTTAACAACGCCGAAGTCCTTACAACACAGAGCGGATTATCCAGTGTATTGGGTACTTCGGTAATTAATCAAATCTTAAGGATTACTACATCCACTAATTCTACTTCGACTGAGTCTGGAGCAGTGATAGTCACAGGTGGTGTGGGTATTGGTAAGGACCTGTATGTTGGCGGAGACCTAACAATAAAAGGTTCCTTGGTAGTCACTACCGCTTCTATTGGTTCATCTGCGGTAACTTCGATCACAGCAGGCACTGACACAGCAGTCTATGGAACTGTTGGCAACATTACAATTTGGAATACCAGTAATCTACAATCAGTCACTGATAGAGGAAACACCACCAGCAATAGTATTTCGGTCATTAATAGTACTAGTTCTACATCAACGGACTCGGGTGCGTTAACTGTAGCAGGTGGAGTTGGCATTGGTGGTGATTTATATGTCGGTGGTGTAATATATAGCAGCAGCAGTCAAGTTCTCACATTTGCCAATACCAGTTCCTTATTGGTAGCGTATGCTGAATATGCCACAACCTCTGGATATGCTCTAAGTTTCGATACTGGTACCGTAGTAACAAATGCAATAAGTGCTACAACATCTAACTTTGCCACAACTTCTGGATATGCTCTAAGTTTCGATACTGGTACCGTAGTAACAAATGCAATAAGTGCTACGACATCTAACTTTGCCACAACTTCTGGATATGCCTTAAGTTTCGATACTGGCACTATAGTTACCAATGCAATTTATGCATCATCGAGTACATATGCTGAAACAGCGGGAGTTGCGTTGGCACTTGGCACAGGTACATTTACGATAGTAAACACTATTAATAGTACAAGCACTGATACAGGTGCCCTGCAGGTATATGGTGGAGTTGGTATTGGTGGTAACTTGTATGTTGGTGGTGAAATCGTTGCCCAGAAGTTAACGATAGAATATACCACTATAACTACCACTATAGTTGAAACTGATGATATAATTACCACATTTAACTCCTCCTCTAGCACATCGACTACTACGGGTGCGTTAGTTGTTGCTGGCGGAGTTGGTATCGGCGGTGACGTATATGTTGGCGGCGATTTGAAAGTAAGTGGGGCCTTAGTAGTCACTACTGCTTCTATTAGTTCATCTGCGGTAACTTCGATCATAGCAGGTACTGACACAGCAGTCTATGGAAGTGTTGGGTCAATAACTATATGGAATACTAGCACATTACAAACTATCACCAACAGAGGTAATAGCACCACTAATGCTGTATTGATATTAAACACTGATGCATCAACATCAACCACTACAGGTGCTCTACAAGTTAGGGGCGGTGCTGCAATCGGTGAAAAGTTATTTGTTGGCAGTGATGCCAACATCAACGGGTCATTGACACTGGCTCCGGTTATTTGGAGTTACCTACCAACTACATTTACAAATATACCGGTAACTTATGGAGCCACTCATTTAACATTTACCCTAGAAGTAGATGACACTATAACCAACATGAGTGTGGCTCAGGGTGCCGGCGGATATGGCCCAGGAAGTGTTAATCTAGTCATTCCTGGAACCACATTCCCTGGCGGAACAAGTCCTGCTAATGACATCGTATTTGATGTTCAAACTTTCTTTTCTCCTGGACCAGTTTATTCAACAGATGTTACCAGCACAGTTTCTTATGTGAGTGGGACATTACCTCCTAGATACGACAGCATCAAGAGTACAGGTAATGTAGGAATTGGTGCTGAAAACAATCATTGGACTTTTGGTACAGATGGTGTATTAACACTTCCAGACGGTGGACTGATCACATCAGTATCCAACGGTGTTAACATATACCCAAGTGCTGGACAAGCCGCAGTAATATCCAATTTTAGTAGCAACAACCAGCTATATGCTTGGGATAATAATGTTTCGATACAGACAAGTCCTAATAATGCTGGAGCCATATTCAACACCTGGGTATTTGGCACAGATGGTAATCTAACCAATCCGGGTGCAGTATCAGTACTATCCTCAGTTAATTCAACATCGTCTACCACTGGAGCATTGACTGTAGCAGGCGGAGTTGGTGTTGAGCTAGACATGTATGTTGGTGGAACAATATATAGTAATAATAGTCAGGTAGTAACCTTTGCTAATACTGCATCCTTAATATCATCTAATGCAGGATTTGCATCTACCTCAGGATTTGCATTATCATTTAACACAGGCACGTTGGTTAATGTTGCAGTCAGTGCGTCCACTAGTAATTTTGCCACAACATCTGGCTTTGCTCTATCATTTAACACAGGAACACTGGTTAATATTGCCATATTTGCATCATCTAGTACCTATGCTAATATAGCAGGTATAGCCAATAATTTAGGCACCGGAACTTACGCAATCGTTAATTCTACAGCCAGCACCAGTACCGATACTGGTGCGTTGATTGTGGTAGGCGGCGTTGGCATTGGTGGAGATGCTTATGTTGGAGGTAATCTAACTGTAAAAGGTGCGTTGGTAATCACCACTGCTTCTATTAGTTCATCTGCGGTAACTTCAGTTACTGCGGGCACTGATACAGCAGTCTCAGCAAGTATTGGCTCAATTACAATTTGGAACACCAGCACACTACAAAGTGTTACCAACAGGGGGTCAAGCACCGATCAAGCAATTAGTATTACTAATATCACTGAGTCAACTTCCACTACAACAGGTGCATTGACAATAACCGGCGGGATTGGTATAGGCGGCAATTTATATATCCGTGGAAATATAGTTGATGTCGTCAGCGGTATTGCTTACGGTTTCCAAAATACCGGTACTACCAGCACATTTGTAATATTGAATACCACCAACTCTACCCGGGCCACATCAGGTGCCTTGCAGGTACGGGGTGGTGTCGGTATTTCTAAAGATTTATATGTTGCTGGAAAAATAATTGATTCTACCAGCGGTATTGCTTACGGCTTCCAAACTACTGGTACTACCAGTACATTCATAATATCAAATACATCTAGTAGCACCAGCACTAATACAGGCGCACTAGTAGTTACTGGAGGAGTTGGCATAGGCGGGTCCTTATACATCGGACAACCGTCATACATCGGTGGCGCACAAATACTGACCACCGCCACATTGATCAGCAGTGGTGGTGGTATAACCACTGTAAACGCTGGCACTGATACTGCGGTATATTCATACAATGGTATTGTAACAGTATGGAATACCAGTACACTAGAAACTGTCACTAGTAGAGGTAATAGCACCACCAACACTATATTAATTACGAATACAACTGCTGCCAGTTCAACAAATACTGGAGCGTTACAAGTTGTGGGCGGCGTTGGCATTGGTGGTGATTTATATATCGGTGGATCGTTATATCAAAATGGCCAGCAAGTATTAACCACTGCCAGCGTCAATCAGTTTGCGAATCAAACTGCGATTTTTGCAGGCACCGACACAGCAGTAAGCAGTAATAGCGGTACATCAATTACTATATGGAACACCAGTACTCTACAAACTGTAACTGGTCGCGGTAACAGCACCACTAACGCAATATTGATAACCAATATTACAGATAGTGCAGGTACAAACAGCGGTGCTTTACAGGTTGTGGGCGGGGCTGGGATAGGTGGCAACTTATATGTTGGTGGTGATTTATATCAACGCGGCGCAAAAGTTGTTACAACGTCCACTGTTCAAAGTTTAAGCACCAGTACATTAGCAGGTGTAACTCAATATGGTGCAACTACCCCAGATGCTATTAGAATTACCAATACATCAAGTTCCACATCTACAGTTACCGGCGCATTAGTTATTACTGGTGGAGTGGGTATCGGCGGCAATATTAATATCGCCGGCGGGTTGGTAGCCAGTGGTATTAATCTACTAAATCAAAATCAACATATTTGGTATGTTGATCCTGTAATAGGTGTTAATGACTATACCAAAAATGGCCATCCGTCAGCACCCGCTCGTACTATAAAATATATACTTGGTTATGCTGATGATGGTGATACAGTTTTTATACAACCTGGTACATACTATGAAGAATTTCCACTAACCATAGCAAAAGGTGTAAATGTTCGTGGAGCCGGACTTCGTGAAGTAATAATATATCCAACCACTGCTACTAATACAGCGACCGCGTTCTTATTCATGGGTGATGCACTGATCAGTGATTTCACTGTAGGTGGATTCTTTAAACCGGGTTATGCGTTTGAGTTTGCACCCGGTGCAGTAACTACTACCAAGAGTCCTTATATTGAACGTTTCAGTGTTATTACCAAAGGTAGCATAACCAGTGCAAGTGATCCATACGGATTTGACGCACACGACGCGGGCGGCGGCGTAAAAATTGATGGAGCACGAGTAGCAACTACCAGCACACAAGCATCAATAATGTTCAACGAAGCAACGTTCATTGTGCCAAATGCCACAGGTCTATACATGACCAATGGTGCCCGTGCAGAAGTTATCAACACATTTTTCTACTTTGCAGACAAGGCCGTACATGCTGTAACCAGTTCAACTGGTTATACTGGTGCTGGTAAAACAAAATTAAAACTAGGTGGTGTTAGTGGAACACTATCCGTAGGTGATACATTATTTTATAAAACTTCCGGCGGAACCACGTTGGCCAGCGGAACTATTGCCAGTGTTAATGGTTCGTATGTGTATATCAATGGGGCTGCATGGGGATTTGATACTGTATCTACTAGAACTGCTAAAATTGTAAGTGCGTTAGGTGATGTAAGTATTGATACCTCTGTTAAAAAATATGGCACCGGCAGTGCAAAGTTTGACGGCGTTGGTGATGCATTATCAATTGCTTCACATGCGGATTTTGCATTTGGTACAGGCGACTGGACCGTTGAAATGTGGGCTTACAGATCAGTAACCGGGGCAGTTCACACTCTTTTTGATTATCATCCAATCAGCGGCGTAAACTTTCAAATAGGTTTTGCAGGCCCTGGCCAAGTAAGATTTATTGCTGGCAATACCACGCGAATTACAGGCACAGCCGTATCTCTAAATACCTGGACGCACATTGCTGTTAGTAAATCTTCTAATGTTACAAGATTGTTTATCAACGGTACAGTACAAGCAACTACTTATGCTGATACTAACAACTATGGACAAGCCGCAGTTTACATTGGCGCAAATTACACGAGCACAGAAGGTTTAACTGGCTATATTGATGATATAAGAGTTAGTAAAGGTATTGCAAAATACCTAACAACTTTTACAGCACCGACGCAGGCATTAGTCGTAGATGAATATACTGTATTAATGTTACATGCCAATGGAATTTCAGGGTCAACTGTATTCACTGATGAGCCTGGAAGATTACAAGTAATTTATTCTACTGGTACAAACTATGCTACTGCTACCAGTATTGACCTTGCTGACTATCATCAGTTTGGTGCTGAGGTACGTAGTTTAGGATCTGCCGCTATATTTGGTAATAGTGGTGTTACTGCCGACGGAACCGGTACCGATATTAAACTTATTGCTTTTAACGTAAGTCATATTGGCGCAGGTAAAGATTCATCAGATGATACCAGTTTGGTTGTGCAGGCCGACGAAGTTATACAGATAAATGGTGGTAAGGTATATTATCAAACAGTTGATCAAGGTGGTGATTTCCGTGTAGGAGAAAGTTTCTTAGTTAATCAACACACCGGAGATGTAAGTTTTGGCAATGCACAAGTCAATCTAGGAAATCTAGGACAACTTACAGTAACCGACGGATCTAACAATGCAGTAATATTACCAACTAGCGTTAGCGTTGGAAGTTTAGTATTAAGTGGCGGTAGCTTAGTTACTCAAACCGGTGATCTTACACTTGATCCTGCAGGCGTATTAACTACAATCAATAGTAATCTGCAAGTAAATGGCACTGCTAGTATTAGCGGAATTACTGATATCAGTGATCAATCTGAATCAACCAGCACAAATACTGGAGCATTGGTTGTAACCGGTGGCGTAGGTATTGGCGGCTCTCTATATATTGGACAAACGTCATACATCGGTGGCGCACAGATATTGACCACCGCCACATTGATCAGCAGCGGCGGCGGCATAACCACTGTGAATGCCGGTACTGACACTGCGGTATATTCATACAATGGTATTGTAACAGTATGGAATACCAGTACACTGGAAACTGTCACCGGCCGTGGTAATAGTACGACCAATAAGATATTAATTCTAAATGCAACTGCGGCAAGTTCAACTAATAGCGGAGCATTACAAGTTGCAGGCGGTGTGGGCATTGGCGGAAACTTGTATGTTGGTGGTGAGATAGTTGCACAAAAATTAACTATTCAATTAACAACTGTAACAACTACACAAGTTACCACTGATGATATTATTTCCACTTACAATATCACAAATGCAACCAGCACCAACTCTGGTGCTTTACAAGTTGCAGGTGGAGCCGGTATTGGCGGAAACTTGTATGTGGGCAGCACGATATATAGTAGCGGTAATGTAGTATTAACCACTGCCACTGTTAACCAATTTGCAAATCAAACTTCAATTATCGCTGGTGTTGGCATTAGCGTAAGTACCAGCAGCGGTAATATAACTGTCAGTAATACCGGTGTTACCACTGCAACGGGTAGCACATATATTGGTGTAAACACTGCTACTGGCAGCATAGTGATTACCAATTTGGGTGTAACTAATCTAAACAGCGGTACAGATATAACACTAAGTGCTACAACTGGTTCGATCACTATCAACAATACCAGTACTTTACAAAGTATAACTGGTCGAGGAGCAACTACTACCAATATAATTTCCTTTGTCAATACTACAGCCAGCACATCAACTACCACAGGTGCTGTGGTAATAACAGGCGGCCTGGGAGTTGGTGGACAAATTAATGCTACCAGCATAGTAGCAGGTGGTGTTAGATCAACCACTGGCAGTAATTCCCCAGCTGATCCCACTGTGGGCGACATGTGGTACAATACAACTAATGATAGATTGTATAGATATACTGCCAATGGTGTGATTAATTTCTGGTTAGATTATACTGGTCCAATCGTGCAATACCCAACTATTTTCTAAAGTAAATACATACATGGCAACTACGTTCACCACATCGACCAACGGCACTATCTTAGTAGTAGACGGAATAACCTACCAGTATTCCAGTGCAGATAACTCATGGACCAGGGTTGCGCAGCCGTTGAATGGCACATCTAGTACATTCACCGTTACCAATTTTACCAGTGCAACCAGCACAAATACCGGAGCATTGCAAGTTCGAGGTGGAGTTGGCATCGGCGGTGCAGTTTATATCGGAACAGCTTCTTACATCGCTGGCGCACAGATACTGACCACTGCCACAGTTAACCAGTTTGCCAATCAAACATCAATTACCGCAGGTACTGACACAGCAATAAGTGGTAGTACTGGTGCTATCACTATTTGGAATACCAGTACACTACAGTCAGTTACTAGCAGGGGTGCAACCACTACCAATATCGTTTCATTTGCTAATACTACAGCCAGTACATCAACTACTACAGGTGCTGTGGTAATAACAGGCGGTTTGGGTGTTGGCGGCGATTTAAATATTGGTAGAACGATAACAGCAAACACCTTATCAGCTACTACAGCTAGTTTCGTGAATTTAAACATTAGCGGAACTACTGCATCCAGTAACATATATACAGGAGCATTGACTGTTGGGGGCGGAGTTGGAATACAGGGCAATTTAAATGTCGGTGGCACATTTAGTGCTACTGCTGTGCTTGTAAACGGGCAGAGTGTAGGATATGGGTATTCAGGTTCAGTAGGTCCTCAAGGACCAGGCGGATATACTGGGTCAGCTAGCAATGTTGCTGGTCCACAAGGACCAACGGGATTTACAGGTAGCGGTGGCTATCTTGGCAGCTCGGGTGCTACTGGATATACTGGTAGTACAGGAACTATTGGGTTTGCCGGTAGTAGGGGATTTGATGGTAGCCAAGGCGTTAGAGGATATTGTGGATCTAATGGATATTGGGGCAGCATAGGCGCCACAGGTTATACAGGTAGTCAGGGTAATAATGGTACAAGTGTTCGAATCGTTGGTAGTACCAGTACTGCTACTACAGTGGCCTTTGCCTCCGTAGATCCCTCACCTACGATAGGTGACGGTATTATCGTCACCTATAACGGACACCTGTGGACCTATACTGGCGTGGGCGGAGTTGGCGGTTTTAATGATGTCGGGGTTATCGTGGGTCCACAGGGACCGTTGGGTTATACTGGTAGTCAAGGTCCGACTGGTCCACAGGGTATTCTTGGATTTACAGGTAGTGGCGGTTATCTTGGCAGCTCGGGTGCTACTGGATATACTGGTAGTACGGGTACTATTGGCTATTCTGGTAGCTCAGGTTATACAGGTAGTCAAGGACCCAATGGTTATTGGGGATCAGTGGGCGCACAAGGACCGCAGGGATATACTGGCTCCACTGGCACACAGGGTGTTACTGGTTATACTGGTAGCATTGGAATAGCCACCACAGGCACCACTAGCACGTTTGTAATATTAAACACTACCAGCAGCACCAGTACCAACACAGGTGCTCTACAAGTACGTGGCGGTGCAGGCATCGTCGGAGACTTATGGGTTGGTGGAAATATATATGGTCCGGGTGGTCAGGCAATTGGGTCTAATAGCACAGGCACTACCAGCACATTTATAATATTAAACACCACCAGCAGCACCAGTACTAACACGGGTGCGCTACAGGTACGTGGTGGAGTAGGTATTGGTGGCAACTTATATGTTGGCGGCAATATAGTTGATCAAACAGGTAGGATCATTGGTGCTGGTACAACTGGCACAACCAGCACATTCGTAATATCAAATACATCTAGTAGCACTAGCACTAACACAGGTGCTCTACAGGTAACGGGCGGAGCCGGTATCGGTGGAGACTTATGGGTCGGTGGAAATATATATGGTCCTGGCGGACAAGCTCTTGGATCCAATAGTACAGGCACCACCAGCACATTTGTAATATTAAACACCACCAGCAGTACCAGTACCAACACAGGTGCTCTACAAGTACGTGGTGGTGCAGGCATCGTCGGATGCGTTAATATCGGCGGCAACGTAACAGTTGGCAGTACAGCATCGTTTGGATCCATCACTGGTGTTAGTAATATTGTAGTGACCAACATCAATGTTACTGGAAGTTTAACAGCACCAAATCTATCATATAACAGCGGCACATTCCAGTCGCAAGTTTTCATCACTAACACAAGCAGTTCAACATCCACAATAACTGGTGCTTTGGTAGTTACAGGCGGTGTTGGTATTGGAGAGAATTTGAGTGTTGGTGGTGTCGTAACTGTAGGAAATACGGCATCTTCTGGATCTATCACCGGCGTCAGTTCTATCTGTGCTCAGAATGTCACTGTTTCTGGCAACTTGAGTGCGCCCAATCTAACATTTAGCAGTGGTACATTCAAAACACCTGTGATAGTTGCCAACACTGCCACATCAACTAGTACGCAAAGTGGTGCTGTGATTGTAAGTGGGGGGCTGGGAGTTGGTGGAGCTGTTTATGCCAGCAGTTTTATAACAGATGGCGGTTTAGGCAGCATCAGCGGAGTGGCCTATATTACCACACTGAATTTAACGGCCACAAACACAATTTTAGTCAGTGGAACTACTAATAGCACCAGCACTAACTCTGGCGCACTAGTAGTCACAGGTGGCGTGGGTATTGGCGGTAATTTATACATCAGCGGCACGATCGTTGATGTTAACAGTGGTATTGCTTACGGAGTTGTGACCACTGGTACTACCAGTACATTTGTGATATCAAATACCACTAACAGCACGTCAACCAATTCCGGAGCCTTGCAAGTGTCAGGTGGCGCCGGCATAGGCAAAGATTTATATGTCAGTGGAACGATTTACGCCGGTGGTTATTCAGCATTGACATCTGGCAGTATTACGACAGGTACCACCAGCACATTTGTAATATTAAACACTACCAGCAGCACCAGTACTACGACAGGTGCTCTACAAGTACGTGGTGGAGTAGGTATTGGCGGGCAAATAACAGCACCTCAAGCAGCATTCACAAGTATCACGACATATCCAGTAGGTTCAAATGCCAATTTATTAATAGACCCAGATGGCAGTGGTGATGCTATATTTTCCACAGCCACACAGGTAATAGTATATGATACAGCAACTAGCACATCGACTACTACAGGTGCATTGGTTGTAACAGGTGGAGTTGGCATCGGTGGCGATTTGTATGTGGGTGGAAATATAACTGCCAATCAATTGACGATTCAGTTCACCACAGTCACTACTACGATAATACAAACTGATGACATCATCAGAACATTCAATACCACAGCCAGCACAGGTACTACTACCGGTGCGTTGACTATAGCAGGCGGAGTTGGCATTGGTGGCGCTGTTTATATAGGAACTGCTTCATTCATTGCCGGCGCTCAGATCATCACCACTGCCACTATTGGTCTCTATGCCGCAGCATCCTCCTCATCCAGTACTGGTACGACAGCTACATTCATTATTTCCAGTACTGCCAGTACAACCAGTACTAATTCAGGTGCCTTGCAGGTAGTGGGCGGTGTAGGAGTTGGCGGTGGCATATATGTAGGGGGCGTGATAACTGCTACCAGTTTCGTAACAAGTGGCGCTACTGGAACTGGTTACATAACTGGTGCTGCTTTCATATCAGCATCCACTGCCACGATAATCAGTACTGCCACTTCTACATCGACCAATACAGGTGCTTTAATTGTCTCTGGCGGAGTTGGCATCGGTGGCGCTGTTTATATAGGAACTGCTTCATTCATTGCCGGCGCACAGATCATCACCACTGCTAGTATTGGATTGTATGCCGCGGCATCTGCGGCCAGTACTGGTACGACAGCTACATTCATTATTTCTAGCACTGCTAGTTCTACTTCAACCAATACCGGAGCTCTACAGGTAATAGGTGGTGTTGGCGTAGGCGGTAACGTCAATATTGGTGGTTCAGTCACGGGTGGAGGTATACGTACTAGTAGTACCAGCACAGCACCGACTAATCCCACAGTGGGCGACATTTGGTATAATACTGCAACTGACGATATCTATCGTTATACCACAGATGGCGCTACAAGTGTTTGGTTAGACATCACTGGCCCTACTGGAGCCGGTACAGCAGTGACATCATATACTCAACCTACTTTTTCATATGGTACTGCTGTTACACAAAGTTTAGGTGCGGGTACTACCAAAATTAATTATACTCAAGTTGAATTTGATAACACCGTTGGTATGTATTCTACTGCCACTTCGACATTTACACCTACTGTTGCCGGATACTATCAGATTAGCGCAGGTATAAGAGCTCCAGTGACCAATCAAGAATTATTGATCATAATTCGTAAAAATGGTGGCGGCTATAAATCGGGTAGCGATAATTTTGCTACAGCCAGTAGTAATGCTGTACAGAGTTCGGTTAGTGCGGTAATTTACTGCAACGGAACCACAGATTACATAGATATTTCTGCGTACTGCGGAGCAGCAGCAACAGTGGCTGCTCTAAATCCAGGTTGTTTTTTCCAAGGTTATTATCTTGGTACCGGCATTGGCTATGTCAGCGGTACTAATACGTACAATGGTGTGGCACAGATACTATCTGCATCAACATCAACAGCACCTTTGATAAAAGACAGTGCAGGAGTAGAAATTGGGCAGTTTGCCAAGGCATGGGTAAAGTTTGATGGCACCATAGCCTCGCCGACGATTAGTGGTAGTTTTAATGTGTCCAGTGTGACTAAGCAATCTACCGGAAATTTTACAATTACATTTACTAATGCTCTGCCAAACGCAAATTACGTAATGACCGGCAACACGGGCTTTGGTAATACAGTAGTTGCCATCTCAGTCCCCGCTGCGGCAAATTGTCAAATGCAGACGTATAACGCGGCTGGCGCTGCCTTGCGAGATGCAATAACGTATGTTGCATTTTTTGGATAAAACATGAAAGCAATAATCTATAAAAACCCCAACGGTACGAATGTATTCATATGTTCACCATCTGGCGAGTTGCCTATCGAAACAGTTTTAGCAAGAGATTGTCCACCCGGAGCAATCATAGTTGATACCGAATCCCTGCCCCCATCTGATGAATTTGTTGACGCCTGGGAACTAGTCGACGGCACAGTCGCAGTCAATTTTGCACGGGCACAAGAATTAACTAGAACTAGACTACGTGCGGAAAGAACTCCTTTATTGGCGGCGCAAGATATCTTGTTCCAGCGAGCCTTGGAAACATCAGCGGATACTACCACAATCGTGGCAGAAAAAAATAGATTACGTACCATCACTGATCTAGTAAATACTGCTAGTACATTAGACGAGTTACGGGGTTTGACCTGTGTTTAATCTTACCATACAAAATATTTCAATCAAGGATCACTAATGGCTTTTCCTGTATCACCTTTAAATGGACAGACCACTACACTGAATGGTATCACCTATGTGTATAATTCCACATCCGGTACTTGGACCAGGGTTGCCACAGTAACTTCCACCACCAGTGCTACTGCACCCTCGAATCCCAAAGTAGGCGATATTTGGTATGATTCTGCCACTGATGATATCTATCGATACACCACAGACGGCGTGGGTTTTTACTGGTTGGACATCACCGGCCCCACAGTGGCCAACGCAGTGACCTATCTGAGTACCAATGTGTATGCTAACTCGTTCAACGGAAGCGGACAATATTTAACGGTTCCATATAATATATCAACAGTACAGTGGTGGGATACTGATTATACAATTGAAATGTGGGTTTACAATACAGTAAATGCATCTGCAGGTGGGACGGGCCCTTTACAAATAGCATATGGTGATCCTGTCGGCAGCACTAACTACTGGTCTTTTGGAACAAATTCTTCAGGAAATTTAGTTTTCTTTTACTATAACGGTAGTTCAAATTTTGCCACCAGTTCATCAACCGTGCCATTAAATTCGTGGAATCATATTGCAATGGTTTACACAAACTCTAGTACAACATTAAAAGGGTATATTAATGGAATACAAGCATTTTCTGTGGCAAAATCTGGAACCCCGCAGGGACCGTCGGGATATACAGTTGATATAGGCAGTATACAAAATACAAGATATACTGGTTTTATCTCCAATTTACGTATAGTTAGGGGTACAGCAGTTTACACCGCAGCATTTACAGTACCCTCAGCACCACTGACTGCTATAACAAATACCTCATTACTGACCTGCCAAACCGTTCCTGTCGTGGATGCCAGCACAAGTAGTTTTACTGTAACCAATGTGGGAGGTGTTGGACTATCAATTTACTCAGCACAGCAAACACCAGTATCCATAGGACCAGTTACACTGCCAGATAGCACACAGTTTATTACGGCCAATAGTCTTGGCATGCACAATAGGATTATTAATGGGGCCATGACTACAGATCAACGCAACTCGGGTTCGTCACAGACCATTACAGCAGCCGCCGCCCTAGCCTATACTGTGGATCGCTGGTATGCCTACTCAACTGGTGCCAACGTGACTGGGCAACAAGTAGCAGGTTCTGGCGCACTACAGTATCTATATCAGTTCACTGGTGCTGCCAGTACAACTGCTATAGGGTTTGGTCAGAGAATTGAAGCGGTTAACTGTTACGAACTTAATGGCACTACTGTGACATTGAGTGCATATCTTGCTAACAGTTTACTTACTACAGTGACTTGGACAGCATACTATGCCAATACTGCGGATACATTTGGTACACTAGCATCGCCTACTCGAACACAAATTGCCACTGGTACATTCACAGTATCCAGTACGCTCACACGATATTCTACTAATATTATCATACCCGCTGCTGCCACAACTGGTATTGAAATTGTGTTCTCAGTGGGCGCGCAAATATCTGGTACTTGGCAGATAGGTGCGGTTCAACTGGAACCAGGCACAGTGGCAACCCCCTTTGAACGCAGACCTATTACTACAGAGCTGGCCTTGTGTCAGAGGTATTATGAAACAGCGAAAATATATACGTTGACAAAAGGCGCACAGTACGATAGCAATGGATGGTGGGATATGATAAATTATTTAGAAAAACGAATAATACCTACAATATCTGGTTCAGCAGGTGCCGCAGTGCGTTCCAGCGTTAAAAGAGCATTACTTACTTCGGGCAGCGTAATTGACGGCGGAACAGCATATATAAGTGCGGAGTTATAACATATGGCATTACCAGCATCCCCAGTAAACGGTCAAACAGCAGTAGCAAACGGTATTACCTACATCTATAATTCCACCAAGGGAGCATGGATTAGAGTCGTTGGCAATGTCACAGGTACTACTACGCTATCTGTAACTTCCACAGCATCCAGTACTAGTACCAACACCGGTGCTCTACAAGTACGTGGCGGCGCAGGCATTGGCGGAGACTTATGGGTTGGTGGAAATATATATGGTCCGGGTGGTCAGGCAATTGGGTCTAATAGCACAGGTACTACCAGCACATTTATAATATTAAACACCACCAGCAGCACCAGTACCACAACAGGTGCTCTGCAGGTACGTGGCGGCGCTGGTATTGGCGGAGACTTATGGGTTGGTGGAAATATATATGGTCCGGGTGGTCAGGCAATCGGGTCTAATAGCACAGGTACTACCAGCACATTTATAATATTAAACACTACCAGCAGCACCAGTACTAACACGGGTGCGCTACAGGTACGTGGCGGTGTGGGCATTGGCGGTAACATCTATTTCGGTGGTAATTTATATCAAAATGGTGTACTATTCACTGGTGGAGGAGGATCTACAACAGGTACCACTACCACTTTTGTCATATCCAATTTAACTTCTGCGACATCGACTAGTACAGGTGCCTTACAGGTAACGGGCGGAGCTGGTATTGGTGGAGATTTATATATAGGTGGTAGATTTGTGACCACTGGTTCTGGCGGATCTATCACTGGTGCTAGTTTAATCAGTAGTGTCACAGCCACTATCACTGGTGCTGCTACTATTGGCACCGCTAATATCAGCAGTACAGCCAGTTCAACAAGCACTACGACTGGTGCTTTGATAGTCACAGGTGGTGTTGGAATTGGTGGAGATTTATATCTAGGTGGTAGGATCGTAACCACTGGATCAGGTGGATCTATCACTGGTGCCGCATTGATAAGCGCAGCAATAATAACTGCCACTAGCATAACTGCTACCACAGTCACAGTCACTGGAACAGCTACATCAACGTCAACTACCACTGGCGCTTTGACTGTCACAGGTGGTGTTGGCATCGGTGGTGCTGTTTATATAGGAACTGCGTCATTCATCGCTGGCGCGCAGATCATCACCACTGCTACTATTGGTCAATATGCTGCGGCATCTGCCGCCAGTACAGGTACTACTGGCACATTCGTTATTTCCAGCACTGCTAGCACAACCAGTACCAATTCAGGTGCCCTACAGGTAGTAGGTGGAGTTGGCGTGGGCGGCGGATTATATGTTGGTGGTGTGATAACTGCCACTAGTATTGTAACTATAGGTGCTGGTGCTGGATTTATTACCGGTCTTGGATTTTTGTCAGCATCCACTGCTACGATAACCAGTACTGCTACATCAACATCAACTACGACTGGTGCATTGATAGTAACGGGTGGAGTTGGCATCGGTGGTGCTGTTTATATAGGAACTGCGTCATTCATCGCTGGCGCACAGATCATCACCACTGCCACTATTGGTCAATATGCCGCAGCAGGTACTGCCAATACTGGTACTACTAGTACATTCGTTATTTCCAGCACTGCCAGCACAACCAGTACCAATTCAGGTGCCCTACAGGTAGTGGGCGGAGTTGGTATAGGTGGCGGACTATTTGTTGGCGGTGTCGTAACTGCCACCAGTATCGTAACTGCCGGTGTAGCTGGCAGTGGATTTATTACCGGTGTTGGATTACTGTCAGCATCCACTGCCACGATAACCAGTACTGCCACTTCTACATCGACTACGACCGGTGCGCTACAGGTAACTGGTGGCACGGGCATTGGTGGAAATTTGAATGTGGGCGGAAATATCGTAGGTGGCGGAGTACGTACCAGCAGTACCAGCACTCCACCAGCTAATCCCACAGCAGGTGATATTTGGTATAATACATCAACAGATGACATATATCGATATACCAGCGATAGTACCAGCAGCTATTGGTTGGATATCACTGGTCCTACAGTGGCCAACAGTCAAGCAGTTGCCAGTTCGGAGCCTACATTTTTTACTTATGCAGCCACTGGCGGGCAAAGTTTAACTGGTACACAGCAGACTAAAATATCTTTTTCAAATAAGAATTGGGATAATGCCAATGCATTTAATGCCACGGCATCCCCGGTTACCCTAAATGGATTGACGGTACCAGCCTACAGTTTCTGCCCTCCTACGGCAGGTTATTACCTACTGACAGGTATGGTTCAACTGGCCAGTGTGGTTAATTGCAGTGTAGATTTCCTCAAGAATGGCACATTTGATGCCACCAATGGTTATAGGGGAGAGTTGGCATCTGCACAAGGGCCCATGGGATCTGCGATGGTATACCTAAACGGCACCGGTGACTATGTTGACATGCGAGTTTATGTGGCCACCACAGTGGCAGTACAAACTCAAGCTGGTGCTAACTATTTCCAAGCTGCGTACCTAGGTACCGGTATTGGCTATGTCAGCGGTACTAATACGTACAATGGTGTGGCACAGATACTGTCAGCTGCTCCATTAACGGCACCTGTGATAAAAGACAGCACGGGTACAGAAATTGCTAAATTTGCTTGGGCGTTTGTATACTTTGATGGAACCACGACTCCGCCGACTATGTATAGGAGTTTTAATGTCAGTAGTGTAGCTCGCGGTGGCACAGGATCATTCCAAATAAATTTAAATAATCCATTACCAACAGCCTACGCTTCTACTGTGGCGTCGGCTAGAAATCTAGGAGTTGGTCAAGGTGTTGTTGGTGCCTATGCTAGCTCAGTTTCTGTCATAGATGCTCTAACAGTAAATTCTTCTTTTGTTTCAACAAACCTAGCAGCCGTATCAGTGGCGGTATTCATATAATGAAAACAATCGTATATACAAACAATAAAGGCGGAGTCACTATTGTTGCTCCAAATCCAGAACTAGATATAGACTATGTCAAGGCCAAAGACACGCCTGAACATTCTATCATCATAGATACTGATGATATTACAGTGAGCGATTATTGGTTTGACGCCTGGGAACTAGTCGACGGCACAGTCGCAGTCAACTTTGCACGGGCACAAGAATTAACTAGAACTAGACTACGTGCAGAAAGAACTCCACTGTTGGCAGCACAAGATATCTTATTCCAGCGAGCTTTGGAAACTGGCGCAGATACCACCACCGTCGTAGCAGAAAAAAATAGATTACGTGCCATCACTGATCTAGTAAATACTGCTAGTACATTAGACGAGTTGCAAGGGTTAAGTTGCAGTTAACAAGTACATTACAACTACTAACATGATAATCACCGGTGGTATAAGTTTCAACGGCAGTTTCAATATGCAGACTAGCGTAACCGTGCCTGCCTACTCTGCACAATACTTAGTAGTAGCTGGTGGTGGTGGGGGTGGCGGAGTTGGTAATAGTCAAGGATTGGCAGGTGGTGGAGGTGCAGGTGGAGCACTTGCAGGCAGCATTGCATTGATATGCGGACAAACATATTCTATCGTAGTGGGTTCAGGCGGCGCTGGTGCTGCGGCATCAGGAGCGGGCACCACTGGCACTACGTCTACATTTGTCGGCAGCGGCATCAGTGTGCTTACACTGGGTGGTGGTGGTGGTGCAGCTGGTCGAGATGCCAGCATTCCTGCTACCTCTGGAGGTAGCGGTGGCGGTGGTGGCGGGGGAGGTGGCGGTACTGGACAAACGGGTGCCGCTGGCGTAGCTGGACAGGGATTTGCGGGCGGCAATGGAGAAACTACTGGACAAAACTACGCAGGCGGAGGTGGTGGTGGCGCGGGTGGAGTTGGCGCTGCTGGTACCACTCTAGTAGGCGGTAACGGTGGTATCGGTACATTGACTACGATAATTTCCACCAGTACAGCAGTATCTGCAGGCATAGGACAGACCACTAGCACCAGTTTATATTTTGCAGGTGGCGGAGGTGGTGGAATCAATACCGTCAATGCAGGTCGTCCAGCAGGTTCGGGAGGACTGGGCGGCGGCGGTGCTGGGGGAGTCAATGCCAATGGAACGGCGGCTACAGCATTCACTGGCGGTGGAGGTGGTGGTGCTGGTGGAGATACTACACACGGCGGTGGTAATGGCGGCAGTGGAGTTGTCATCGTTAGATACCAATCCTTAATCCAGCGAGCGACTGGCGGATCTGTTTACTCATATACTGTTTGTGGAACTTCTTACGTTGCTCATGTGTTTACTGCATCAGGAACACTGTCAGTTGCACCAGTTCCAATACCTACGCCTACAATTGAATACTTGATAGTTGCAGGCGGAGGTGGTGGTGGATCTGACGTTGATGTAGGTGGTGGCGGCGGTGGCGGCGGATTCTTAACTTCCAGTAGCCTTGCGATATCTGCTGGAACAACGTATACGATCACGGTTGGTGCTGGCGGACCTCGAGGTACTGGTCCAGATAATACAGGAACCGGCGGAGGCAGCAATGGAACCCAAGGTGTAAATTCCAGTGCATTTGGCTTGACTGCTATAGGCGGCGGCTATGGCGGGACACGAAATAATAGTGGCGGCGCGGGTGGATCAGGTGGTGGCGGTGGCGATATCAACGGCGGCAGTAATGTTGGCGGCGCCGGTACAACTGGACAAGGATTTGCTGGTGGCACGGCACCAGCAATAAACTCAAATGGTGGCTGGGATAGTGGCGGCGGTGGTGGCGCTGGCGGAGCCGCAGTTTCCTTTACTCCGGGGGCAGGCTTGTTTAGTTCAATTGGTAATGCTACATTTAGTGCTGGTGGACGAGGCGCACAGCTGGTATCTGGCTCAGCAAATACCGGCAATGGTGGAAGCAGTGTGCGCGACGGCGGCAGTGGTATAGTGGTCATTCGCTATTCCGATGTATATGCCGAGGCAACATCGTCTACTTTTGCAACTGTCACTGTTGCTGGCGGTTATAGAACATACTCGTGGACCACTTCATCAGGAACTATTAAATTCTAACAGATCTGCATGTGAGTAAATAGTACAAAGGACAGTTGACACAATGATTATCGGTGCTGGAATTACGATGGGTGGGTTTATTCAAATAGGAGATACATCTGCTCCAACTGCCCCACCTACGGTAGAATATCTAGTAGTTGCCGGAGGCGGCGGCGGCGGTACGCAGTCAGGTGGCGGCGGCGGCGCTGGTGGTGCTAGAACTGCCGTTGGTTTTGCTGTATCAGCAGGTATCAGTTACACAGTGACTATTGGTCCTGGTGGGCCAGGGACTGCTTCAGGCGGCAACGGTTGTAGACCTGCTGGATCTAGTGGCAATCCTTCAGCTTTTTCTACAATCACTTCAGCAGGTGGCGGCGGCGGCGGCTCTTATAGGTCGAGTGTTGGACTAGCTGGTGTTGCTGGGGGGTCTGGTGGCGGCGGCGGTGTTGGCGCCAGTGCTGGAGCTGCGGGTGGCGGCGGAACCTGTGGCCAAGGATTTGCTGGTGGCACTGGCGGATCAGATAGTAATAACAATCTAGACGTGGGTGGCGGCGGCGGCGGCGCAGGCGGGGCAGGTGTTTCATATAACGACGCAAACACTGCGATAAGAGGTAATGGTGGTATTGGAATTTTGTCTTCTATTTCTGGCACAGCAACCTACTACGCAGGTGGTGGTGGAGGCGCTACGCACAACGGATCGAGACCTGGAACTGGCGGCTGTGGCGGCGGCGGCGCAGGTGCCAATACTAACCTCAGCGGATCAAACGCAACTGCCAATAGTGGTGGAGGTGGCGGTGCTGGCTCTGAGTTTAACAACACTGGCGGCGCAGGCGGCTCTGGGATCGTTATCATCCGTTACCCATCTTCTTATACCAGTGCGACAATTACGGGCACGACTATAACGCCAGTGTTGTCGGGCAATAATAGAATTTATATATTCACTGCATCGGGATATATAAGTTTCTAAAAATAAGGGAAATACAAATGATTATCACCGGTAGTGGAATTGTAATACAAGGTAGGGTACAAATATTAGGACCTGCTGTTGTACCAACGCCAACTGACGCTCAATTCAATTATGTAACTGCACTATTTTATGGAGATGGTGCCAACGCTGCACAGAATAATACTTTCTTAGATTCTTCCTCTAACAATTTCTCTATCACTCGTACTGGTACAACAACACAGGGTTCATTTAGCCCGTATGGTAATAATTGGAGTTTGTATACCAACGGTACCAGCAGCTATGCTTATTTGCCATACAGCGCTACCAGAGCAATTGGTACTGGAGATTTTTCAATCGAGTGCTGGTTATACATAGCAAAACAGCCGGCGAATTATACCCGAGTCTGGAGTCATCAGAGTAACTACGGTCTAGCAGGCAGCATAGGTGTTGAATTGGCATTTGGTACTGTTGATACCTTGATACAAACACTAGTCGACGGCAATAGTCAAACATATAATAGTGCAACATACGATACCACTGGCACCAACGGTTCAGGGCATGTTCGACAATGGATACATGTAGTGTCATCTAGACAAAACGGATATCTTAGATTATTTGTAAATGGAATACTGCGCGAAGCCACTGCAAACTCAACCAACATTAACGGAACTTCAAATACCAGCTTTGGAACCAACTCACAACTGGGCGGAGATTTAACTGAAATGTATATAAGCAATTTCAGGATGTGTATCGGCGCTGTACCTACCTCGTACTCTACTACCAGTACCACTGCTGGAACTACCATATTCACACCACCAACTGCTGCCGTAACAACAACTAGTCAAGGAGCCTCGGGTGTACAGTTATTGTTGTTCCAAGATAATAGAATCATCGATAGAAGTAGCAATGCCTTTGCTGTAACCACAGTTAGCAATCCAAGTATCCAACGTTTTGGTCCTTTTGGAAATGGCCAAACTGAATATACTGCCGGCACAATTGGTACTAGTGCGTACTTCAATGGCAGTGGAGATAAATTAACACTTCCGTCATCTAGTGTGTTTGACTTATCTAGCAGTACATGGACCATAGAATGGTGGATGTACTCTATGGCTACTCCTACATCGGGAAATCAATGCCGATTACTAATGGCAGGCGCCAACGGTGATGCTGCTGGCTGGGATATAGGGTACGACAACAACGGAAGTTTTGGATGGTATAGACCATATGGTAGCCCCGGAACCCTCATTGGAGCTCCATCCGGTACTATAGCATTGAACAATTGGTATCATATAGCAGTGGTGTGTAATGCCGGCAGCGCAAGGATATATGTCAACGGAGTTTCAGTAGCGGGCCCAACTACCATAACACTTCCTAGTTCGGCTGCGCAGACTCTGAGAATTGGGTACGACGATGTAGGTACAGTCAATTTTCAATACAATGGATACCTTAGCGATCTTCGCATCGTCAAAGGCACGGCAGTCTATACCAGTAACTTTACCCCTCCGACTACTCCACTAACAACAGTGACTAATACTCAATTGTTACTCAATTTTGCCAACGCTGGCATCTATGATTCAGCAGCCATGAACGATGTGATCACTGTGGGTTCTGCTCAGGCCAGTACTACCCAGGTCAAATACGGTACAGCATCCTTGAAGTTCAATGGATCAACTGATTATTGTTTTTTACCAAACACACACTCATTCCTTTTCTCAAAAGCTGACTTTACAATAGAAACATGGGTATACATTGGAGATACTAGTGCTAGAAAATACGTATCAGGCCCAGGAACTGACACTGCCTCACACTATAAGGGATTTGGATTGGAAATATGGGGACAGCAAGTATGTATGTGGGCTAGTAGCAACGGCACCAGCTGGGACATTTTGGAATGCGACACTGTCGGCAATAGGGGCAACATACTATTGTCCGCAAATACTTGGTATCATATTGCTGTTACCCGCAGTGGCAGCACATTCAGAAGTTTTGTAAATGGTGTGGTGGATAGGACTTTTACATCATCGAGTGCTATATACACTGATGCAACTATTCCCTATAACATTGGTAGAGTAGCATACCTAAGCGGTACCTTTTTCTTTAATGGATATATGGATGACTACCGAGTAACCAAAGGCTATGCTAGATATACAGCCGCATTCACACCACCGACAGCACAACTAATCGGTGGTTAGAAAATTATTAATATAGGAAATATACATTATGATCATCGGCGGTGGCGGCGTTACAATAGGGGGTGGCCCTTTTAGCATATCAGATTTTATCATACGAAATCCACCGCCTTCGATCCAGTATTTTTTGGTGGCAGGCGGCGGTGGGTCACCCCAATCCGGTGATGGAAATGCAGGTATTGCAGCTGGTGGCGCTGGCGGAGTATTGACTGGAACTTTAGCAGTAGTCCAAGGCACGCCAATCAGCATTGTTGTTGGACCAGGCGGTGTAAAGACCTGCGGCGGCGCATCTTCTATCGATGCAGTAACAGCCACTGGCGGTGGACGTGGAGGCGTGTTCAATACTGCAGGGCTTGCAGGCGGCTCTGGTGGCGGGGGCGGCGGCCGTAGCAGTACTGCGGGCGGTGCTGGTATCGCGGGACAAGGATTTGCAGGTGGTCGAGCTAGGACTAGCTGTATCACTGCCAATAGTGCAGGCGGTGGCGGTGGTGGAGCAGGAGGAGTGGGTGGAATTGGTATCGCTGGCTCTAGTGGAGCAAATACTGGCGGTGCTGGCGGTGCTGGCGTGGCCACTACATTTATTTGTGTACCAACCGCAACAGCAGCAGGTGTTGGGGAAATTAGTGGTGGCCAAGTTTACTTTGCAGGTGGTGGCGGTGGCATGGCCAACGGCACTGGCGGAACTGGTGCTTTGGGTGGTGGAGGAAATGGTGTGTCATCCGGCGGATCTGGTACGAGTTTAGCAGGCGGCAACGGTCAACCATATACCGGTGGTGGAGCAGGTGGCGGCAATCTTGGAGCCACTGGCGGTAGTGGTGTGGTTATAGTGCGTTATCCAATAACATACGCAGCAGCAATATCTACAAATGCCAATCAATATGTCACAAGCAGTACCATATTTTACATATTCACTGCATCAGGTTCTATAATATTCTAGGAAATATATATATTATGATCATCGGCGGCAGCGGCGTTAGAATAGGAGGAACCTTAACCATGGGAGCATTTCCTCTTACACTCACGATTTCTCCAGCAGTTTCTGGGAAAACAACTTGGGATTTGGCAGGAGATGGCGATCTAGTAATAACCACTGCCAATACGACCTATACTATAAGTGCCACCGGTAATAGTGTTCCTACGACACTCAAGCTATGGGGCGGCGGCGGTGGATCAGCCAGCGGTGCCGCCGGCGGTGGTGGTGGAAATTCAACCGGTAACTTTACATTTAGTGCTGGAACCAATTATCAGATTATAGTAGGTGGCGGCGGTACTGGAACCGCCGCAAGCCGTGTTGGATCAGGCGGTGGCGCTGGTACAGGCATGCAGACCGCTGTTGGATCAACAGCAATTATTGTAGCCGGTGGTGGTGGAGGATCTGGCGACAGCAGCGGCACACGCGGCGGTGGTGCCGGTGGTGGTGCCACAGGTGTTAACGGTACCTGTAGTGGCAGCATCGGAGGTTATGGCGGAACACAATCTGCAGCGGGTGCCGGCGGGGTTGGATCTAGAAGAACAGGAGTTGCTGGAAGCGGTCGTAATGGAGGTAATGGATCAGGTGGTGGCGGGGTTTCGGCCGCCGGCGGATTGGGATTTGGTAATGGCGGCGGCGGTATCCTTTGTTCCGGCGACGCAGGCGGCGGTGGTGGAGGTGGCGGATATTTTGGCGGTGGTGGAGGTGGCGGTGACACCGCAGGGGCGGGTGCCGGAGGTGGATCTGGTTACATCGGCGGCGCGGGCATTACCAGTGGCACCACCACTGCCGGTAGCGGCAGTGTTGCGGGTAATAATGCCGATGCTGATAGAGGTACAGCAGGAACTGGAGGAACCAGTTCCGGAAGTGGCAGCGGCGGTAGATTTGTCATTAAGAAAAACTACTAATATAGGAAATATATCTTTCTAACAGATCTGCATCTGAGTTAAATAGTAAAAAGGAATAGTAAAATGAGTCATTTCGCAAAAGTTGCATACGGTAAAGTACAGAGAGTTATCGTAGCAGAACAAGAATTTATCGACAGTTATGTAGACGATACGCCGGGAGTATGGATACAGACCAGCTATAATACCCGAGGGAATGTGCATTATAATGCCAACGGTGAACCGGATGGCGGTGTTGCGTTACGGGGAAATTATGCAGGTATTGGCTATATCTACGATTCGAAACACGATGTTTTTTACCCGCCGAGGCCCTTCAATTCATGGACTATCAGCGAAGCTACTAATTGGCTTTGGGAAGCACCGACACCGTATCCTACTGATGGCAAAATGTATCAATGGGACGAAGCAGCTACTGACTGGATGCCTCTCTAAATAGGAACTACTGGTGTCATTCCCCTTATCACCCACTAATGGACAAACTGCCTCACTAAACGGTATTACCTATACCTATAGTTCAGCCACCAACTCTTGGACTAGAGTTGCTGGAGCAGTAACCGCTACCACTACATTAGTAGTTTCTAGCACGGCATCGTCTACTAGTACCACTACAGGTGCTCTGCAAGTGAGGGGCGGGGCGGGTATTGGCGGTAACTTATATGTTGGCGGTGTGATAACTGCTACTAGTATTGTAACAGGTGGTGTTGGAGCTGGATCTATCACTGGTGCTGCTTTCATATCAGCATCCACTGCCACAATAATTGGCAATGTTGCATCTACATCGACTACAACTGGCGCTTTACAGGTAACTGGCGGCGTTGGTATCAGTGGTGCTGTTTATATAGGAACTGCGTCATTCATCGCTGGTGCACAGATCATCACCACTGCCACTATTGGTCTTTATGCTGCGGCAGGCACCGCCAGTACCGGTACTACTGGCACATTCGTTATCTCCAGCACTGCCAGCACAACCAGTACCAATTCAGGTGCTCTACAGGTAGTAGGCGGAGTTGGTGTTGGCGGCGGATTATTTGTTGGTGGAGTAATAACCGCCACCAGTATCGTAACTGCCGGTGTAGCTGGCAGTGGATTTATTACCGGTGTTGGATTTTTGTCAGCATCTACGGCCACAATAACCAGTACTGCTACATCAACATCAACTACGACTGGCGCATTGATAGTAACAGGCGGAGTTGGCATCGGTGGCGCTGTTTATATCGGCACTTCTTCATTCATTGCCGGCGCTCAGATCATCACCACTGCTACTATTGGATTGTATGCCGCGGCATCCTCCTCATCCAGTACTGGTACGACAGCTACATTCGTAATATTGAACACCACTTCGAGTACCAGTACCACTACAGGTGCTCTGCAGGTACGTGGTGGTGTGGGTATCGGCGGTGATATTTACGCCGCTGCATTTTATGGATCGGGTGGACTTGGAGTGATCACCGGAGTAAATCAATATTCTGGTTTAAACATCAACGTCACTGGTACCGTGACTGCTACTAATTTGAGCATCACTGGTAATGTAACTTCGGCATTCACTCTTACTAATGCCACATCGGCCACTTCTACACAGACCGGCGCTCTAGTGGTAGCAGGCGGCTTGGGTGTTGGTGGAACTGTCTATGCTCAGGGATTCGTTGGAGGCTCTGGACTTGGCGTCATTAGATGTGTTTCTTATCTATATGCTACAAATGTCAGTGCCACAAATATAGTAGCCACGGTTGTTACAGCCACCTCATATACCACAACTGGCACCGGCGGTTCGATCACCGGAGTGACCAGTTTCCAAGCAGTAAACATAACTGCCACTAATTTGACTGTCACTGGCAATGTAACCTCTGCATTTACTGTTACCAATGCCACATCGGCTACTTCTACACAGACCGGCGCGTTGATCGTTGCTGGCGGAGCGGGCTTTGGCGGCACTGTTTATGCGTCAAGTTTTGCCACTACTGGTGTTGCTGGTGGAACTATCAGTGGTGTGTCTAGGATGTCTATATCTGGATTGACCGCTGCTAGTTCTACACTAACTGGTGCGTTGACCGTAACAGGTGGGGTTGGCATTGGCGGCAGCATGTATGCCGGCAACGTCTTTACCAACGGACAGCAGATCATACCATTAAATATACAAGAACTAATAGCCACTGCCGGTCAAACAGTATTCACTATTCCCAGTGGATATACTCCGGGTACTGCACAAGTTTATGTAAATGGCATACTGTTTGGATCAGGAGATTTTACAGCATTGAATGGTACTACTATAACACTGACTGTGGCTAGATCAGCTGGAGATGTTGTGAAAGTGATTTCTGGCCAGACCAGTACTACACCGATAAGTAGTGTAAACAGTCTAAAAAGTTTTAGTGTGGCAATGTCCATAGTACTGGGAATGTAATGAAGATTAAAAGGATTTTAACAAATGGCTAAGCAACTATTAAGAACTTATGTGTTCGCACCCGGAACAGCCACCAACGGGACTATAAGTGTACCCGGCAAATGGGATCTTAACCAATTGCTGATTGTTACCAATATCACAAAAAATATCATAATCTATAATTTTGCAGATATCGCCTATAATAACACAACAGTGACTTTTAGCAGGGCCAATACTGCCAGTTTTCCCCAAGCTCTACAAAATACTGATGGTGTGACTACTTTTAGATTAGGCTACGATACCAGTGCCATGAGTTCCACTGATTCCCTACAGATATTCGTAGAACGAAATGAAATTGTCACTCGTCCCTGGTCTCTGGGCACTGATGCTTTTGAACGTACACGTATGGCTGCACCGCAAAGCATGTTGGACGCTGACTTTGAATACGGACTGCAACCAACCAAATGGCAGACTCTCAGCATGGTTCGAGGATATCCGGGCATATATGAAATCCCCGGCACTGATTTGAGTAATATCAGTTCGATAACTACAGATTATTCCAACGGCGGATCTGTTGATGCTGAAAGCCTCATCACTGTGACATGTTCTTCTCCGCATAATTTAAGTACCAGTACTCCCATCACTGTGAAGGCATTGCTGTCTTCGGCATCTGGTTATGCCCGCGCAGAGGGATCCTTCGTGATAAATGCTGTCACTGGAACTAATATTTTTAACTATTATGCCAAGGCCCGTGTGGGATCTGCCATAGGTGAAACTATCAGCAGCACCTACACACAGATCAGGAAAGGTGGTTTTTACACCGGCGCTTCTATAGGAACTCCAACATTTACAGTGATTGGAAGTGGTGCCAGCACCACTGGCACCGTTACTGTAAGTTTCGCCGCCAATCACGGACTAGTTCCGGGAAATAGTATATATGTTGCCATCGGCAGTGACAACGGCAGCAACAATAACAATCTGTGTCAAGGCCCATTCTATATATCCACAGTGACCACTGGAACCTCTTTGGTCTACATGGCTAGAAGTGTTGGGTCGATCACTGGCACTGTGACGGGTACCATATATGTAAGGTCAGATAGTTTTTATGTTCATAGACCATATGACGGTGGTGTGTCTCTAGGCAACGGCGGCCCACAACACGGTGCTCAATCCGTGCGTATGAGTAAAAAATACATACGTTATCAAAGTGGTAAGGCCATCAATTACAATACCGGCGGATTGTTTGCCCCCAATTATGACATAAGAAGTTTAACTGCATCGGGCACCACTATAGGCTCCACTGTGACTGTGGTAGTAGATGATGTGGATCACGGCCTGCAGGTTAGTGCAGTGATACAGATATCCGGTGTGACTAGTGGTGGATATAACGGTACCTATACTGTGGCCGGTATCGTTGACGAGAGAACTTTCTTATTTTTCGCAACCAATACTTTAGACACCACAACGGCAATATTGGATACTCCTTGTTTAGTTTCGCTAGTAACTTGGAGCGGATCCACAGTAAGAGCTGGCACATTTGATGAACAAAACGGTATGTTTATCCAATACGACGGCCAGGTCATGGCTTTGGGTCTCAGGACCAGTACCTTGCAACTTGCTGGAACAATTTCAGTGATTCCGGATTCTAATTTAATCACTGGCACAAATACTAGATTCCGCGACCAGCTAATTGCCGGGGATAGGATAGTGATCAGGGGTATGACCCATGTGGTCAGCGCAGTAAATAGCCAGACCAGTATTACCATAACTCCAGACTATCGAGGTGTGATTGCTTCCACCGGAGTCAAGGCAGTAAAAACTCGTGATATCATCATCCCGCAAAGTCAATGGAATAATGATAGATGTGATGGAACCAACAGCGTGTTCAATCCCAGCGGATATAATTTAATACCTAATAAAATGCAAATGATCGGATTGCAATGGACTTGGTATGGTGCAGGATTTATCGATTATATGTTGAGGGGCCCTGATGGAAATTATCTAACCATGCATAGGATCAAAAACTCCAACGTCAATAATGAAGCGTATATGCGCACAGGTAACATGCCGGTCAGATACGAAGTTACCAATGAGGGCGCTAGGTCAGCCTTGGCCACTGATATTTCAAGTGCAGGCACAGTTATGACCTTGACTGACGTCACATATTTTGCCAATTCCGGCACGATCATGATCGATAATGAAATCATTCCTTACACTGCCAAAACCACTGCTACTAATCAATTGACATTGGGTGCTAGGGGATCAAGTTTCACCCAATGGGTAGCTGGACAGAATAGAACATTCAGTGGCAGCGGCGCATTTGCGCATACATCTGGAACCGGTGTTATTGTAGTCGGTCAGACAGCAAGTCCAGTGATCAGTCATTGGGGAAGTGCATTCCTAACTGATGGTGGATTTGACAATGATCGAGGATACATCTTTAACTATGCTGCTACCAATATTGCAGCCCAGATTAGAAAGACCACTGCATTTGCCATTCGATTGTCACCTAGCGTTAGTAATGCTATCACAGGCGATCTAGGAGTTAGGGAATTAATCAATCGCGCTCAACTGCTGCTACAGGGTATTGAAATTACAGCCGGCACTAGTGCTGCGGGTCAGGCCTTGATCATCGAGGGTATCTTGAATCCCAGCAACTATCCATCAAACACCAACAACATTACCTGGACTAACTTGACCAGTAGCGGACAACCTAGTTTCAGTCAGGTGGCCTCGGGTAATTCCATCACATTTGACAATGTCAGCACCGGTACATTGAGTGCCACTGGCGGATTTCCTAATCAGTCTGTAGTAGGTGTGGCCAGCACTGCCAGCGTGGCCATCGGTGATGCGGTATATAACGGTAACTTTTTACAGGGCGGTACGGTGGTCACTAGCATCGGTGCTAGCACCATCACAGTAAGTCAGCCGTTGATCTCTGTAGCTAATGGTAATTTCAACTTTGGTAGAAATCAGTATGCAAATCCTGGGGAACAGATTTTCTCATTCATATCAAGTCCATCATCAAAAGACGGATTAGATTTAACACCATTGAAAGAATTGACCAACACACCAATCGGCGGCAGGGGTGCATATCCCAACGGTCCGGACGTGTTGATGATCAACGTGTACGTTACACAGGGTAGTGCGGTTAATGCCAACTTGGTGCTGCGTTGGGGCGAAGCTCAAGCATAATTTAACGGGAAGTACATATGTCAAAAGCCAGTGATTTATCCTCATTCAATGCTGATTCGGTGTCCTTTAAGAACCGTATCTTCAATGGGGGGATGGTGATTGACCAGCGCAATAGTGGGGTAAGTCTTACGATTACAACTGCTGAAGAATATACGACTGATAGATGGCAATTTGCACCTTCAGTAAGTAGTAAACTAACTGCACAACAAAGTACAACTGCACCTACTGGTTTCAACAATTCGCTTCTTTTAACATCAAGTGCGGCAACTACAGTGGCAGCAGGTGATTATTATTTTCTTGGTCAAAAAATTGAAGGTTTTAACTTTGCTGATTGCGGATGGGGAACAGCAAACGCAGCAACGGTAACTTTATCATTTTGGTGTCGGTCTAGCATTATAGGAACCTATGGCGGTGCATTAGTAAATTCTGCACAAAATCGTTCATACCCATTTAGTTATACAATTTCTTTAGCAAATACATGGGAACAAAAAACTGTTACAGTTCCTGGTGATACATCTGGAACTTGGATAGGGGCAACTAATGGTATTGGTGTTCGTTTACGATTAGGATTTGGCATAGGTTCTACTTATACCGGAACTGCTGGTGCATGGGCTAGTGCAAATTACATGACTGTTACTGGTGCTACAAACTGGATTAGTACGTCTGGTGCTACTTTCTATATCACCGGTGTGCAGTTGGAAAAGAGTTCGACCGCATCCCTGTTCGATTATCGTCCGTATACTACTGAATTGCAGCTCTGTCAACGATACTGTCAAGTATACAAAGGTTCAGATACAGTGAATCCGGCTAGTAATGCTTATACTCGTATTGGATATGGTCCTGTTAGTAATACCACCAGTGGTATCGCACAAGTCAAACCATTAGTGACTTTCAGAGCAGTACCGACATTAACGGCTAGTGGTAGTTTTGCATTATATGACGGAGTTAGTATACCAACAATTTCAACACCAACTCTAGATGTAGCATCTACTCCATATAGTGTACTACTTGCTTACGGTGGCGCAACTGGTTTAACCGCAACAAGAGCATACGAGTTAATAATAAATAACAGTCAAACAGCATATCTTTGGTTAACATCGGAGTTATAAATGTATAAATTAATTAAATGTAAATTTACAGGACAAGTCGGTGGTGCAGCAAAAATTGAAGATGATAAGACTATATCTTTTGTATTCGACCCAGACAATACTGATTATCAACAATATCTAAAATGGCTTGATGAAGGTAATACTCCCTTGCCTGCAGATACAGAGTCGTAAAAAAGCCCCACTCTATTGTTGTTGGTGGGGCTCCTGGACTACGTCCTACATTTTATTATAATTATTTCTTAGGTGCAACGCCTGCGTTAACAAAGCTATACATTTTTTCTGCTGTTTCTAATACTGATTCAAGTCCTGGAAACACTGGCATACCAATTTTGCTGATAATTTGTCCAGTCTTCTCATCACGAGTGGCAGTCATTTCCCATCCTTGGAATTTGATGGAATAATCGTGTGTTACTAGGTCCTTGGCCATTGCTAGAATGTCTGTGCGGATTTCGTAACCGTTCTTGTTGAATTTTACTTCAGGTAGTTTTGCTGTTGCTGTTGACATAATTTTCTCCTTACGTGTGTGTATGTCTTAAAAGGCACGAGCCTTCTTGCTCGCAGAAGCCTTAGCCTGGACTTCTTCTTTCTGTGGAAACCATTTGTTAGCAATGGAATCCATAGAATACTTGGCGATGTCAGTGAAGTTGTGTGACAACATCTTGGCGAACTGTGTCTGAGCATCGATATATTCATGTGCTGCCTTATTCAGCGTAGGATCAGTAATGATCTTGTCTGTTAGGCCTCGCTTGGTTTCTTGGAACGCATCGATGTGTGCGTCAAGTGTTAGATATGGTGCGAATAGTTTATTAAACATTTTTATTTCCCTGTGTGTTATGTGTATCAGTATATTATACTGTCGTGTTATTTATATAACAACCTTAATGGCTATTTTAAATCCATTAACATGACTCGTCGAGCAGCTTCGTGATCTCCAAGACGTGCTAGATGTGAAGCAGCACGAGCGCGACCCACCTCACTTAAAAAATTATAGATGGCTTGTAGTATGCTCATGATTACCATCCTCTACGTGATTGCATCATATCAAATTGACGAGTGAGGCGATCTACATCGCACATATCTTGCGGTGCATTTCTAACGATGTATTCTTCTAACGCTGACTGGTAAGTTTGTGGCTTACTGAAATCCTGAAACATCTTTTGGAAGTATTCAGCTAGTTGTTTTAACATATTTTCTCCTGTATATTAAGGTAGATACTTAGTAGTTCTACGTAAGTATTTATACTAGTATATGCTGCAACCGCACAATTTGCAATGTTGCATTCTCCCAAAGGACCTGCTACAATATGCTAAATACCACAAAGGACACTATCTTGAAACGTACCACTCGCAGTTTACTAGAAGAACTGAATGACATTTCGCATAGGAAAGACAGCGAAGCTATCATCGAAAGCCGTGCCACGCATGTGATCGATAGTGCCATCAATCTGCTGAAATTAATCAAAGAAACCTACAATCCAGAAAAGGCCTATGAGCTAGAGCGTAGACTAGTCAACAGCATTAGAGGTGGTGATGCCAGTAAATTTACCCGTAGCATACGTAGACTACGTGACAGTAAAGAAACTGCCAGCCGTCTTACCATAATCGAAGGTGACTTAAAAGACGACGAATAAGGTGTGTTTGGGAAAGTTTTTTCCAAAGAAGATAAATAATTACACCAGAGTCCCATAGGGGGATTCATAAAAAAGATATAGGAGTCATTAAAATGGCACAATTAATTAATAGAAATGAAAAGGTCGTAGCACCATTCTTCAAGAACGGCGTTACACTACAGTTTTTCACAATCACATTCACAGGTGCAGACCTAACAGCTAAGTTAACCACTGACTACGCAGCTTTTGTCGCTGGTACAAAAACTGAAGAAACAGCTAAGAGCCCAGTTGTTAAAGCATTGGAATTGATCCAAAGTCGTGTTAGCATCGAGATCATCGGTACACCACGTTACAGCTCTAGCGATACAACATTGACAATCGGTGTTGCTGCTATCGGCGGCGATTATCCAGCAGACAACTATGATGGTGTTAGCGGAACTGAATCAATGGCCGCTTACTTGACAACACTAGTACAGTGCGGTAAGACTTATCAAGGTTTTGCTATGTCTAGTGCAGCAGTTGCTGCCGACGTCCGTGGCGTTGCGCTATAATTCTTAACTTTAAGAAATAAGCAAGGGAGTTTTTTAACTCCCTTTCTTTTTGGCTATAAATACATTATATAGGTACTTTATGGTTCAAATAGAAATAAACACTTTGATAGATATCACACACACTCGTGTCATAAGACCTAATCAAGGTACTCAGCTTGAATTGGATCAGCATAGGAATTTTATAACATTATTACAGTGCGCGGAAATGCGTAGTGTCGTGTCCTATGAACATGCGCCCACTGTAGAAGAAGTGGATATAAAAGACATGGGCTTCGGCACCATGTATGCTGGCCGTCATAGGGTATGGACATTTCGATTCAATCCTGACAGAGAAAGCGTCTATTTAGATGACAATAATAACGAAATTGGCCTATTATTTGACGATTTAGACGGTGTTCCTTTGATTAAAAATCTCACGGAGAGTATAAATATTGGTAAGGCAATATTCTCATGTAATGATAGTATTGCAAAAAATACAATCATCACGGCTCATCTAGGCACAAATTAAGGCACCGTAATACCCCAACTGAAGGAGCAACTATGTCCACTGGACCGATTGAGATTGAAAAAACAAATTTAGAAGCACACGTTGATTTATGCGCTCAACGCTATCAGAGTCTTGACGATAGACTCACTGCCATCGAAGGCAAGTTTGGTGACTTGAAAAAGTTAATCGAAGATGGCCACAGCAGCATGACCAAAGTCATCATAGGCACTGCTGGCACAGTCGTCACTGGTGTGCTCAGCGTGCTATTTGTTCTGCTGTCTAAAGCACACTAATATATGCGCGCCAGGGAATTCATAGCCGAGAAGTCTGACCAAAAACTCGATGAGTTTTTACCTGCACTAGCAGCCGCTGCTGCACCAGTTGCTGGTATGATTGGTCGAGGTGCTCTAGCAGCCGGACAGGCAATTGGTCGAGGTGCATTAGCAGCGGGCGATGCAGCACTCACAGGAGCACAGGCAGTGGGTCGCGGACTTGCACAGGGTGTACAGAAAGTCGGCAGTGCTGTAGCGCAGGGTGTGCAGAAGATTGGACAGGCCGCACCACAAGCAGCCTCTAATGTAACCAATAACATCAAGTCTGGTGTAGACAATATAAAAAGTGCTGTACAGCAAGCGGGCGGCGGCAATGTCGATTCTAATAGATTAAGCAAGACACTAGCAACTCAAGTTCCGGGACAGCCCATGAATCCACAGGCACAAAAAGATTTACAGGCACTATTACCTGGCTTGTCTGATGCATTAATGGATCCTAGTACAGCCAATCAAATCAAACAGGCCATCAGCACCGGAGCAAAAAAGCAATCTCAGATACAACAACAGCAACAACAGACTACTACTGGATCGACACCAAATAATGTATCTTCGTATCAAGTACCCAACCTTGCAAACGCGGCTGCTGTTAAAAAAGATGTCGAAGCAAAACTCAAAGCAGCAGGCATGGGTGCAGCAGCCGGTTCTGAACCAAAATGGTCTGATTACAAAAACGATGAATTCCAGGCTCCATCACCTTACTACAATCCGGCAGCACCTGCTCCAAAAAATCAGCTTGATACACGTCAGATCAATCAAGCTAGTCAACAGCGACAACAACAGCTACTACAGCGATCACAGGGCAAAACAACGAATCTATCACAGAAACCGCCCAGCGCTGCCGGAACAACTCCTAACACCATATCATCAGCATGAAAATATATCAACTACTATCTAAGGTAGATATCGCTCTGTCTAATGAAGAGCATCGTTTCTTAGAAAATCATGAGCACGATGTTAGGATCACCAGCCTAGATGATCACGATCGTTGGGTTGCTCAAAATCTAATGCGCAAGGGCGTATTTTCACTAAGTAATGATAGCAGTACGCTGATCAAAAACTTACATGAAAAATCTAACTGAAGACCTACTAAAAAAATTATCCCAGCTCGATAGAGAAGTCAAAAGTCAACTAAGGGCCAAGGGATTTGTAGTTCCTATCAAAAGCAAAAACGGCACTATCAAATTTGGTTGGTATACAGTGGTTAGGAATCCAGATGGATCTTACTCTATATTAGATCATACTAAAGAAGCCATAGTATCAGGAATCAACTTGCCACAGACTGCACTGATTACTGCCAACAGTCTAGCATTGGGCAAGCATACAGATTCTCAATTGATCGCTATGGATAAAAGCTATGGATACGCTGATTTTAAGGAACAGTTACACAAGCGAGCCATCGAACGGGACCACAAAAACTTAGATTACTTCGATATCAACTTGGAAAAGCACAAAATCGCCCTGCATAAGAAGGCCGCCCACAAACAAGAGATCATGAAGAGTTTTGAGAAACTGACTAAATTAATATAAATAACATTAACCACTTTTTGGAATCAATTATGAAAACCATAGACTTCAGCCCCAAGATAACCAGCGCATATCTTTTAGAAAATATGCGTAAGCAATTTGGTACTCGAGTCCATTTAGAAAAGTACGATCGTGAGCAACTAGAAGATATTCGTAACAAACTACGTACTCGTATCTTTCAACAAGAAGGGTCGTCTGGCGTTAATGATTTGTTAACCAACGAGACTTACCAAAAAGACAAAGCAATGTTAGAATTGCTCAACATAAGGATAAAAGAAATGCTAGGCGAAGACATCAAAAAACTACGTGACAAAATGGACCAACTGAGCGAGGCCAAAAAAGGTACTCGCCCTCCAAAAACAAAAATTGCTGCTAAGGGCAGCAAACCAGATTTCCTTGACATGGACAAAGATGGCGACAAAAAAGAGCCAATGAAAAAAGCTGTTGCTGACAAAAAAGCAGGTCCAAAGAAAGGTGTAAATCCGTTTGCTAAGAAAGAATCAGCAGTTAAAGAAGCAATGAGCGAGAAGTGCTGCTGCTCTACAAAAGGTGAAGACAAATGTCCGGTCCATGGTAAGATGGATGAGAGTTGGGATGATATGATGAACAAAGTCAAGTCCGATCATGCAAAAGAAAAGAACTCCACAACAGGTAAGTTTGATAAGAAAAAAACTACTACCGGTACACAGTATACTCGCAAGTCCAGTACATTTGACAATGGCACTGAAGACAAGCCAAAAAATAAGAAAGTTGGAGAAGGCAAGGCACATCCTAAGGACTGCGATTGCAAAGAGTGCATGGGTACTATGGAAGGCCTAAAAGGCAAGCAAGGCAAACTTGATGTTGACCACGACGGCAAACTAGAGAAAAGCGATTTTGCCAAACTACGTGCTAGAAAGAAAGTCAAAGAGTCTGTGAATGCATTCAAGCACAATGTACGTTTTGTAAACGAAAGCATCGGCTATTTGCTACAAGAAGATGAAGAAGGTAAAGCCAAGACTATTACAGCAGCAGGCGATATGGTCAATGACTTTACCAGCTGGATGCAACGTGTTGGTCAATATCAAACTAAAGCCATCATTGAATTAAGCGATGAGATCCGCGCTGAGTTTGGACCTGCAGAAGCTGAAGTATTCAAACAAGCAGTCGGTCCAGCATTGAGTGCTACACTTGAAACACTGACACAACAACGTGAATCTATCAGCAATGCAGTTGCACAATTAGCTTCGGGTTCAGCACCACCGGAAGGTATGGGTATGGAGCCAGGCATGGATGCAGGCATGGAGCCAGGTATGGATACAGCTCCGCCAGATGCCATGAATCCAGAGATGGGGGGTGACGAATTTGGTGCTAGCGATGCTGCTGCTGGTGGACCAGAGGCTAGCGGACGTGAAATGCGTGAAAGCAAGTTTGCCCGCAGACTAGCTGAGTCACACAGTATCATGAGCAAACTCGCATCATAATGAGATTCTTCGAAATAGACCTAGGTAGTGCTAGGTCTGTACTCAAAGTGCTACAGGACTTGGCCAACGAACAGGGGCGCGATTCAGAGCTGCCCTTTGGTCTAGTCCAACATGCATTTTCAGATTTCGACTATGCCATTGGCAACGGCGGCCCCGAAAGCCAACAGGCACTACAGGCAATTTTCAAAGATATAGATCCACAAGGTAAAGTAGTGGCTGAAGTAACTCCTGATGGAACAGTCATACTCAATACCGACACGCCTAGCGATCAATTAAGTCCCGGCGCTGGACAACCCACAGGCCCATCAGTGGATCAAATGGCAGCGCATAATGCCAAAAGCGTAACCAGATAGTTGCTATATAGATCATGTAGTGTTATAATTACACTATATGAATAACTATAATCCTCCCCCGTTCATCGAACGATTCCAATATAAAAACTGTCAACAGATAAACGATCCTGTAACTCGTAAACGAGTTTACCGAACTCCTGATGGAGAAAGTTTGCCCAGCGTTACTACTATTTTGGGTGCAACCAAAGACATGACTGCACTCAATGAATGGCGCGACCGTATTGGACACGCCAAGGCACAGCAAATTACTACAGAGGCAGCCGGAGTAGGGACAGCCATGCACGCCAACTTGGAACGATTTTTAATTGGGGAACAGAGACAACCCGGTAATAATCCTGTACATGTACAAGCCAACAAGATGGCCAATATCATTATTGAAAACGGACTCAATAAAATGAGTGAAGTATGGGCCATGGAACAGAGTCTTTACTTTCCCGGATTATACAGCGGCACCACCGACTTGATCGGTGTGCATGAAGATGAACCGGCAGTATGTGATCACAAACAGACTAACAAGCCTAAAAAAGCAGAATGGGTCGACGATTATTATCTGCAATTAACTGCTTACATATTAGCACACAATGAAGTTTACAAAACCAACATACGCAAGGGTGTTATATTCATGTGCAGCAGAGATCTACAATATCAGCAATTTACACTAGAACCTAAAGACTTCAACAAGTATCAAGATCTCTGGCTTGCCAAAGTAGAAGAATATTACAAACTCACAGCCTAGTCTAGACAGCTTCCGCGATAAATAGAATATCAGGAGAGATAATATGGCTGTAATAGAGATTGCCCGCATACAAGTTAGACGTGGACAAGAATCAGTAACCGGGGTTCCACAACTAGCGCCGGGAGAACTGGGCTGGGCAGAAGACACTGAGCACTTATATATTGGCAAGCGTATCATCGAGGGTGCCAAGGATGATAATAATACACGCATATTAACTGAAAATGATCTAGTGAATGTGTTTGCCATGATCGCTCCGGGCAGCACAGTGGCTAGCACCAGCAGCTACCAATATCGAGAGTTTGGAGTACAGGACGGAGTCACCACAGCAACATTTGCCAATGTAAATGCTTTATATGTGGGGCAAAAACGACCATCAATCAGCATGGCGCTTAAATTGGATCAAACAGTTAGCCTAGCAGATTTCAGTGACATATGGCCACCAGTGGGCCGTGACATAACATTGTTGACCAATGCTGTGTTAAAAGATCTCTATGCTAATACGGTTACCACATATATGCCACGTGTTTTAAAAATACCGGCAGGAAATTATTATGTACACTCAGCATTAAATCTACCGCCAAACACTCATCTAGTAGGTGAGGGCAAAGATATAACTGTGTTAAATTTAATCAATGATTCAGTTAACTTGATGCAGACTGTTGATAAACAGGGAAATACATTTGGCAGTATGGCATCGTCTAATAACCAGTTCGTAAATCCGTTCAACATATGCATCGAAAATATGACTCTGGCATTTAACACTGGTACACGGTCAACCAAGAGTCTATTAAGTTTTGACAATACTCGCAATGCCATTGCACGATCAGTGAGATTTACTGGCAGTACTTATACTGGGTTTACCACCGTAGTCACCGGAGCCAGCACAGCATCTGGGTCTACACAAAATTTATTCGTCGCAGGAACCGCAACATACCCTGCACTAGCCGGCCTATCTCAAAATGCAAAGTACATGATAACCGGCAATTCTTTATACAGTGATATCGCAGTCGAAGTCAGCAGTTTCTCATATGCCGGTGGCTTTATTAGAATGGTTACCACTTCATCGGCATCTGGTATTGCTATGAATTTTGGATCAAGCCCGAGTGAGGTATATTCAGTGTATATTTTTGAGGGCGGTGGCACCGGTGTATATGTGCGAACTCAGGATGATGGTGGTGCTAATGCCAACTCCAATAACATACCTTTCAGTGAAAACACGCAATTGATAGATTGCGATTTTAACAGTCTAGTTACAGGTGTGATAAGCACTGGTTCAACATTCAAGACAGTGATCACAAATAGTACTTTTAGAAATTCCTATAACGGAATTAAATTGTATACAGACTCTGCTAATAATACTGCCAACGGACCGTTGAGTGTACAAATTACAAGAAATATTTTCGACACTGTTTACAAGCAGGGTATAATGGTTGGCAGCAATCCTAACAATATGCCAAGTAATGTTCTAAGTTCCTACAATTATTTTACACAGGTTGGCAACGGGTTAGAACAGCCTACCAAAGGTGTGAGCGATAGTAATATAACTTACTCAGCATATCCGATCATAGAATTTGGTAGTCAAGGCAATTTAAGTTCTAATGATTTTTTTAATAGATCTTTTGAAGCCACGACTGGGACAACATCGACCACATTCTTTTATAATTTAGTGGCCAAAGGCTCAACTAACATACAAGATCAAACAGCAAGATCAATCACAGTACCAAATAATCAGATAACTCCCGTTGTCAGTTTCCCATTGACTGGTACTGAGCAACTCATCGAAGTAAAATATCAGATGAGTAACGAATTTTTATCTAGAAAAGGCACTGCATCGTTGAATGTTAGAGCCAATTCAACGTCTACCAGTCCGGTCAGTGTGTCAGACAACTACATATACACAGAAGAACAATCTCCATATAATGTAGCCTACACAAATAATTTATTAGCTGATAATAATTCATCGTATGATTCTCTTTTAGTCACTGCTAATTCACCCGGGCGCCTGGCAGTCTTTAATGATTTGGTCAGTAAAAATATCAATGGCGGAAATAGCACATTGTATGTTACCGGGAATAATGATTTTTCTGGGCAAGCTGCTTATGTAATTTCTATATCTGCGATTACTTCCTCTACATTCCAAATCGTTACTCAGAGTTCTAATCCACAATTTAATTATGATCCTGTTATCTACCCCACTGAACGCTGGTCACTGTTAACTGCTGATAATCCTATATTTGGAACCTACATTAATACAGCATCTAATTTCATTACATTAAATTGCGACAGCACCGGAGTAGTAAACACTAGCTCAGGTGTAACATATAATATAACTTTCCAAACAGAAATTTTTCAGAAATAACATGTTCACTCTATCTACAGAAGATAGGCTATCGTCATGGGCGGATCATCGATCGGCTTTAGAAGACAGCTCAGACCCATTGATAGCCACATTTGATTTTTGGAGTCAGGCTCCATTCATTCCCTACAATAGAAATATTGATCCCTATAATCAAAACAGTTGGCCTACACCCTGGGAAATCATTGCTGAAAACAAATATGATGATTTTACTCGATCTTTGATGATAGCGTATACCATAAAATACACTCAAAGATTTAAAAACTCAGTGATAGAAGTACACACATTAGTAGACAGTTCCAAAAGCATTTGTTACAATGTAGTGTGCATTGACGATAAATGGGCCATCGACGATAAAGGGGTAATAAGCAAAGAATCCATCCCCGAGTCACTTTTGATAGAAAATCTAATCGAAGTTAACGCTTCTCGGTAAATATTATCTCAGCACATTAAAAAGGTAAGAAAAACATGATCACAGTGGTCAAAAGAAATGGGGTAAAAGTACCTTTAGATATTAGCAAAATACAGAGGCAAGTGGCCCATGCATGTAAGGGCATAGACGGTGTTAGCCCAAGCATGGTAGAGATCAAAGCCCAAATAGAACTACACGACGGGATGACCACAGAGACGATAGATCAACTCTTGCTCAAGGCCATGGTAGATTTGATTGACGAAACAGAAAATCCAGAAATAAACAATGTCAACTACCAATATGTAGCAGGTAGACAGCGAGTCAGTATGCTACGCAAAGAAGTGTATGGCGAATACGAGCCGCCTAAACTTTATGATATCGTAAAACAAAATGTAACATCGGGCATGTATACTACAGAACTACTAGACTGGTATACAGAAGATGAATGGAATATCATTGATCTCTTTATTGATCATGACAAAGACGAAACCTACACCTATGCTGCCATAGCGCAGTTATGTGAAAAGTATCTAGTACAGAATCGTGCCACTGGACAGATATTCGAGACTCCTCAGGTACGATATGCTATTGCCGCAGCAACAGCATTCCACAACGAACCCAAGGAGGCTAGACTCAAGTATGTTAAAGAATATTATGAATGTGCCAGCGCAGGGCATTTCACGTTGGCTACACCTGTGCTTGCTGGGCTTGGTACTACTACTAAGCAGTTCAGTAGCTGTGTACTTATCAGCAGTGATGATACTTTGGACAGTATCTTCGCTAGTGGTGAAATGATGGCCAAATATGCGTCAAAACGAGCCGGAATTGGCCTTGAAATTGGCAGAATCAGACCCGTAGGTGCTCCAATCCGCAACGGTGAGATCAAGCATACGGGTATGATACCATTCCTGAAGAAATGGTTTGCTGATCTGCGTAGTTGTAGTCAAGGTGGTATACGCAATGCAAGTTGCACAGTCACATTCCCTATTTGGCATTATCAGTTCGAAGACCTTATTGTATTGAAGAACAATCAAGGTACAGATGAAACTCGTGTGCGTCAAATGGATTACTCAGTAGTAGTCAATGCCATGTTCTGGAATCGTTACAAGCGTGGAGAGATGGTTACATTATTTGACCCGCATGATGTTCCGGACCTATACGAGGCCTATTACAGAGACATCAAAGAATTTGAAACTTTATATATCAACTATGAAAAGCATCCGACAATTAAAAAGAAACGCATATCGGCAGATGAGATATTCAAAAATGGCATTCTTAAAGAGCGTACTGATACGGGGCGCATTTATCTTGTCAATATCGACAACGTCATCAATCAGGGTTCATTTGATACAACGCTTGATCCCATTTACCAATCAAATCTATGCCAGGAAATACTTCTACCCACGCGACCTTTCCAGAGAATTGAAGATCCAGATGGGCGCATTGCTCTTTGCACTCTTGGCAGCATAAACTGGGGCGCCTTCCGTAACCCGCAAGAGATGCGAAAGGCTTGCCGTGTACTAGTGCGTAGCCTTAGTAATCTACTAAACTATCAAGACTTCCTAAGCATACAGAGCAAGTTGGCTAATACAGATTTTGAGCCTCTTGGTGTTGGCATCACCAACTTGGCTTATTGGCATGCTCGTCGCAGTTTTAAATATGGCACTCCAGAAGCACTGGCCGAAGTCAAGCGTTGGATGGAACATCAAGCATACTACCTAACCGAAACCAGTGTGGAATTGGCCCAAGAGCGTGGCCCATGTCTGCGTAGCGAACACACCTATTACGGTCGGGGAGTATTTCCCTGGGAGCGTAGGGCCAAAGGTGTTAACGAACTAACAGACTTTACACCTAGCATGGATTGGGAACCACTACGTGAGCGTATGAAGAAGTATGGAATACGTAATGCTACATTGATGGCTGTGGCTCCTGTAGAGAGTTCCAGTGTTGTTCTCAACAGCACTAATGGCATCGAAATGCCCATGGAACTGATCAGTGTTAAAGAAAGTAAAGCAGGTAGTTTTGTACAGGTGGTTCCAGAATATCGACGACTAAAGAACCGTTATCAACTCATGTGGGAACAGACTGACTGTGTTGAATACTTAAAGACATCAGCAGTATTAGCAGTGTACATTGATCAAAGCCTAAGTACCAATACATTCTACAGTCCACGTCATTTCAAAGATGGCAAGGTTCCGGGCACATTAATTGCCAAGAACCTAATGTTGGCCTACAAGTGGGGTCTTAAGACCATGTACTACTCACTTATCGACAAAGTAGGTAGTAAGAATATATTAAACACACAAAGTGATAGATTAATAGCAGCGGAACCTGTTACGATTTATAGTGAAGATGAAGAAAATTGCGAGGCCTGCAAATTATAGGAAATATTATGTCAAAAGAACAATACAATTTATCAAAACAAACAAACTATCTAAAACGCAAGATGTTTTTGGATCCAGAGGGTCCTGTAACTGTACAGCGTTTTGAAGAAGTCAAGTATCCACGCATAGCCAAGTTTGAAGAATTAGCCCGTGGGTTCTTTTGGGTGCCAGAGGAGATCAGTTTGACCAAAGATAAAATAGATCACAAGGATGCTAGTGATGCCGTCAAGCATATCTTCACCAGTAACCTGCTACGACAGACAGCACTAGACAGTATCCAAGGTCGTGCTCCGAGTCAGATCTTCAGTCCTGTGATCAGCTTGCCTGAACTTGAAGCACTGGTAAGCAACTGGAGTTTCTTCGAGACAAATATACACAGCAAGAGCTACAGTCATATCATCCGCAATGTCTATGGTGTGCCAAAAGACGTATTCAACACCATACATGACACATCTGAAATAGTAGACATGGCAGCTAGTGTTGGCAATCACTATGACAAGCTGCATGAACTAAATTGTTTCAAGGAAGTAAATCCTGGATCAGTCAGTGATCGTAGTCATATTAAGGCCATCTGGTTGGCACTCAATGCCAGTTATGCACTGGAGGCATTCCGCTTTATGGTGTCATTTGCCACCAGTTTGGCCATGGTAGAGAACAAGATCTACATTGGCAATGGCAATATCATCAGCCTAATCTTGCAGGACGAATTACTACATGCAGAGTGGACCGCTTGGTTGATCAACAATGTGGTAAAAGATGATGAACGTTTTGCCGAAATAGTTGAAGAATGCCGTGAGGAAGTATATGCTATGTATATAGAGGTCATAGAAGAAGAAAAGGCCTGGGCAGACTACTTGTTCAAGAAAGGTCCAGTGATTGGTCTCAATGCTGCTATTCTCAAAGACTTTGTGGATCATACTGCATTCGTCAGACTAAAAGACATTGGTATCAAGTATGCTGAAGAGCATCCACGTAGCAGTCCTATTCCATGGTTCAACAAGCATGTCAATATTGGCAAGAAGCAAAGTGCTCTACAGGAAACTGAAAGCACCAACTATGTTATTGGTGTGATGAGTGACAACGTCAGCTATGATGAATTACCTGACTTATAAAGGAAACAAAAATGTTAAATGAAAAATTAAGAGAAACTGAAGATTTTAAAGTAATCAGTAAGGTGATGAAGGAGTTCGAACGAATCGAAGAAAAGAATCGTTGCCTCCGTGTGCGTTTTTTAGATTGGTTGAGTTATCAACTGGCGGACTGGAGTGTGCGTGTCAAGAAAGTATCCGACAGAATCGACAGCCCATGTATTATCAAAATTGGAGATAAAAAATGAAAGCCGTATTATGGAGTAAGTATCACTGCCCTTACTGTGATCAAGCACATGCATTGCTAAAATCTAAAGGTTATGAAATTGAAGAACGCAAGATCGGTGATGGATTTAGTCGAGAAGAACTGTTAGAAGCAGTACCCAATGCTCGTAGTGTTCCGCAAATCTTTATCGAAGATGGACATGTAGGAGGATACAACGAATTGAAAGAGTATTTGAAATGAGCGATATTAAGGATATAGATCAGTGGAACATAGACAATTCTTCTATCATTGGTCCATATCCTGATTATAATGTAGGTATTGGATCAAGCACAGGTGTCAATGGAACTTATAGCGTTGGCGCAAGCGGCTCGGTTCTCACTACCAACAGCACCAGCCCTATGTGGACAACTTCTCCCTACACGATCGGCACCACCAGCCTCCCAAATTGGAGTAATATTGGTACCACAAAATCATCGGTACAAATTAAAGGTGATGCTGAGTTTGAAGGCCGGGTTACGATAAACAAGCGAGACCTTGGCGAGTTTATGGAAGCAATGAGCAAGCGTTTGGCCATACTCGTACCAGACCCAGAAAAATTAGAACACTTTGAAGCACTGAAGAAAGCATACGATCACTACAAGTTGTTAGAGGCATTATGCGAAATACCAAAAGAAACCAAGGAATAAAATGTTAAAATCAAAAGCAATGACTCCGGGATCTATCGTGAGTCTCAGGATTTTAAATGGAGATGAATTAATTGCTAGACTACTAGATTCAACTGCCGAATCAGTAACATTGACCAATCCCATGGTGGTTGCTGTATCAGAAGAGGGTGCGGGGGCAATTCCATGGTTTGCACTAGGTGATGCCAGTGTGGTAAATATCAAGATGACACACGTATATTCCATGGTGCCAGCCAAACTCGACGCAGCAGAAGAATACACAAAGAACATGGCCAGAATAGAAAGCAATGTATAAACATATACCAATAGATGGTGAAATCGTAATCGATCTTAAGAAAGCTCTGAACATGCAGACCTTGTCTGATACCATCATGACTTCATTTCCAGGCAAGGACAAGTATCGAATAGACGGAATCGCCATACCTATTGTCAATGCTGAATGTAAGGGGTTTGGTGTCATCGATCCAGTCAGTGATATAAAAGCAGCTATATCTAGACTTTTTGACGAGCTCATGCGGGCCATATTCAAACCTATATGGGACGTACTAATGGCAATTCTGGAGTTCTTGGGCGACCTCATAGATGAGGTGCTGGACTATCGATTACCAATTTTAGATCTAACTATAGGTGATTTGTTCAAGCCCGGTCTCTATGATAAAATAAAAGCAAGAATCCAATATCTTTGGGACAATGCCAAAGCAGAACTAGAAGCACTTTTAAAATCTCTGGGTCTCGGTTGGCCTTGGTTTGATAATGTAGAAAGTCCCCAAAAAATCATAGAGCAGATTATGTCTGCCATCGTACATGCGCTATGGGATATAGTTATTAAAACGGTTGGCAAGATAATTGGCCTCATACAACTAGCACTGGAAATATACGATGAAGTTGTTAACCAAGGCAGGACTATATTTGCCACATTGTGGAAGACAATCAAAGAACAAATTTTTGGAAAAATTCTGGATTTCATATTGAACCCGCCTACCCTAGAACAGATCAAAGAATGGATCTTAGAATTTGCAAGAAACTACTACGGTAAACTGTTGTTAACATACGAAGAGATAATGGCTATCTTACGTGATTTTGAAATACCCATACTGAAACTGAGGCCATTTGATTGGACACCACCTTGGTTCAACCCCCAAAAGCCTGATTTAAATTTCCGCCAAATGCTAGTTGATATCAAAGTTTGGGTGCAGAACTATGTTATCTCCATCATCAAAGCATTCATCCAAGCAATAGTTGACATATTAAAAGCCCTCATTCCAAGTTTAGAAACCCTGTTGAGTTGGACTGTTATAACCATACCACTGACTTTCTGTGCTGTTGAAATATTGCCCTTGACATAAGGCCAATTTTCATGTATAATTAGTACATGAAACAGAAATTCATAGATCTTTACATGGCATGGGCTGAGCGCACAGCTGAACTTAGCCATGCTAAAAGACTGCAAGTGGGTGCAGTCATCGTCAATGACGACTGTGTGATCAGTTACGGGTACAATGGCATGCCTGCAGGTTGGGATAACAACTGCGAAAATATTGTAGGATATGATACAAAGGGCCCTGTACTTAAAACCAAACCAGAGGTACTACATGCAGAATCTAATGCAATCGCCAAATTGGCAAAATCTACTAACAGTGGCTTGGGTGCTACTATGTTCGTTACCCATGCTCCATGTATGGAATGTGCCAAACTTATACATCAAAGCGGCATTGGGCACGTACTATACCGTAATTCTTATCGGGACACTGGCGGTGTTAAGTTCCTTGTGTCATCGGGTGTAAAGATTGAACAGATATGAAGAAGACGTATTATGAAAAGGTCGGAGGACGGTATGTTCCTGTAGCCGAATACGATAGTGATTACTTGGATAGTTTTCCAAAAGGTACTCACATCATCATGTGCTATCCAGGTGGACGGAGTCGTAGGTACAACATCGATCCGGACTATGCTGGAATGATTGCTGCCGGGCGGGTGGCTGAAGAAGCCATGAGTACGGCCATGTATAATGCTAGTCAACTGAAGCCAAGCAAGACACCAATTACATCTGGACAACGCCGAGCATGGCGAAAACTGGCCAAAGAGTTTGGTGAGGAACTATACCAATTGAATGGAGTCAGCACACACGATATCGTTCAAGCAGGCCTAAGGGCTTTACAAAAGGAAGCAAATGTGTTATACTCTAATCCAGCAGTGAAGAAAGCATACGATCACTTTATTTTAATGTGTAAACTAACCAAGGAAGAAAAACATGACATATAGAACAATTACTACAGATGTTGAAGTTGACTTGTCAGAGTTCGACACCGAGGATCTTATCGAAGAGTTAGAGGATCGAGGAGAATGGACTGGATGCAGTTCCAGTAGCGGTCAATTTGATTCTAAAGAATTGCTAGAAGCAATCTGGCTGAAACGCAGAGTGGGCAATCAAGATTACCAAACAGAACTGGATCAACTGATCTATACTGTTCTCGGTCATGTAGTATGATCCGCAGAGATATTATTTTAGCAGTACGTGAATTAGCTGATAGGCATTTCACAGTGTCAGACATCGCTGCTAAACTTAATATCACTACAGAATTGGTGCAAATGGCTTTAGATTTTATCAACAATGTTTTAACTTAGGAACTATCATGGCAGGCAAAGCAAAATCAGTGTATCTCACAATCAACCCCAAAGGCACATTTATAACTGCCTTCCACAAGGTGTTTTTCAATGCCAAGGACTACAATGACTATGTCAAAACTGAGGAGTTCAAAGCCAAGTGGCCGCCGGAACTGTTCGACATCGTAAAAGAGACTTACTAACATGGCAGGCTGGAACGTAATCAAACAGATCCGAGAACTGGAACTGCGAGCTGATCGATTAGGTATGAAATTGGCTCCTTACCATTATGATAATTTTGGCGAAAATGTGGCACTGGTGCCCAAGGATCAGGACTCGCTGCCCATCTACACCCGTGATGCTCAGCTATTTGCTGGCTCACTTGAGGGTGCTGATCATTTCATGCAAGGGATCATGTGGGCACGGGATTACGATCTTTTCACCATTGATAAAAATCTCAATGCCAAGCGAGCTCGAAAAGAACAAGACCTGCGTAATAAAGAATTGATGGAAATTATTAAAAATAGTGATAAGTAGGGTAAAAATGAAACTGTCTGATCATAGTAAACAACGACTGCGGGAGACTTTCACTGAATGGGGCGTGGACGAATTGGACTACATGGGCCCTATGTATGAATATTTGATTAATGGATTTGAGCCAGGCAGTTTCTTTACTGCGGTGCTGGCTAATAACTTCATGGATGCCGTGAGGTCCAGCCACCCTAGTAACACCATTCCTGCTCTTAAAAAACTGACAGGATGGATAACTGCACACATGCCCAATCAAGCCTGGGGCAGTTATGACGAGGTCAAAGACTGGCTGGCCTTGGCAGATCACGAGCGTAGAGCAATATTAGAACAACATCATCTAATCTACACTACCAAAGAGGAAGTTATGTTGATCTTGAAGGAGTCACCTGTGATGCACACTGATAATTTTTGAGAATGGAGAATTACTTATAAATATTGCATCTTGCAGGGATAAAGTTGCATAGCGGCTTGGGGTAGTGCGAAGCTACTTGGCTAGGCGGAGGCTCTATACACGCCCTGGGGAGTCCGTCAAATTTATTAGAAGATATCATGACTCCTTTGGATTTTAAAACTCAACAAATAGTAAATTCTATAGTGGATGTGATAGAATTGGCCTACACACAAGGTAGGACTGTGACCTTTAGAACTATTTTCGATTTTTTACAGTTTCCAAAAGAGGCATGGGAAGATGACGAAGATTTGGATGAACCCATAGTGGTCACATGTGAAAGTGACTTAGTTTTGGTAAGAGCGATGATCAGCAGTATGTTTGCTGTGAGACATTGAAGATAAGTAAGAGTTATTGTTGTAATCCCTTCAAAACGAAGGAGGCCAAGACCCGGGGGCAGTGCCCGGCAGGTCCACCATAAGGAAATTTGATGAAATTGGAAAAAGTAAAACAGTATTTTGTTGTAGTAGACAAAGATGACACAGTAAAAAGAGTGTGTTGGGCACCTTTACTTTGGGATATTCCTAATCTAGGATATCGTTTTACAGGATTTAAAGGATTTAATAATCCTATTCCAAAGTTTCTTTATGTTGGGCCTGACACAGGATCGATTGGGCTAGATAGTGGCGACGGCAACACGGTAGGCGATGACCGTTAATCAAGCAAATTTCATAACTGCAAACGACGAGTTATATTCCATCGCCGCTTAGGCTTTGGTGAGGTAGGACTTACCTTATTATCAAAACAACCAAAGGGCCTTGACGGGCCCTTTCTTTTTGTGTATAATTTAATTTTTAACAAAGGAATATCATGTTCACAATTCTTGTGGGTGTCATCGTAGGTTTGCTAGTAGCAGGTGCTATTATTTTTATGTCAGAATTCAAAAAGATTGCGTTGGGCGTACTTACAGGTCTAGCAATTATTCTCATATCAATTGGAGTTTCAGCATTTACTGTGATCAGTGCAGGACACACTGGTGTACAGGTTACACTTGGTGAAGTCAATCCCTTGCCCTTGACTGAAGGTGTTCACTTTGTGAATCCAATCAGTTCAATCAAGGATGTGGATGTTCGTCTACAGAAGGCGGAACTAAAAGGTGCCAATGCAGGTACCAAAGACCTGCAGGTTGTGCATACTGACATCGTGGTTAACTATCGTCTAGATCCACTCAAAGTACCACATATCTATAAAGAGTTCGGTCTCAATGTGGATGAAAAGGTTCTTGGCCCTGGCATCAACGAAGCGTTCAAGAGTGTGACTGGTCACTACACCAGTGAAGAATTGGTTACCAAACGTGATTTGGTCAGTGCAGAAATTCTACAGCACTTGGTGGAAAAGATGGCTCCGTTCAACATCACGGTGAGCAATATTAGTTTGGTGAATTTTGGATTCAGTCCTGAATATCAAAAGGCCATCGAAGCCAAGGTGATCTCTGTGCAACAAACTGCCAAGGCTCAACAAGACCTGGAGCGTATCAAAGTTGAGGCTGCAAGTCGTATCGCACAAGCAGATGGTGAAGCCAAGGCCATCGCGATCCAAGCCGCTGCTATCCAAAGCAACGGTGGTGAGAACTATGTCAAGTTGCAGTGGATTGAAAAGTGGAACGGTGCATTGCCTAGCACAATGTTGGGCGGCGATACAAAGACCCTGATGAACATTGGTAAGTAATCGTCGATAAACAACACAGGGGCCTTGACAGGCCCCTTCTTTTTGTGTATAATATTGTTTTAACTAAGCGATTTTGGAGTTGAATGATGAATCAACAACTAATAGATAGCCTTCTACACAAGGCTGGTGCTCGCTTTGGTGCCGAGGGGATTGATTATTCCGATTTTACAGCAAGTAAGTTTGCCGAGTTGATTGTGCGAGACTGTTTGAATATTGCTAAAAATTGGGATGATCAACTGGTAAATGCCAAACTTGTTAAAGAATCAAATGCGGTAGGCATTGTGGCATATAGAATCGCACGCCAATTTGGAGTTAAAGAATGAAAACTAATCACGGATTTACTTTAATTGAATTGATGATGGTTATAGCAATAGGTTTTATTATTGTTATAGCGGTCTTTGGCTTTTTTGCTGTATCTCAAAACGGTTCCAGCAATGTTAGCATGGGCATTAATGGCTTGACTGAATCACGCTGTATAGATGGTTATAAATTCATTATCGGTCAACGTGGATTTCCACAGCAGGTGATTGGTGATAATGGCGGCGGCGTTAAATGTGAAGGAATGTAAATGAACGAACGAATTAAACAACTTGCTGAGCAGGCTACCTCTATTCAAGGCCCTACACCTTACAATCCACTTACCTTTGAAGTGTTTGACCGAGAAAAGTTCGCCGAGTTGATTGTCAAGGAATGTCTCGAAGAATTGCGATATACGGTTCTTGATACACAGGAATTGCGTCGGGACAAAAGCACTGATTATCAAGTGGGTTGGGAAGATGGTATGTTTGATGCCGGTGAAACGATTAAGAACATTTTCGGAGTTGAAGAATGAACGAACGAATTAAAGAACTTTGGTCACAGGCTGAAGAAGAAATCAAGGCAGAATATGAAGATGAAAGTCGTAGAAACAGACGTCTCTATAACGAAATCTTTTTGCCAAAGTTCGCCGAGTTGATTGTTAGGGAATGTTTAGAACTTACTCTTGGAAAAGATCGTAAGCAACTACTAGACAAGGGAGATTTGAATGGTGCTAATCTTTTACAAAAAGACATCGTCCGTGTAATAAAACATTTCGGAGTTGAAGAATGAAACTATCGGTTGTGGTTGAGCAAGATGGAAAAAGTAAAACAATCTGCACTTGGGAACACGAACATTGTGTTCTAACAGGCAAGGTCAAAGATGTTACCGAAGAGGTATTAACGGAGATTAACCGTAGGATTAAAGAACATTTCGGAGTTGAATCGTGATCAATCTAAACTTTAGCATGGCCATGCCATGGAGGTCCGCCAAGATCTGGGATATCCTGTGGAACAAGTCGGGATTCATCTCCCAGAACAAGGCCTGGGAGTTTAACGGATACCGCACTGGTCATATCATTAATGTAGATTTCCACTGGACACTACGAGGCGACCATGCAGGTGCTAGATTGATGTTTGGAGTATTTGGTTATGAAATTGAACTAGAATTCTACGACACACGGCACTGGAACTATGATGCCAACACCTGGGAATGCTATAAATGAAATTTTTCGAACCCCTACGCGATGACCTAATGGTACAGCAACAGATACAGAACAGTTGGGAACATATGGTGGGCGTGATCATGCTGAACCAAACCGGACGCAAACCAGTCAAGACCACCTTGCCTGAATTCCTATATTGGTTTCCCACACCCGAGGCATTGATCTCCGCCGATGAGGAATTTGTCAAAAGCATTATCAAACCCCTGGGCATGACCAATGTGCGCTACAAGAGGTTGGTGGGCATGAGTCGTGACTGGTTGACTTGGGACGGCGATGATGCTACAGTGTTGTATGGGATTGGCAAGTACGGCAGTGACAGTTATGAAATATTTTTCAAACAGAATTACACAGTACAGCCCTTGGACAAAGAATTGAAACGATATTTGGAAGAAGAAATATTATGATCTACTTTAGTGCTGTATTGTTTATCGCGGCCCTGGCAGGATGGGGTTGGTTGGTGTTTGCGGATCACATGACCTGGGACGACCGTCGCAAACAATGTAAGATTGGCGATCATTGGATGACAACTAAACTATTCATTTGGCATAATAAACAAGGTGAATACTTTAGTGGAACACATTGTAGAGCCTGCGACTTTCGAAAAAATGTGAAGATTGAGAAATGAAACAAAAACGAATGAAAATGCAAATCACTTTCCACAAGCGAACCGGGATCTCGCCAGGGTTCGGAGTGTCTCGTCACTATTATGGAAAAGCAGGAACAGTTTATCTTTTACGATTGTGGTGGAGTGCATTGTGTTTAACATTTTATCGGGGGTTTAAAAAATGAGTATGAGCGTGATGCAATACCTTAACAACCTACGCCCAGCCATACCCATGAGTGCGGAGAGGCCATGTACCAACATGAGCAATGGTGAACTACGTAGGCACATGGCGCAAGGTGCTGTGCTAATCAACGTCGAGACAGTTACTCCGGACGAGCCAATGGACTTCCCCGTCTTCTCTTTGGTATTCTTTCCAAACTCAAAGAAACGCAGAACCACGATTGTATAGGACTAAAAATGATTGAATGTTTGATTTTAGGTGATAGTATAGCAGTAGGTACACAACAGTTTAGACCTGAGTGTGCGGTCATGGCCAAAGGTGGTATCAATAGTCAGCAATGGAACAAACAATATCTAAAAAGTGATCAGGGTGTATTGCCCGAGGCTAAAACTGTGATCATCAGTTTAGGCTCCAATGATCATAAAAATGTGAGAACTATCTTCGAATTACAACAGATACGTAAGGCAGTCAATGCCGAGCATGTGTTTTGGATCTTGCCACATGGCAACAACCCTGCCGGTGGTATGGATATTGAATGGATACAACGTTTCGTCAAGGCAGTCGCCGCGGAAAATGGTGACATTGTTTTACCCTTCACTCGTGTACAAAAAGACAACATCCATCCCAGTTGGTCTGGATATAGGGACCTTGCGGAGCAAACCAAAGATGCCAAGCCTCGCAGACTATTTTAACGAAAAAGGCTACAAGCCCAAGTATTCTATAGGAGATAGAGTATTTGGCTATTGGAACGAGATTCCTTTTGTCGGTTCAGTGGGAAATGACCGTAAAATCAATGACTCCGGTCCTGAAATAACCATACACCTAGACTTGCCCATTAAATACAACGACGAAATTAAACATATAATAATCGTCAAACATAAAGACATTGCCCGACTAAAAGAATTTTAAGGCGCTTGTTTTTGTTGACTGCGATCCTCGCAGGCATATATACTATATTATGGTCACACAGACTGTATAAAATAAAGGAAATTGAAAAATGAAAAAACTTGCAATCTTTGCAGCATTAATCGGATTCATGGGATTAGCCCAAGCCGATGTCACCGTTTACGGCATGGGCCGTGTCTACGAGGAATCCTCCACCGTTGGCACAGCAGCCGCTGTTACTTCTTTAACCAACGACAAAAGCCGTCTTGGTTTCAAGGCAGGCGACAACCTCGGTGATGGACTATCAGCATTTGGTCAAATCGAAGTAGGTGTGGGTATTGATACACCAACCGCCAGCACCATTGGCGATCGCATTGCCTTGATCGGACTTAAGAATGAGTATGGCACAATGGGATTGGGTCGTGATAAGACTTCCCTAACCAAAGCACTTGACTCGTTTGATGCCATGGGTGGTGATTTGTTTGGATCCAGTGCAGGCACTATCCATGCATATCAAGGTACACGTTTGAGCAATGGCATATTCCTATCTACCAATACATTCGTAGATGGTTTGACAGCCAACTATGTATACAGCAACAGTGAAGTCGCTGGTACACCAAACTCTTATACTGCCAGTTTAGTTTTCGCTGCTGGTCCAGTTGGACTTACATATGCTCGTTTTGACAACGGTGTAACAAGTCTAACCAATGCCTATGGCGTTAAGTACACCCTGGCTAAGACTGGTACAACTGTATTTGGTCTATATTCCGACGACACAGTCAGCGGTGTAGCAACCACAGGTAGAAGCGTTGGTGTTACTCAAACAGTGATGCCAAAATTGACCGCAATGGCCAGCTACGGTGAAGTCAGTTCTACCAAGGCCTACAACGTGGGTCTTAACTATGACATAGGTAAAAATACCAAAGTATTGGCTCGTTACTTGTTGGAAGATGCAAGCTCTGATACCACGCGCTATGGCGTTGGTTTAGAATATAGCTTCTAATCGAAGTTTTTATTCCGAAAAAGGCAGTTTTTACTGCCTTTTTTATTGACTTTTAATGCTTTCGACTGTATAATTACTACTGTACTGCACGGTGTGGTACAAATGTTAGGGCGAATGCCAAATACTAACATAACTTTGTTGATAAACAGAAAGGTATATTATGAGTAAGACAGCAACGGCCTCTTTGGCTCCATTTGATCCCTCGGCGGGTCTAGCAGACAAGCGAATTCCTATCACGGATGTAGCTAAACAAATCTCCAAACGCATTGGGGAAAAAGTCCAAAATAAAGCAGACGTGTCCGTCCAGGATGTTCTGAAATTTGGTTGGGTACCAGCAGATAAAATTCTTATCAATTATAAACGCCAGCGGTGGCCTGAACCTAAGCACATGAAAAAGTTGCTCGGTAAGTGGGATATCCGATGCGTAACTCCACTTCAATGCCGTTATGATCCCATTGAGGACAAATACTATGGGGCAGATGGTCAACAGCATATGACTGTTTGGTTACTGAAGTACGGCATGCTCACACATATCCCATGTTTTTATGTTGAAAGTGCCGATGAAAATGTTGAGTCAATCCAATTATTGGCATTGAACACTGACAGCGAGCCCATGGCCAAGTTCTTTATCCATCAGCAAAAAATCATGATGGGCGACAAGCATGCCATTGCTTTGGAAAAAGCAGTAACTGATGCTAACTGCGAAACTGCCTACAAGAAACGTTCTCCTGGTTGTATCACACACGTTAGCCATTTACAAGATGCTTACGAAAACTACGGCGCAGGCGCACTGACATTAGTGCTGAACAAGATGCGTCAATTCTGGCCGCAGGATAAAATTGAAATGCCTACAGCGTTGGGCTTTTTGAAACTACGAGAGATCATGGTAGATGACGGCTTGTGGAACGACAGTACATTCAATGACGTTGTTTTTGAATGTAGTAATTATGCAGAGACCAATAAAGATCTGCACTTGGGCATTAACCATGCATTCCAAACTACATATCCTACAAACTATAAAGGTATGGGCGTTCGTGAAAAGATTGCTTCAGGTATCATTGACATCTATGAGAAGGCCAAAGGCAACAAATTATGCGACAAGCCTTTTGATATTTCCATGCCCAAGGTAAGTGTTCACGTTGAAGAAGAAATGACGGAGGAAGCATAATGTCCACATTCCAGTTATATCCAAAGTATAATCCGGAAACATATCTGAGTAGGGATCTATATGCTCAGGTATGTGCCACCGGGGACCTACGTCCAGTTTGGGCTAAATCGAGCAGCATTACTTGGGGTGTGGAATACGAGCCATTTTTGGCCAAGTGTCAAACACACTGTCCTTGCTGTGGTACTGAACTAAATTATGGTTTAGGTAAAAACAATCACGGTAAGAAGGACTACGAAACTCCCAGCACTGATCATCTAATTCCCCAAAGCATTGGCGGAACTAATGACTTGGCTAATCTATGGGTTATCTGTATGCGGTGTAATCGAATGAAAAACGATGCAACTTATGAAGACATTGCCCGTTTAGAAGGTGTGCTAAAGGTATTGAAAGAAACTAGGCCTTCATAAGTTTCTTTAATTCCTGTTATAGGAACAATTATTAAAAAAACCTATTGATTTTAGTAATTAATAGGATATATAATATATACATAAAGGAGAAAGACTATGTCTATTACAATTAAAAATCTTGAAAGTGCCTTGGCAGGGGAAAGCCAAGCACACATCAAGTATCGCTACTTTGCCCGGATCGCCCGTGAAGAAGGCCATGAGGAAATTGCTCAACATTTTGAGCATACCGCAGATCAAGAACTGCTACACGCTTGGGGTCATTTGGAATTGCTCGTTGGCAAACCATCAACCCGAGAGTGTTTGGAGAAGGCTATCGAAGGTGAAACCTATGAGTTTACCACCATGTATCCAGAGTTCAAGAGAGCAGCGGAACACGAAGGTAATGCCCGTGCAGTGATCGAAGCTGATCATCAAATCGCCGAAAGCCAAGAACATGCAGAGAAATTTGCAGCAGTATTGGCTAAGGCAGAAAAGCGTTTTGCAGCATTGGCAAAAATCGAACAGCGCCATGCGGCAGCATATCAATCAAAATTGGAGGCACTATAATGAAACCAGTATGCGTAGTATGTGGGCATGTCCACGATGAAGCGACCGAAGGCAAGTGGGAAAACCTAGCCGATGATTTTACCTGCCCAGAATGTGGCTGTGGTAAAGAAGATTACGAGATGTTAGTCGATGAATCAGAGCGCAGGGACAATCTGCACAAATTGCTAATTGAAGTTCTGTAATGTTGACTTAGCACTAGTAGTAAGTTATACTAGTATTTAGAATTACTTCTAGGATAACTTATGACTATGCATCTTGTACATCCTTCTTTGAGCCTGAGTGGTAAGAAGAAGGGCAAACAAAAATATCGAAATTCTGAACAAGCACGTAAGGCCAGGGAATTGGAAGAATCCTGGAAAGACATGCAAAAGCGGTGGGGCGTCGAAGCTGACGAAAAAAAGCGTCGACGTGCCCTTGCTGCTGAACCCCTTGTGTATTCATTGCCTACTCCTGTGGGCAGGACTAATACGCATCATATCAAAAGTTTAGACACTGGACATTCTGGCCCAGTCTCCAGCAAACCCAATCCACAATATACAGGCACAAAAATTTTAGGCATCGGTACCATGCATAAGAGCAATGCAGTACCGGTGTTCAGCGACGAAGAAGCCATTAGCATTTCCTCCATGCGTAGATAAAATGGACGATAAATATATAATGAAAACTACACTCAATGAACGGCTAATCGCTTATCTAGCACTACTCAGCGGACTGGCACTGTCAGCAGTGGCAATATACTACAGCGTTGCAGGACTTACAGCAATCTTCTCAGCAGCAGTCATACCCATTATCATCATGGGTGTGGCACTGGAAGTCAGCAAGATTGTGGCCACTGTGTGGCTCAAACAAAACTGGAGCATCTCTCCGCTGACTGTTAAAACGTATCTGTGCATAGCCATCGCCATGCTTATGGTCATTACCAGCATGGGTATCTTTGGCTTTCTAAGCAAAGCGCATAGTGACCAAAATCTAGTGTCGGGAGATGTTGCGGCCAAGATAGCAGTGTACGATGAAAAAATTAACATAGCCAAGGAGAACATAGATGCCAATCGCAAAGCACTTAAACAGCTCGATGAGGCTGTGGATCAGGTCATGGGTCGCAGTAACGACCAAAAGGGTGCAGAAAAATCAGTTAACATTCGGAGGTCCCAACAGAAAGAGCGTGCTCGCTTACAAGAGGAAATCCAAACCTTCCAGGCAGCAATTAGTCAGCTTAATGAAGAGCGTGCGCCAATCGCAGCGGAAGTTCGAAAGGTAGAAGCTGAAGTTGGACCAATCAAATACATAGCGGCATTTGTATACGGCAGCACTAATGAAACTATTCTAGAACGTGCAGTTACTTGGGTGATCATACTGATCATCGTGGTATTTGATCCCTTGGCATTGATACTGTTGATTGCCAGCCAAATCAGTTTTGAAATGTTTAGGAGTAGAGACACCGAACCTGTTAAGGCTGTAAGCATTAACGATATTGTACCCCAACCACAAGAATATATCCCCGAAGAAGAAATTGAACCCAATGAGGGGCCATTGACTGAAGAAGAAATCGAACCAATAAAAGAAACTGCCAGCACAGTCATGTACGGCGAATCCACTCCCGAAGAAGACGAAGCATTCAATAACATGACTGCATTAAACGCAAGCGGGTATGTGCAAAATGAAGAACAATCTACCAGCAATGTGTGGAGCAAAGTCAATAGCATCAGCAGAGATGACTATGTCAAGACCAGCAAGGCAAAAATAGAACAGCATGTCAATGAACTAGCTGAACGAGTTAAAAACAACGAACTGTCCATCGACGATGTTCCTAGATATATAAAACAAGAAGTATCGGCCAAGTTATAATATGCAAGGAAAAATTACCCTAATCACTGAACCGGATTTTTTTGAGAACAGCAATGCCAGTATATTGTTCATGCACCTAAATGCTAAAGATCAAGATGCTGCCAGTGTTTGGTTGAAAAATTCCAATGTAAATCAAGACATAAATTTTTATGTTTACTCGGGCGAGAAGAATATGAAGTGGCTTTTTTACACCATGAGTTTATGTGAGCATAAGTACATTAACTTAGATGATTGCAATTTTATTACACAGGCACTGGCAGGGCATATATTGAGCAAGCGCGGAGTCTATTACTCTACATCAAATTACGAGCTTGTAGAAATATATCAACACATCAATCACAATAGAGTAAGTAACATCGAAGAATTTTTGGAGACCATTTTAGGTGACGACACAAACAAATCATAATTGCGATTTTTGCGGTAAGAGCAAAGAAGATGTTGAAAAACTTATAGTCGGTGAACATGCTGCTATTTGCAATGACTGCATAGACCTATGCTCGGAAATACTAAATGATGAAAAGGGTAAAAAACCTCACGATCATAAAAATCTTTTGAATCCCACGTTGATCAAAGATTACCTAGACGATTATGTTGTCGGACAGGACGATGCTAAAATTGCTCTTAGTGTAGCAGTCAGTCAACACTTCAAGCGCATCAACAATCCAAGTAAAGAAATACGACTAGAAAAGACCAATGTACTATTACTAGGACCTACTGGTTGCGGCAAGACCATGCTGGCAAGAAAGATTGCCGAGTATTTGGATCTGCCTTTTGTCATATGTGATGCCACAGGTATCACAGAAGCGGGCTATGTGGGTGATGATGTGGAAAGCATTCTAACACGACTAATCAACGAAGCTGATGGTGATGTAGCCAAAGCATCTCGGGGTATTGTTTATATCGACGAGATAGATAAAATCGCACGTAAAGGCGAAAACGTCAGCATAACAAGAGATGTGTCAGGAGAAGGCGTACAGCAGGCACTCTTAAAAATGATCGAAGGCAGCATCATGCGTATCCCTTCTACCAGCAAGCGTAAGCACCCGGGCGGTGACATGCAGGAAATCGATACCAGCAGCATCTTGTTTATATGCGGCGGGGCATTTGTTGGCTTAGACAAGCTGATCGAAAAACGTATGGATACTCGCAGCGTGGGATTCCACTCAGCTTCTGTAGATAAAACAGTGGTAGAAAACCCCTACAGATTAGTCAGCACCAAGGACCTTATACAGTACGGATTGATTCCTGAGTTTGTAGGCAGGTTTGGATTGATCACCAACGTGGATGAATTGTCTATCGAAAATCTCGTGCAGGTATTGGACGAGCCAAAGAACAGCATTGTCAAACAGTATCAATACATTTTTAAATTAGATGGCATCGAACTAATGTTTGAAAAAGAAGCATTATCACAGATAGCTGAGAAAGCCAAGGAACTTAAAACTAACGCTCGTGGATTGAAAAACATCATCGAAAAAATATTACTGCCGTATCAGTTTGAAGCCATGGATCTAGTGGAACGAGGACTGGTTAAAATTGTTATAGATAAAAACACTGTGGGCGGCAAAGGCAACGCCTTGATGGAATTTAATAAAAAAGCCGTTGACACACCTGCCGCATAGTGCTATAATAGTTGTTTAAAACTATAGAAAGACAACAATGACAAAAGCATTGATGGTGGATATGGAAACGATGGCCACTGGCCCAAATGCAACTGTACTGACTCTCGGGGCAGTACACTTCAATCCCTATGGTAATGGCTACGGAGACAAAATATATTTCCGTATCAGCATCGACGATCAAGATGCATTAGGCAGGGAAGTAGATCCTAATACCATCGAATGGTGGTCGAAACAGGACCCTGCCATCATGGAAGAAGCCTTCAGTCCAGATGACCGGTTGCCCTTGGTAGAAGCTATGGATCGATTCCATAAATTTGCTTGGGGCTGTTCAACTTTTTGGAGTCACGGTGCTACATTTGACCTAGTGATTTTAGAAAATATCTATCGACAGATCGGTAAACCTCTACCGTGGAATTTCTGGCAACTTAGAGACACTCGTACACTGTTTGATCTAGGTGTAGATCCAGACATGCCCACTGCCAGCAAGCATGATGCATTACAAGATGCTATCCGTCAAGCCATAGGTGTACAAAATGTCTACACCAAACTAAAAATTCGGGAACACTAATCTGTGAGGATATTGAACAGGTTATTTTTCTGCGGTGCGATGTCTTTAGGCGATGCCTTCGTCTATTATCCAATTTCTAGGATAGTAGCTAGAACCACAGAGAAGATGTACTTGCCATGCCGTCGTGAATACTTTGATACTTTGTCGTCGTTATATGCTGATGAATCCAACATCGAAGTAGTGGGCTTTGACAGCCCACTTCACGAAAATGAATTTATCAAACTGCATAATTTAACTAGGATAGAATCACCCCCAATCTATCCCACTATGGTGCATAGGGACAATCCTCCTAGATATGTGCAGTCATCAGTTAATTGGGATCGTCAAATTTATGAATACTTTGATATATTGTACTCCCAGCGATATAGAGAATTTGTCTTGCCCGATCACATTCCCGGATCTCGAGAACTGTATCAACAATTGACTGGCGGCGTGACGGATTATGTATTATGGAATCAACAGACTGGTGATCATAAGAACGGAATGGGTATCGATCTAGAGGGCTTTAGGCAAGCAAGCAATATGCCCAATATGAAAATCATCGAAGTCAACATTGGCACGACCAACAACATGATGCACTACATTGATTTGATAAAGAATGCCAAAGAAATCCATTGCGTCAACACCAGCTTTTTCTGGCTAGTGGACAGTGTGTTCAATTCGACTGATGCGAGATTATTTTATCATGATCGCCGTGCAGGATCTATGGCACAGATTAATTCTAGATGGAACAATAATCGTTGGACTCAGGTCAACTACGATTATAAGATTTAACGAAACCAGCCTAATTTTTCGCCAGCTTCTTTTCTGCGTAGAGCTTCTTCTTTGCTGCCTGGCAATCGGCTTGCCCATAGTATAATCAGAGCAAAGAATATGCCCATGCCCATCGTAGCTTTCCAGTTCTGTGTAGCAAACCAAAAGATCACAAGGCTACAATCCATGCTGATAAACATGAACCATTTGCCTTTGGTTGGAAATACACTACCATCTTGCCAATCACGAATGAACGGTCCAAATAGTTTATGGTTCATCATGTAGTCGTGGAACCGTTTACTGCTACGGGCGAAGCAGTATGTTGCAATAAGACTTGGTGTCGACCAAGGAATTCCAGGAACGATAATACCAATATAGGCCAGGCCTAAAAACAGCATACCTGCTGTAAACCAAAGTACTTTCTTAATTTTAGATAACATATCGTCCCTTTTGACTATTTAACAACTTTGGAAATCCTTGACAAGATTAATGAATTAGTGTATAATAGTGGCATGGCAACCAAAAACGCATTTATCTTTAGTTGGGATAACATGGGTATCGAATCCATCGTTCCTATCTCTCAATATGAGCACATTGAACAGCAAAATTTAATCCGTATTCTCAGCGAAAAGCCCACAATAAAAAATCCACTAGATGGTATCGTCCGAAATTTAATATTGCGGGCCAAATACAATTCACAGCGGCATTATGAAATCTATGCTGTGGATTGTACTGAAGAAATGGATGAGAAATTTTGGCGAGAACAGTGGGAGGAACACCCACAATTTACAGCAGAATTGATCAGGGAACGCGGCCATAAGTTGTACAGCGATCGAGCAGAAACACACAAGGTTAAGATAACATGAAAATCGGTTTAGTATCAGACCTCCACCTAGAATTCGGCTACCAAGAACTCCCCGGCGGCGAAGTATTGATCTTGGCCGGAGATATCGCTGAAGTACGTAGCATCAGCAAGCATCACCACAGCACCAAACTTGTACAAGACACGCCAGACACGTTCTATCGTTGTTCAGAGTTCTTCAAGTGGGAATGTGAAAAGTATGATCAAGTGTTTATGGTGCTTGGTAATCATGAGCACTATCACAATCGTTTTGATAAGACCTATGACGAACTGAAACGCATCCTGCCCAAGAATGTGACCTTGTTAGAAAACGAAGCAGTTGACTATAAAGGTGTCATGTTTATGGGTGCTACACTATGGACTGACCTTAACAAGGGTGATAGCATTACTGCATTTCATCTCAAGCAATACATGAACGACTATAGGGTCATCACAAATCATTACCCTGCTAAAGATGTGTATCATAAGTTGACGCCAGAACATACTGCCGAAGTGCATTTCAAAACCAAGCAGTATTTTAGAACTGTATTGGAAATGAATCGTGACAAACCATTCGTTGTCATAACTCACCATGGTCCGAGTTTTATGAGTATCAACGAAAAATATGCCCGTGACACTGTGATGAATGGTGGGTATACCAGTGATCTAAGTGAATTGATTTTGGATTTTCCCAACATCAAAACTTGGGTGCATGGGCATATGCATGATCCAGTTGACTACATGATAGGTGATACCCGTATAGTAAGCAATCCTCGTGGTTATGTTGGGCATGAGGATACCAGCAGTTTCAATCCCGACTTTTACTTTGAGGTATGATATGAACGAACGAATTAAAGAACTTGCCGAACAGGCTGGGCTGAGATTTACTCAACTGATGAGCAATCCAATGGTGCCTGTTGTGGATGGTCGAGAAACAGACTTAGAAAAGTTTGCCGAGTTGATTGTTGGTCATGCTATCGAATGTGTGCGTGATGTCCTGCGTGATGAAAATTCAGATTTGAGTTACGAGGGTGCATCACAGGTGCAGAAACACCTTAGAGAATTTTTTGGAGTTGAACTATGATTGAAATTTTTATACCTGTGCTGTTCATCTGTATGAATGGCAACTGTAATTTTATGCAGGCCCAAACAGTTTATCGAAGTGAGGCACAATGCAGAGCCAGCATCGACAGTCAAAAAATACATATGCTGGAAGTTGCTGAGCAGGCCAATGCCGGAAAGATGACCATACTAGAAGGCACCTGTATCGACGCTAAAATCGAAGATCCTAAGAAGCAGACATGAGCAGCACAGTACGCATAGCATGGGGTCGTGAATTCGATAATGAGCAAAAATGGAATGAAGTCTGCGCATGGGCTGTAGAATACTTTGGCCTACCTGGTGATAGATTTCATACCCGTGTCGATACCGAGCATATGGACTTTGTTTTTAACAGCAACAAGGACGCATTGATGATGGCCTTGATGTGGAACGCTCCTATCGTGCCCAACAATGATCTCACTGTGGAACATGTTGGTAAGATGATTAATGTTTAAGAAACGTGCTATGTCTCAAGCAAGATGGGTAGATGATGTTGATAGTTTTATACCTGCAAAACGTCTTGAAACCGGCTATGCTGAGATACAACCTAAATATCCTTATTGGGTCAAACCATTGAATTACTCTGCGGACGAATGGCTTGATATGTCTGATTGGATCACTGAAACTATAGGAGAGAGTGATTGGTCATCGGCGAATGCTCGCTGTATAGGCAGTAATCAAAAGTTGTGGTTCCGTGATGAGCGGGATCGCACTATGTTTATCTTGAGGTGGTCATGATAGTATTAGGTGCTGAAATGGGGATAGACGATCATGCGGAGAAGGCCGGGTGGAGAATGGTTAAAGATGTTATCGTAAATCAGTTACCAGATGATATGCAGGAAAGTTGGCGTGAGCATGGATTCGACGGATTATTTTCAACAGCGCCTGAATATTTTGGTATGAATAGAATGTATCGCAGTGAAAATTCTTGGGTGACCTTTGAATTTACTGAGCAACAATGGACTATGTTTATCCTGAGGTGGTTATGACAGCAGAGGTGGTCATAACAGCAGAACGGCCCGTATTGATCATTGATTACGGCCGCCGCAGAGTTCGACTGACTCATAGCACCCCAGCGGCCCATGCGCTCACTCCTGGCCGTGAGTTATGGGATCAAAGCCAATGGTGTGCAGAAACTTTCAAATCTGAAACCTGTGTCTATCACGACGGCAGGTGGTATTTCAAACGACCACAGGACCTGACCATGTTCTTGATAAGGTGGTCATGAATCAAATAACACTCCACGATATCAAAGTGCCCGCACTGTTGGACATAGTTGAAGAACTACGAGAACAGGGATGGATCATGGGTCACGATTTTGATTGGGCGTATCATCCTGCTCCATATAGAACATACAACGATCCACCAATACCTGCGCCCAATGCTGTATTTGCTTTTTATACAGAAAAGTACGCTACTTTTTTTGTGCTTAAATACGGACATCATATTAAGTCTAATCGTGAAAATAAAACCGGGTGAAACAATGGAGTCATGGGCGGCTAGAGTAGAAATGTTCGAAAAAGGTCGGGCCCTTCAACGGATCGCCAATGGTGACGATCCTGCAGAGGTCATGGAAGACATGAGCCGAGGAATCACAAGTAAACTATTACATCCAATTTTAACTGCCATCCGAGAATCTGTGCCTGATAATTTCGATGTGGGAAAGAGTAGAAGAGAATATGACGAAGCCATGCGTGGAGTCGAAAAAGCTGCGGACCACGTTGACACATCCAGCTAATCTAGCTATACTAAATAAATGTGTAGATGACCTAATGGCATCTACAACGGTGTAACACCAAAAAATCTTACTTAATTTAAAGGAGAAAAAATGAGTAAAGTAATCGGTATCGACCTCGGTACAACCAATTCATGCGTAGCCGTTATTGAAAACGGTATCCCCAAAGTAATCGAAAACAGCGAAGGTGCGAGGACTACTCCCAGCATCATTGCATATGCTAGCGATGAAATTCTGGTAGGTGCAAGTGCCAAACGACAAGCAATCACCAATCCAAAAAACACAATTTATGCAGCCAAGCGTTTGATTGGACGTAAGTTCAAAGAACAGGCTGTGCAGAAGGACATCGATCTGATGCCCTACAAAATCATCGAAGCCAGTAATGGCGATGCTTGGGTCAAGGCCAACGAACAAGAACTTGCCCCACCACAGATTTCAGCTGAAGTACTTCGCAAGATGAAACTGACTGCTGAGGACTATTTGGGACACGAAGTCACGCAGGCTGTTATCACAGTTCCTGCCTACTTCAACGACCAGCAACGTCAAGCAACTAAAGATGCAGGTAAGATCGCTGGACTTGAAGTGTTGCGTATCATCAACGAACCTACTGCTGCTGCACTGGCCTATGGTGTTGATAAAGCAGACAAGCGTGATCGCAAGATTGCTGTATATGACTTGGGTGGCGGTACATTTGACGTATCCATCATCGAAATTGCCAATGTTGATGGCGAGAAACAAATCGAAGTACTAAGCACCAACGGTGATACATTCCTGGGTGGTGAAGACTTTGACCAACGTATCATGGACTTCTTGGTCGATGAATTCAAGCGGGACAACGGCGTTGATCTCAAGAAAGACATGTTGGCACTACAACGTCTTAAAGAGGCAGCAGAAAAGGCCAAGATTGAACTGTCAAGTTCAGCACAGACCGATGTTAACTTGCCTTACATCACAGCAGATGCATCAGGTCCTAAACACATGAACGTTAAGTTGACCCGTGCTAAATTGGAAAGTTTGGTAGACGAACTGATCCAACGCAGTATCGAGCCATGCAAGACAGCTATGGCAGATGCCAAAGTCACAGCCAGCGATATCGACGAAGTTATCCTTGTCGGTGGTATGACACGTATGCCTAAGGTAGTTGAAACAGTTGAGAAGTTGTTTGGCAAGGCTCCTCGCAAAGACGTCAATCCAGACGAAGCAGTGGCCGCAGGTGCTGCTATCCAAGGCGATGTGCTAGGTGGTGGACGTACAGACGTTCTATTGCTAGACGTTACCCCATTGAGTCTTGGTATCGAAACCATGGGCGGGGTGATGGCCAAGTTGATTCAAAAGAATACCACTATTCCTACCAAGCATAGTCAAGTGTTCTCAACAGCCGAAGATAATCAATCTGCAGTGGACATCAAAGTATTCCAAGGCGAGCGTGAATTCGTCCAGCATAATAAATTGTTGGGCGAATTCAAATTAGAAGGCATCCCACCTGCTCGCAAAGGTGTTCCACAGATCGAAGTCACGCTAGATATCGATGCCAACGGTATCATGAATATCAAAGCAGCTGATAAAGGCACAGGCAAAGAGAACAAGATCACTATCAAGTCCGACAGCGGATTGACCAAAGAGGAAATCGATCGCATGGTCCAAGATGCTGAACTCAATGCTGAAGCAGATAAGAAGCAGCGCGAGTTGATTGAGGAACGCAATCGTGCAGAAGGTACATTGAACGGATTCAAAGAGGATCTAGAAAAATACAGTGACCAACTCACTGAAGAAGAACGTGCTACTGCTGAAGACGCGGTCAAGGCGCTTGAGGATGCCATGTCGGGCGATGATGTAAAACTCATCCAAGATACTATTCCTAAACTTTATCAAGCCATGAACCCAGTCACTGCTAAGAAAAACCAAGCCGAGGAAGCAGCCAAGAAGGCTGAAGAACAGGCTAAAAAGGATGCGGCTGATGGAGTCGTTGACGCAGAGGCTAAGGAAACTGTATAATAAATAATATCGTGGGATACCTATTTAGGGTCCCACTTTATAGGGCACAATGCCCAATGTTGTCACTTACTTTTAAAGGAGAAAAATATGACACAATTAGTACGTTTTGACACCCATGCTCTTAATAGAGCACTACTAGGTTTTGATACCATGTTCAACGATTTCGAAAATCGTTTTGCAAATCAAATCAACAACAGCTATCCACCTTACAATATCGTCAAGCACGATGAAGATACTTACGAGATCGAAATCGCTGTGACAGGTTTTGCCAAGGATGAAGTTGCGGTTGAGATCGATCAAAACCAATTGATCGTTAAAGGTGTTCGCAGCAAAGACAGTGATGTCGATGCTGAATTTCTACACCGTGGTTTGGCATTCCGCGACTTTACTCGTTCGTGGACACTGGCTGAACATATGATCGTAGGCGAAGGCGCTATTAAAAATGGTGTTTTAACCATTAAAATAGATCGCGTGGTACCCGAAGCATTGAAGCCGCGTGTACTAACTATCAAAGGCGATTAAACATCGGGGGAGTAAATCTCCCCCATTTATAAAGAAAGAATTAGATGACTGATACTGCAATTGAAGAAAAAACAAGAGTTACTAGGAAGTTAAAAGAACCTAGCAAATATAAAGTAGTCGTCATGAACGACGATTATACTCCTGTAGAATTTGTGATAGCATTGCTGGTTAAGGTGTTTTCTATAAGCACTGAATCTGCTATTAGATTGACTTATCAGATTCATGAACAAGGTAGTGCGGCAGTGGGCATCTACAGTTATGAAATCGCCGAACAGAAAGTCGCAGAGGCCACTGAGCTGTCTAGACTAAACGGTCATCCTTTGGTCACTAAGGCAGTACAGGAATGAGCCTAAAAGATCTCACCAAAGACAAACACACTGCTGCCGAAAGCACTGCTTTCATGAAAGCAGTATTTGACAAAACATTGCCCTTTGAACTATGGGTAGATTTTACCTATCAAAAACAACTTTGGTATAAAGAGATCGAACATGCTGCTCGAAAAGCAGGATTGCTAAATGCATTGCCCGGGATTGAACGGGCAGGACTGATAATGGATGATTACCAAAGCATGGATAAACCCACGGGTAGTTACAATACATATAAGCAAGAGACAAAGGATTACGCCAGCTACATTAGATCACTAGATGATCCTAAACGCATCATGGCACACTTATACACTTGGCATATGGGCGACTTGTTTGGTGGGCAGATGATCAAGAAGATCGTGGACGCACCGCACTCACATTTAGACTTTGAAGATCCTAAAATGTTGATGACTAATATGCGTAGTATGCTGTCAGACGACATGGGAGATGAAGCTAACATAGCCTTTGACTGGGCGATTAAAATAATGGAATCATATGGCGAACGTTTGGGACAAAATTGAAAAATTAGCTGAGGATATCAAATCGAGATTCAATGCCACCGGTGAGGCTGTACACGGCAAGATCAGTAGTGATTATGAATGGCACAATGACCTTTGGACCAGCCCGCGATATCGCAGAGCCCATGTGGAAATCGTAGACCATAGGGAGAGCCACAATATCTATATACTGCACTCTACAGTATTTCCACACTTTAACGATCCTAGCCCTATTTGGGGCTTTGATGCAGTCTGCGGTCCCAATAAAATCACAGGTGCATTCTGCGACTTCAGCGCAGCAGGAGATCCTGCCCATCCTATGATGAAGTGGTTCGGGACCGAAGCATTGTTTTACGAGTGGGGTAAGTCTAGGAATCTGCCAGAATGGGCTCAGCAAATTTTTAGTCCCAACATGGTTGCTGCTGGCAATGTATCAACCGAGGAAGAGTTGAATAATCTATGCGAGCTGGCCACAAGAACCTTGGATTATTATCTATTAAATGTAGGCAATACGCAGCAGGATCTAGCAGATTTCCATATGGCGCAGAACCGTTATTGCTATTATCAAAAGCAAAACCCCCATGTCATACGCAGCATGGTCAGTATGGGCATAGATGAATCTAAGATGAAGCGGTTTGTGGACGAAGTCCTGTTCCCAGAAGTGGTATAAATATACTACTATGCGAGCAAGAGAATTTTTATCCGAATCAATACTACTTGAAAAGCTCATGAGCCAGACAGGCAATGATAACGATTGGCTTAAACCTCAGTATTATAATTTATTTTTTGACGGGTTAATTAACAATCAAGTGTATGCTTTCAATGTTGTAACTTCTGAAAAGTTGCCCGGTTCAAGAAAAGCAGAAAAAACTGAGAATAGATTTTTAGGAATTATACAAAACCCTGAGAATGTTATCGCACAAATGAAACGTGCTATAAAACTTAAAGACTTCAGTAATGTGTTTTTCACTGTGGCAGAAGTTGATGATCAGACTTTCGAACCTACTGGCGAAGAGTGGGAAAATGTTATTCCAAAACAAATTTATAAAGATGAAAAAGTCAAAGGTGAAATTGATCCTAACATGGGAAATGTATCCGAGGCAATTTTAGGGTGTGCTGTCGCTGCTAAATTTTCCAACCAAGGTTCAATTATTACAGAAATGCAGGTAATAAGCATAGCCAAAGAGTTGGCAAGAAATAAAGGAAGTATACAAATTCAAGCAGGAAAAGATATATTAGAGTTTAAAGTAAGTATTCCCTTCATGGATAATAAAGCATTTTATGCTTGGTTAAATGAAGACAGTAGAGGAAAAACTTTAAAAGACTATAATGTTCCTAAAGACAAAATTGCACTTTTTGATCAACGTTTAAAAAGTGCAATTGAATATGCTAATAAATCCAAACGCATATCTGGCGCAGTTAACGAAGCAGTAACGGACCCGAGAGAAAATAAGATCGATGTCATCAGCGATGGTGCAGAAAAAGAAAATCAAAATACAACCAAGGTAGACTTGAAGATTTTAATCGACGGTAAAGAAACCGCAAAGAGACTGCTAAGTGTTAAGGCAGGCGGCGTTGAACAGTTTGGACAGGCCGGCGGACATAATTTTGATAACTTAAATGATTTTTTTACCTCTATTGTAGGAATACCATTATCAGAAGATCTTAGAAAAAAATTCTACGAAATTCCTTACAAAGCACCTGCTACTTGGAATGATAAAAAAGAACAAAACTTTCAAAATGCTTTTTCTCATAGTTATCAATACATTAGCAAACAGTTACAAGTTTTGGCAAAAAGCAATCCAGACAGCCTTATTGAAAATGTTTATCAAGGATTACTAACACATCTGACCAGAAAAGAAGAAGGCGTTGAAATGGTTATCTTAGAACCGGATAGTAAAAGAGCCTTTGCAGAGTTGTCTTTTGGAACAGAGTTCGAACAAGCACTAAAACAACTTAAATTGTTTGTTGAGCTGAGACAAGAAAAGGGATATGTAATTTCTATATACGGATTGCCTAAAACTGATTTGGCCAAAAAATTCACCCCATCAAGAGGTGATCCAGCTAGATTGATTGATCTTAGATCTCAATTTGATAATAGATCAAAAGCTGTTAGAAATAGAATTAATATGGGTCCGTTGTTAAAGAATATTGCCGATATCGAAAACTATATAGAACAGAATCCCAATCAATCAGAACCTGTTCAACAGCAAACTATGCAACAACCTGCACCAGTACAACAGCAACCTGCACCGGTACAACAACAGCAACCTGTGCCGACTACACAAGATCCCCCGGGTATACAAAATCTAAATAAGCCAGATGGATCTAAAATACCAATGGGTACTAAAGCTGCTACCGCTGCATCAGCTGGTCCACGAATTTAAGCAATAGGCTGTGATGTCTGTGCTCATGCCAATGTGGTGGCATCCAACGATAACTGTCATACCAAAACTGTTCGCTCTCTGGATGACAGCCGACTAATCCCATACCGTTTTGTATGATGGCCATTGGATCACCATTTGAATAAGTGGCTATGGTTTCATACTTTTTAGGGTTGCCCACAAAGGTGCATCCATCATTGAAGAACATCTTTTCAGGCCGCCCATTCCATGTCACGGGCATGGCCTTTGTATGTGGGCGATGTGTACAGGCCGTGGGTCGTTTGTAGTATTGTACAGCATCAATGCCATCCAGCAGGTCAAAGTAGTGACTGCCGGTCCAATAGGCGCCCATACAAATGCCTAGATACTTGCCGCCACGATCGACAAATTCCCTTATGGGGTCGCCGTTTATTTTCAGCAAGTAGTCATAACTATCAGAATTGCCAAACCCACCGGGAAAGGCAACCATATCAACATCTTTGAAGAATACAGACTCTAATTCATGTTTGGTGAATATTTTGAAATCGTAGTGTGATTTTAGGGCGTTAATGATCCCGTTGCCCGATTGTACCGAGCACATGGGTTGATGCATGAATACTGCTATTTTGGGCTTTTTCACTATAATATTTATACTTAATATACCTGTTTAATAGAACTGTAATATTTGAACCCCATTTTTGCAGTAAATATGGTTATGAAGACATACCGATCCATCTTCGTCAGTGATGTCCATCTCGGTACTAGAGATTGTAAAGCCGACCAGCTCAACAACTTTCTCAAACATAATTCCTGTGATACCCTATACCTTGTAGGAGATATTATCGATGCCTGGAGAATCCAACAAAACAAGTGGCGGTGGAAACAAAGCCATACTAACGTGGTTCGCCGTGTTCTTGGTCATGCTAAACGTGGCACTAGGGTTGTGTATGTGGCTGGCAATCATGACGAATTTCTTCGGCCCATGATCCCATATGGGTTCAGTTTTGGCTTGATAGAGATATGTAATCAAACCGAACACATAGGTGCGGACGGTAAACATTATCTCGTAGTGCATGGAGACATGTTCGATGGCATCACTAGACTAGCGCCGTGGTTGAGTTTTTTAGGCGATACTGCTTATGACTGGATCTTGATATGGAACACTAGATTCAATTGGTTACGACACAAGTTTGGATTTGGTTATTGGAGTTTGAGTCAATACTTAAAACAGCGTGTGAAGAAGGCCATTGACTTCATGTTTCAATTTGAACGTAATCTAGCAGGCTATTGTAAGAAGCGTGGGTTCGATGGGGTGATATGTGGACACATTCATCATGCCGAGATCAAGACCATAGATGGTATTAAATATATGAATGACGGTGACTGGGTCGAATCGTGTACTGCGCTAGTCGAACATCACGACGGTACATGGGAAATAATTACATGGACTCAAGAAAAGGACGAAAATGAAACGAGTATGGATACTTCATCACGCTAGTGGAATTACTGCTTATGAAAATACCAGACTGATTGAATGTCTTCAACAGAACGGAATAGATAGCAAAATACTTGAACCAAAATATTTTGATATTATTGTCAATCGTGGAAATTCTAAAAGTATCAGATATCGGGGCGAAAAGATCGATTTACCAGATTTGATATTAAGCCGAACCGGATCAGGTAGTGCTTATTTTACACTGGCATTGATGCGTCAGTTTGAAAAGTTAGGCGTGCCGGTTATTAACGATACCGAAAGTGTGGCAATAGTTAGTGATAAATTAATGACCAGTCAAGTATTGGCCAGCGCAGGTTTACCTATTCCTAAAACTATATTGGTCAACGGAGATGTTGATATTGAGTTGATTGAAAAAGAGATTGGGTTTCCATGCGTAGTAAAAGCCACTAGCGGCAGTAGAGGTAAGACAGTTTATCTATGCGAGACACGAAAAATTTTCGAAGGTCTAATGGAATTGCTATCAAGCATAGCATTAAAGAAAACATTGATCATACAAGAATTTGTAGATGCCATGCCAGGAACTGATTTAAGAGTATGGGTGATAGGTGGTAAAACCGTCGTAGCCATGAAACGAACAGGGGCAGAAGGAGACTTCCGCGCTAATATCAGCCAAGGCGGTCACGGTGAATTATTTAATATCACGCCGGAGATTGATTATATCGCAAGAGAAACTGCTCGTGTGCTAGGCCTACAGATAGCAGGAGTTGACTTATTATTCGATAAAGATGGGTATAAAGTATGTGAGGCAAACAGCAGTCCTGGATTCAAAGGAATGGATAAGCATTGTGGGCAGGACATGGCACAACACATTGTTGATTTCATTAAATTGAAGATACAATGAAAACGATATTAATAATAACTGATAATCTACCGGATCAGATCAATGGCGTTGTCACGACATATAAGAATATTGAGACATGTGCGGTTCTGGACGGTTATAACTTTGTGGTGCTTCATCCCGGGTGGTTCCGCTACATTGATTGCCCTAAATATAACGAAGTCAAGATTGCCTATCCCCGGAACTTGGGCAAGAAGATTGCGGAGATCAATCCAGATTATATCCACATCGCGACAGAAGGTCCTCTTGGTCTGTGGTCTCGAAAGTATCTTTCATTATATAATATTAGGCACAATACCGCTTATCATACTAAGTTTCCTGAAGGTCTAAAGAAACTGTTTGGTATACCAGAATGGATCACATGGAGATTCGTTCGTTGGTTCCATAAGCACAGTGGCCGTGTGTTGACCACTACTGACAGCATGGTACGAGAATTAGAACGACATGGATTCCGTGGCGAGGTGGTTCCTTGGACTCGCGGTGTTGATCGTGATATATTCCGACCGGATTTGAGAGAAGACTTTCCTGGCAAATATCTACTGTGTGTTAGCCGTGTCAGCAAAGAAAAGAATTTGGAAGATTTCTTCGAACTGGACTATCCAGGATATCAGAAGATCATGGTAGGCGATGGACCCATGTTAGAAACATATCGCAAGCGTTATCCTGATGTACACTTTACAGGATTTAAGACCGGTATAGACTTGGCACGTTATTATTCCAATGCAGAAGTGTTTGTATTTCCCAGCCGATGGGAAACATTTGGTATAGTCATGATCGAAGCCATGGCCTGCGGCACCCCTGTAGCAGCATATCCTTGCCAAGGACCTGAAGATGTAGTCGACGATGGTGTCACTGGTTGTATCCGTGGTAACCTTAAAGATGCTGTAGACGCAGCGTTGAAGTTAGATCGCAATCAGGTCCTAGTGGGTAGCCAGAGATGGTCCTGGGACAATGCCTGGCGTATATTCCGCAGCAACCTTACTCCAGTTCAATCTTCGTAGTCTTGGCGTAGGTCAGGATCAATCAACTGACCCTTCAACAAATAGATCGGGCTCTTGCGATAGATCACAGCATCATGGAATGGATCTGTCAATATCTTGATACACCATACTATAGCAACTCTGCGGCTCTGTATGGCAGTGAGTTGTATCATGCGGAACACCACAGCAACCACAGCCAGCCATAACCATCCCCATCCAATTCTATCCAGCAATGTGTCTGGAGCAGCGTCTGGCATGACAAAATTAAACAATGCCGCATCAAAGTATGCCAGCACGGGCACAGCCAACCAGCAAGCGATCAATACTCGTTTGCGTTTGAGGTTGTATCCAATCTTGATAGCCTCTTTGTGATCTTGTGTGGCCTGATTGTAAGTGTCGTAGTCTTTGGGTTCAAAGAAAAAATGTCCTGCCTGTCTTGTGGTCATGGATATCAACCATGCTATATAAGCACTGACAACAGGATCGATAAACAGATAAATGTAGGCTACTATGAATGATAGGGCACTGATTAAATGTAAGAATTGATTGATTCGGCTATGATGGTAATATCTGTGATCGTCCCAGCGTTGGACTTTTAATGTTTCAAGTATGGTCATATTGTTTTCCTCGTTTTATTTATAGAAGTAAAAAATATTTAATATTTTTTAACACAAGCGTAATAATATATTGGCTATAAATATCTAACAAGGAGGGGTGACCCATGAGATATCTATTATTGGCCGTGCTGTGCCTAATCAGCTCCGTTGCTGGTGCTCAAGTAAGTGAATATGAAAGAAAATTTACCTGCGGCAAGACTAAATTTGTTCTTGAAACATTGACTAAAGCTGCCAAAGAAAAACCAATTTGGTCCGGTAAGGATGAAGAAACCGGAACTGATACAGTAGTAATGGTAAACCCCACGACCCTAACTTGGACCGTAGTTCAATACGATGGAAACATGGCCTGTGTATTACACAGTGGAGAAGGCTACAAGTTTAGAGCTAATGCGTCAGAATAACTTATTCCGATGCTAGAGTTTTCTCTATAGCATCTACTTTTTCTGCTAGTTCGTTGATTGCTTGTACAATCAATCCTACGACTTTGTCATACTTAATACCCAAGTATCCGTTTTCTCTGAGGAACACTACCTCTGGTAGGACCTGCTGAACATCCTGGGCAATCAATCCGGTATCATGTCTGGAAATATTATCCGGGACTGTTTCCATGAACTCGTCAGTCCAGTCGTACAATACACCCTGTAGTGTTCTAATTTTATCCAACGCGTCTGCGATTGGTCTAATGTTTTGTTTTAATCTTCTATCAGAAGCTGCACAATAACCAATGACGTTGCCCGCGGCAATCACACTACCCAGCGTAGAAATACATGATGATGCACAGATTTTTCCAGTGACACACAATGCACCTTGGGCATACATCTTTTGCACAGATGTTACGGACCCGCAGGCGCGGACGCCTTGAGCTGAGGTTATGTTGCCGTTGGCACATACTGCCCCGCCAATTGTTACTTTACCGTTAGCAGCACAGAAGCTAAACAAGTTTGACGGACTTGCTCCGGACATGTAGACAGTACATGTACCTGATCTGGCCACTAGAGTTGGATATAACAATGGTCCTCTAACTTGACCACTACACCAAACTCTTGCGTAGAGTTTACAAGGGCCGGCACAGCACGGTAATGCACCAGATGATCCGGTATATCCCCTGCAACCTATACTACCATAATATCCCAAATTACCTATACTGCCAGTAAATCCAGTTGAACCAACATACCCCGATGCGGTGCTGGCAGATCCTGTGTATCCCATACACCCCTGTGGTCCAGTAGGTCCAGTTGGGCCACTAGGACCAACTGATCCATCATATCCTCTACTACCATTGTATCCAGCGCCGCCACTTCCCGAAAATCCAATTGGTCCTTGTGGACCGGCGTTACCTATGCTTCCTGTATATCCAGCGCCACCACTGCCTGTATAACCAGTTGAGCCAATACTACCGCCGTAACCAGCACCTGCACTACCGGTAAATCCAATACATCCTTTGGTACCTATACCCGATGTTCCAGCACTGCCGGTGTATCCTATACAGCCCTTGCAACCTGCGGCTCCTGCACTGCCTGAATATCCGGCTGGTCCTTGTGGACCAGCTTGGGTGCTAGCAGATCCTGTATATCCTGCACTACCATTGTATCCTGCACTGCCAGTATAACCAGTGCCACCCAATAGTCCGATAGCCAACCATCCATTATATTGTTTGCCCAATGCACTGCCACAACCTGCATATGCAGATCCAGCATAGCCTTTATACAACCAAATAGTATTGTTGTTCTGAGTAACATATCCGTCACCTGCAGATCCTGATCCGGGCAAGTTTAAGTATCCTGCTACTGTACCAACGATGTTAAATGAAGTCCCTTGGCTACCTACATAGCCTGTAGAACCCCAATATCCAGCACTGCCAGCATAACCGATGCTGCCAGTATATCCTCTGCAGCCAAAGCCGCCGCCGCTGCCAGAGTATCCTAAAGGTCCCTGCGGCCCAGCTGATCCGGAATATCCTAGGTCACCTTTACTACCAGTATACCCGGTAAAGTTTCCAATGTAAATAAATCCATAATAAGGACCGCAACTTACACATCTTCCCGCATCACTTGCGCCATTGACGTAGAACCAAGTAGATCCGTTGGAACTTTTTCCACTACCTGGTGAACCGCCATTGTAAACTACCCATGCATTACCAACAGTCTGTCCTGTTTTTGGCAAACAGGTAACACCAAGTACAGTTCCTTTGAAATTCATTGTACTGGCTGCACCTGCAGATCCAGCATACCCTATAGGCCCCTGCGGACCAGTTGGACCGGTTGGTCCTGTTGAGCCAACATATCCACTGGCAGTGCTAGCAGATCCTGTATATCCCTGTGGTCCCTGCGGGCCGGTAATTCCTTGCGGGCCCTGCGGCCCCACTGCGCCAGCAGATCCTGTATATCCCTGCGGTCCCTGCGGTCCAGCTAGACTTCCACCGTCTGACCATCCGCACGGGTTGCTTGGGCCGCCACTAACACCGCTACTGATCCATAAATGTTCGTTTGAACTGATTAAAACAGCATCGCCTTGTACGGCAGTTCCTTGGGGTACGACTCCATAAATTCCCGAATATCCAGTACCTGTAGTTGCAGCGGTGCCTTTGAGTGCAATGCCTGCACCTATTGACCCTGAATAACCAGTAGTTCCAGTGGAGCCTTGGCTACCAGTATAACCTCTACTGCCCGCATATCCTTGTGGGCCCTGCACCCCTATTGACCCCGAATAACCAGTAGTGCCTGTGGTTCCCATGCTGCCTGTATAACCGATAGCACCTTGAGGCCCAGTCGGGCCAACTGACCCAGTGTATCCTCTTGATCCAAAATAACCACTGAGTCCTACACCAGTCGGACCAATACTACCAGTATATCCCAATGGCCCTTGTGGGCCCGTTGGACCAGTAGGCCCCGATGGACCTTGTGGACCTGTCGGCCCTCTACTGCCTATATATCCAGCTGCGGTGCTTGCACTACCCGTATATCCAGCGGGAACAGTAGCAGAATACGTTACTTCGCTAGTGGCAGTATTATAGTATATTGAATAAGCTGTTCCGGCACAAGTACTATCACGTCTAACAGGCGCTACAAAAAATCCAGCCACACTGGAATTTACAGTTTGACTAGATGCATTTAATATAATGCTGTTAGCGGCTTGGCTAGTAACTCCGGCCTTGCAACCAATTGCAATAGCGGCTGCGCCTTGGCTAGTCTTACCTGCACATTTACCGATAGCGACAGCATTGACCCCTTGATTAGATGTTGCTGAGCCGAAGGTCAATGATCCGTTAGTACCATCTTGAACTACTGCTCCATTGCCTAATTGTATCTTAGGTGCCGATAAGACACCTGTGGATGCAACAAATGATAGTTTTGTGCTAATTCCGGGAGTGTCGTATACTCCCGGAGTTGAAAACAATCCAGGATAGTATGTTGTGGCGCTGTTTGCTGCAATACAGTTAACCAATACCTTGCCAGCTTGTCCCGAAGATGCTGGTATTATAGTACTAGTGCTAATCCAAGTAGCAGTAGTACCATCTGAATATAGTAGAGTCCCTACAGCACCCAATGGAATAAATGTAGTACTGCTGGTGGCTGCTTGAATCGGAATGGATCCAGCAGCGCCGCCGGCGATATTTTGTGTGGTGTTAGCATTGGCTGCTGCACTTCCAGCATAGCCTATTTGCCCCTGTGGACCCGTTGGGCCCTTACTGCCAGCATATCCGGAGGCGGTGCTTGCACTTCCTGTATATCCAATGCTGCCCGCATATCCCCTGCTGCCCGTAAATCCCAAAGGGCCTTGGGCGCCGACTGATCCCGAGAATCCACGACTGCCAGTAAACCCAATAGGACCCTGTGGGCCGGCAGGACCTTGTGGACCAACAGATCCAGCATATCCCAAACTTCCAGAATATCCCCTACTACCGGCATATCCTATGACACCTTGCGGTCCCTGCGGTCCAGTTGGACCAGGAGTTGCTAGTAACGCCTGTGCTCTTGCTACTGTTAATGTCTGCTCAACAGTACTATCCAGTACGATGAATTTGGTTTCAGCAGCAGTAGCATTGGTTAATGCTGGTAAATTCGATATACATTGTCGGCTCATGGTTTGGAGTACCTAGTTAATATGATATTTATGCTATTGACTTGAAGTCTTCTAATCATAGATTTGGCAATAATCCTATATTTATGGCTACATGGAGTTGTATTTTACAAAAAATTAAAGTATAATAAAATGAAACATAAGTAATAGCAACGTTAGATTAAAGGATATATCAACATGCAAGCATTGTTCACCGGAGCACTGGGAGATTTTATTGGTGCAGAATCATTTATGACCGAGGCCGAAAAAGATGCAGTAACTACGCTTTTATGGGCTACCAGGAACAGGAAAGAGATCCAAGCAGCATTTGATATGACTGATATCTTCCCTAATCTAAAAGAAGAACGAATCATGTTTGATGATTTCTGCGATGAGAGGCCCACTAGACCTTGGCGGCCGGGAGATAGGTTTATGAACATAGGAATGAAGCATGAATTGAATCTAAAGTGCAATTTAAATTTAAGTCAAACAGAGATCAATGAAATAAGCGATCATAGTTTAGATGCTACCCTGCAGCGAATATTTGCTGGGCATCGTTGGCAAAGCAGCAGGTGTACAACTGTTCGTCGTAACTGGTTGAACATTAGCAATTTCCAATTACCTGATCGATACGTTGTAATACATCCATGGAGTGATGCTGAGATCTGTGGAAGAGAATTTGATGATACTGATTGGAATAACATCATACAATTTTTGGAAACAATCAATTGCATAGGTGTGGTTGTAAACAAAAGTAAAAATTTTCCACCTTTTCATCCCAAATTGATGGATCTTACTAACCTAACTAAACTTAGAGAGACTTGGCCAATCATTGCTGGAGCGGAAGCCGCTATCATGTGTTCAAGCAGCCTAGCATGTTTTGCTAGTAAGTTGCTGCCAAAAGATAGAATCTGGATCAAAGGCGGCCACGAATTTATTTTTACTGACTGGGCAACTTATTTTTATCACGGCCCTTGTTCGAATCCCGGCGAAATCGTTTTTAGAAACTTTGAAGTTCTAAACAAATATAGGGTAGGCAATAATGTTCAAGTTTCAATGAGTCTCAACCCACAATCACTAATGCTTGATCAAGGGTTAGCCACATTGCTATGAAAATTTTGATATTAAGAGAACCGGAGAAGCCTGCTGGAAGATATCCCGGCGGACGCTCAGGCGGTGCTTGCTATCTAACTGATATGTTACTACACGGACTCAGGGGAAAGTTTGGAGACAGTGTTGTGGAATATGAGAGATCATGGTGGATGTACTATGGTGATTTTGGGCCGGGCAAATTAGGTGATGATGTACATAGGGGATTCACTATCTATCGAACACTGGGAGACGATAGCAATATAGATCGAACTGATATTGAGAATAAAATCAAAAATCAATATTTTGATCTAGTAATTTTCGGCTATACACATTATGGACTTAGACCCGGTTCTTGGGACTTGGTAACTAATCATTATCCTAAAAATAAAATAGCATGGATAGATGGCGGGGACCTATGGAGTGATTTAACTCCTTGGGCAGTGGACAAGTCTATATATTTTAAAAGAGAAATAACAGACACTTATACCGGTTTGCATCCTATAAATTTTGCGATGCCCAAGGAAAAAATTGGTACTATCGAAACTGATAAAGATAAATTATTGGCCCCGATGGATCCTAGAGATCCATCAACTTACATATATACTCAAGAAGATGCATATTATAAACAGTATGCAGAAAGTATGTTTGGTGTAACTATGAAAAAGAATGGTTGGGATTGTGTTCGACACTATGAAATTATGGCCAATAATTGCGTGCCGCTATTCCTGGACATAGAACAATGTCCGGATGACATCATGACCACAATGCCCAAAGAGGTACTGATCAAAACCGTTAAACAAGCAAGAGATTTGGGCATAGATTGGTTTACTACTGATTCAGGAAAAGATTTTTGGTATGAGATAAATGACCAAATACAAATACATTTTGAAAAATATTGTACCACTGATGCGCTGGCTGATTACTTTTTAAATGTGATAACAAAATATTAGGAGATAAAATGGACTTACAACAATATTGGTTAAACAACACTGGACAATCTATTCACAAATGGGTGAACTATTTTCCCATATATGAAAAACACTTTGCGCCATGGAAAGGCAAATCAGCTACTGTTTTAGAAATAGGAGTTGAACATGGGGGATCTTTACAAATGTGGCGAGACTATTTTGGACCAGGGTCTACCATCGTGGGAATCGATATTGATCCCAATTGCGCCCGTCATGAACCACCTGGCACACATGTACGCATTGGGGATCAGACTGATACAGAATTCCTACAACGAGTAATCGATGAATTTGGCCCGTTTGATATAGTTATCGACGACGGTAGCCACATTAGCGATCATATAACAGCGACTTTTAATTTTTTATATTCTAAAGTAACAGAGAATGGGTGTTATTTTGTCGAAGATCTACACAGAACTTATGAAGCGCCGCACGGGAACAGTTTGTCTAATCCCATGTCATTCATTAATCAGGTCAAAGCAATAACTGATTCACTTGCCGCTGATCATGTTTGGCATAGTAATTTCACAATTAAGCCAACGTCTTTTACAAGAGACACATTCTGTATAAGTTTTTATGACAGTATCATTGTGTTTGATAAAAAGCAAATACCAGTTAATCAGGCATTTAGAATCCCGGATGCACCGTTGCCGCCCTGATGGAATCTATTTGATTCTATAACGATCCGGGGGATACTCTACATAGTAAAGATTATGTGAAGTATCATGAAAACTATAAAATTTTGCACCATTAGCCCCGACCCACATTTCCGGCCATAGTTCATTTGGAATTCGATTGGCATCACATAGCGGTAATTTATTACACTTTTTAATAAAACTGGATTTTACCCAATATACATTACCACTAAAATGGTTTAAAGGAAACTCTCTGTATAGACAACCAACTGTATCGTGGTGACCTTCATCCAGTTTATCGATGCATTTTTGCCATTGTTCAATGGACCAGTAATCTTGTAGCCATCTCCAATATTGACATCGAACATATTGTTCGTGTGATTGATCATATGAGATACCTTTCTGATGTAGATATAAGATATAAAATTCTTCTTCTGAATTATCGGCAGCGTCTTTCATCAGCCTAGTGGTTGTGATTTCTCTGTATATGGGTATAGATGTCGGGTCAAAGATCCATTTTATATTTGGATGTGTATACTGCTTTTTTAATTCATCAAAACTACTTTCGTTATAATGATAATTGATATTCAATTCAGCAGCATCCAATAATCCGCTACTTTCTATTTTTGCTAATTGCTCTTTGAAAATAAAAGTAGCATAGTCTAAATTTAGATCAACTACATGATAAAAAATTTTAAGTTTTTTCATAATTAATTTAAGTGGTCGTTCTATTTAATACTGCTTCCCAATCAACCATTTTACCCATTACCCAAGTATCCATATGAGTAGCATAGCCCGGAACAGGAGTGATCAATCCTCTCGATTCTGATATCGCTGTAAATAATTGCGTATCGTGCGTCCAGTTATCTTCACCACCACACCACCGTTGAAATATCAGTCGATCTTCTTTTAGATACACTACACGACTGGCAAATGTCATCGTGGTAGAACCAGTATCTCTCCAGTGGCAGTCCTCAGTCATTGTAAGTTTGCATCTTATACTACTGTTATTTCCCCAATACTTATCCGGGTGATCATATAAGCTGACATAGGGGCTTATATTAATCCCTTGCTCTAATATTAGATCAGCACCCTCGTGATGTATGTAATCATCTTCGACAAAATACACAATCGTATCCGGTGGTAATTGTATTGCTTCGTCTAGTGAATATAAAAATGATCCGGCATTAGAACCAAATGTAGTCCTGCGTAGATCCAGTGCGGGATGTAGACTATTGAGTCGATCCCATGCTAGATCATCAACCCCGTCAGCTATGACGGTAATGTTCTGTTCTTTGAACACTGTGACAAAGTTTGCTAAACATTTCCATTTATCAAACCATGCTGGTCGCTCGGGCGGGTTGCGTGGTTTGCCAGTGTGATCCGGCATGATCTTAAAACTAAATCTATAATATATTTTCATCGTTATTCGGGTATAGGAATGAAGGTGCCATTTGCATATCGATAGGAGTTAACGTGATTAGCAGTATCTAATTTATTTTGATCAAAAAAGTCAGTATATAAACTTTCCGGACAATCTTGCAGATAGTGATGTCTAAAGGCGTGGAAGAAACTGTATCCTCGATCGGCGTGCCAGCCTGCAAAAAATTCTACATCATCTTTACAAAGACCGTTGCCGTTGGGTATCTGTGACTGATTACCAGATTCACTGGGCCATTGCAATGCAGGTAAACAAGTTCTTAAAAAACTAGCAGTATACCAAAATATATTTCCTGCGTAGTAGTGGCGTTCATTACCATTTTTATCTGTCCAGTTAGTAGATTGTCTATTACATCCAACGGTATCCCATACTCCCTCATCTAGCTTGGCTACTATATGTCTCCAGTTGACAATATTGAACCATTCTAAATAGCGGCGCCATTCATTGGTATTATGTGAGTCTGATTTCCCATAATGGGTCACTCCTTTCACATGTAGATAGAGACAATAAAATTCTTCATCAGTTGCAAGTGCAGTCTGTTGCATCAATATCCAAGTGGGGTGTTCAACATCTGATGGCACTCCGGGGGAATTGTGCCAAATTATATTGGGGTGTTGCCATCTCTCTTTGAGATCATCATATGCATCATAATCGTAGTGTAAGTTTGCATGTAGTTCACAATGGTCAATCAATCCACTGTCAAATATTTTTCCCAACTGCTCATCGACTATTACTCTCCAAAACGGGGAATTCAAATTTACGATATGATAGAATACTTTTAACTTCATTCTTTTCCTTTTTTTTATTTAGTGGGGTTGACATGCCTTAAAAAATATTGTACACTCATACTTAGAATAAGTAAAGTATCAAACTTTTCAATCACAGGAAACAACATATGAAGATATTCATCACAGGGATAGCAGGATTTTTAGGTAGTCATTTAGCAGATAGGATGTTGGCACTAGGTCACGAAGTAGCAGGTAACGATACGCTTATTGGCGGATACGAAGATAACCTACCAAAAGGTGCAAAATTTTATAATATCGATTGCTGCGATATAGATGCTATGGTCGATGCTATCAACGGATCGGATGTAGTATATCATACTGCTGCAACAGCACACGAAGGATTGAGTGTATTCAGTCCGAACTTCATTACTAAAAATATCTTCCAAGCTAGCGTTAGCACTATCAGTGCTGCTATCCAAAACAAAGTAAAACGATTTGTCTATTGCAGCAGCATGGCACGTTATGGTAATCAAGAATATCCCTACAAAGAATCACAACGTCCTGCGCCCGTCGATCCTTATGGTATCGCAAAGGTAGCAGGAGAGGAAGTTCTAAAGAGCATTGCCGAAATGAACGACATGGAATGGATTGTCGCCATTCCACATAACATCGTTGGTCCAAGACAATGCTACGATGATCCATACCGCAATGTCATGAGTATCATGATCAATCGCATCCTGCAAGGCAATCCGCCTATCGTATATGGTGATGGTGGACAGATGAGATGCTTTTCCTTTATCGACGACTGCGTCTACTGCTTGGAAAAACTAGCATTGGATCCCACTGTTAAGAACGATACTTTTAACATTGGACCTGATGAAGAATTTATGACTATCAGAGCACTAGCCGAAGCAATTTGTCGAGAACTTGACTACAAAGGCGATATCCTTTATTTCCCTGAACGACCAAAAGAAATCAAATACGCTACTTGTGATGCTACCAAAGCTAGAACTATCCTAGGTTATCAAACTAGCACAAAGTTTATCGACGGACTGCGCAGCACCATCGCCTACATACGCGAGCGTGGAACTAAGCCATTTGACTATAGCAACTACCCATTAGAGATTGTCAACAAGTATACTCCTAAAACTTGGTCAGAAAAATTAATGTAATCATATGCAAAAAGAATTAACAATAGTCGCAGTAACAACTGCCAATTACGAACTAACTAATCGAGCGATCGAAAAAACTTTAGAGGTTACCAAAGCTGATAAAATTTTAGTACTGAGTGATAAAGATTTGTATCCCGGAAGTACCTGGGTTAAAATTGATCCTATCACACAAATAGAATACAGTCGTGTGGTATTAAAAGATCTTGCACCACATATCACCACTGATCATTATATGGTCATACAGTATGATGGTATGCCCATCGATGCCGATAAATGGGATGACAGTTATTTAGATTACGACTACATTGGCGCACCTTGGTCATGGGGCCACGAAGATCGTAGAGTAGGTAACGGCGGATTTAGCATACGCAGCAGACGATTGGCAGAACTATGTCAAGATCCTAGAGTTGTGTTTAATCCCCCCGGCTACGGTGATAACAACTATATGGAAGATATCCATATTTGTAAAATGTATAGAGACTGGCTGGAAAGCGAAGGACTGGTATGGGCACCTGTTCCATTGGCAGCTAAATTTTCAGCGGAGTTTCCGGGTGGAAGATTTCCAACTTATGGGTTTCACGGAACATTATGCTTGCCCTATTATTTAGATGATGAACATTTAGAGTTTTACATCAATCATTTGACTCCGGGCATGTTGGGTAAGGAATTCCATATAAGGATTTTTTACGGATTATTCATGGCGCAACGATATGATCACTTGGAACAGTTCATAGACAGAGCAATTTCTATCAATCCAAATTTCAAAGATGTATTAATAAATCAAATGGACAATGATAGACAATTTTTCCCCACTTTAAAAGTTGAAGATATCGAACAATTACTCATCAACTATTAAAATGAAAAGAGATCTTTTAATCATATTGAGAACATGTCAACGTGTCTATATGGCACATGATAACGGTGCGGGTAGATATATACCAGTTAGCAAACACGAACTAATCAATGTATGCATGAGCAGTTTGGTAGATAGCATCAATAAAGTCACCGATCATAACGTGCGACTAATAGTATTAGACGATCACAGTAATGAAGAAAGTGTTGTTGATATCAAAGCAATATTGAATAAATGCACAGCACCTACAGAGTTCATTCCTCTAGATGAGACCGGAAATGCTGAATCATTGGCACAAGTATATAGGCTCGTAGAGCAACGTGCATCAGACCTATGGTATCATGTAGAGGATGATTATTTACATTTCCCCCAAGCAATTGATGACATGATCAAGACTGTGGATCTATTGGAAGCCAATACAGGCAAGATGATTGCAGTCAATCCACATGATGATGTATGGCGTTACTCTAGGCAAATATATCCCAGCTTCGTACTACACGGGCCTTTTAGGCACTATCGAACAGTCAAGCATACCACATATACCTGTCTAGCCAGTCGTAAAATATATGACAAGTATCGAGAACATTTCCAGGATGTGGTCAAGCTAACAGCAGCAAGGGCAGATTGGGTTGAGGACAAGACTATTAATATGGTGTGGAACAAGGATGATGTCATGCTGATTAGTCCAATACCCGGTCTAGCATTACATATTATGGATGAATCCGGAAGAGATCCATATATCGATGTTGCAGAATTATGGGACGGTGTCCCGGAACTTTGGAGTTAAAATTATGATTAGTGTTCATTTAGGCGGAAGAATTGGAAATCATCTATGGATGTATGCCGTTGGTAGGACAGTGGCAGAATCACGTGGACTCGAATACCATATTCCTAGAAATTTTTTAGGCAGAGATATTTTTAAAGCAGACCTCGGAGTAGAGCACTCTCAAGTCGATAGAATTTATTTTGAAAAAGAAGGATGGGAACAATTATACGATCCGGAAATTTGGAAAGTCGAAGATAATACAAGGATACACGGTTGGTGGCAAACTGAAAAATACATCATCAACAATAAGCGCAACATCCAACAATGGTTCACACAAATAAACCCCAATGTGAATTTAGTCAATCAACTATTAGATGAAGATACATGCGTAATTAACTTCCGCGGTGAAGACTACAGGGGAGTTCATTTCTTATATTTGCCGCCGCAATACTACCACGATTCAATCAACGAAATGCGTAAAATTAATCCCAATATGAAATTTGTGGTTATTACCAATGATGTTGATGAAGCTAATAGGTTTTTTCCAGGATTCCCTGCCTATCACTTTGGACAAAAAGATGATATGTATGTGGTCACGCAGGCTAGGTACTTGATTATAGTCAATTCCACATTTTGCTGGTGGGGTGCATGGCTCAACAATAACAGCAAATTTACCATAGCACCTAAATATTGGTTTAGATATAACATCGATAATGGATGGTGGTGTGGTAACGATATAATCACAACTGGCTGGCACTATATGCAAAAGAGTGGTAAGTTGTCGACTTCGAATCAATGCTTGTACGAACAGGCCTCTCAAGATATCAAAGATTTCCCGCACAATCAACAATACTAAATTGTTGTGAAAATACAACAAAATAGATGTTGACAAGGCAGCAGAACTACTATACAATAGAGCTATGTTTTGTTAGAAGCCACAGAAACATAGACGAAAAATAATTTAAAAATTTTTGTCAAAAATGTAGAAAGCGGTTGACAGCAGGACTAAATAAATGTATAATTAACACATACGCAGCAATAATGCAGTGTATGAAACTTAAAGGTAAATTGGAAAGTAAAATGAAAAGCGTATCGTATATTAGACAACATTGCTCTATAGCCAAACAGGCAGGCTTTATGCCCTCTGCTTGGTTAGCGATTAATAGTCTCTCATATGATCGCACACCAGAGGGGAATACCCCGGGGTCCCAGGAGATTGTAGTGTAACACAAATACACGCTAACTCCAAAGGACCCCAGGACTAAACACCCTGGGGTTTTGCTTTTTCGAGTGTGAAGATACAGGTAACGAGGACCTGGCAGCGCACTATAAACATGCTGCAAACGGGCGGTGACGAGGATGGCTTATCTTCTTGTAGATAAAAAAATTCGTCATATTAAAGCAAACTGGCGCACGGGCATCTACGGAAGATGTTGTCGGAGCATAGCTAGACAGTTTGTTTTAATATACACATTGGTAACAGTGTGTTAATAAATTGGAGGGTTGGCTGAGAGGTCGAAAGCACCGGACTGTAAATTCGGCAGTAACATCGCGATGGTTCAAATCCATCACCCTCCACCAAAGCAGATGACATAAGCAATTATGTCCAACGGTTGTTAGTGACGATGGGTGATAGCAGGAACTAACGCAAACATTGTTCATGGTGTTTACACATGAAGCCGCAGCCTGATAGCGTTACAGGTCCGATAGGTGGAAAGTAGGATACCCACCAATGTATTCGGGGGATTGGTATACTTGGCTAACACACCTGGTTTGCAACCAGGAGCAAACGGTTCGAATCCGTTATCCTCCACCAAGTTTGCTCTGTAAGCATTGCTGGCGATGCAGGCGCCTTGTAAGCGTCAGAAGAGGGTTCAATTCCTTCACGGAGCACCAAGTTATGGCCTCATCATATAGTGGTTATTATACCCGCCTGTCTAGTGGGATATCGGAGTTCGATTCTCCGTGGGGTCGCCAGTTTTAGGATACTAACAGCAACTTTTAACTTTTTTGCTATAAAAGAAAATGTATCCTGTTTTATTATATCGCGTTGGACTTCTGGGCTAGGTCAGTAGGCTTTCAACTTACGTAGGCGGGTTCGATTCCCGTACGCGATACCAAGTTTTATCTGTGTGTGAGAAAGTCTGGTTAATCTACTCGCCTTGGAAGTGAGAAATCGTAGGTTCAAATCCTACCACACAGACCAGTTAATGGGGAATACGCTTCAAGGTGAAGCACCTGTATTCTGTATTAGAATATGTACCGCAAAATCAAACTTGATTGGTTCGATTCCAATATTCCCCACCAATTTATGTCCCATTCATCTAGAGGCCTAGGATAGTACCCTTTCACGGTATTCACAGCGGTTCGAATCCGCTATGGGACGCCAAGTTATGCGCTGGATTGACATTGCGAGTTGGATTTGAAGCCAAACGCAGACAGGTTTGATTCCTGTCAGGTGCACCAATTTTATGGGTTGTCAAGGTTGGTCCCATGCACGGTGAATAGCCGTAGGAGCATTATCGAGTGTGCGCCACCGCACTCTTGGTCTGACAAGGGTTCAAGTCCCTTACAATCCACCAAGTTTTGAGAGTGTTAGCAAGAGAAAGACTCGCTAGAAGGCTTCTTCGAAGAGCCGACTAATGAAAAAGAAGGACGGGTTCGAGTCCCGTAAACGCATCGGAGCACCTTTGTCAAGTATCCCAAGTGGCGTACCGAGACCTTGCCGGCTTTATATACTAAGGTGAATGGTTCCAATAATATGGGTGGAACTACTCTCAAATTTAATAAGTAAGAATCAAGTGGAAAGCAAGAGCCACAAAGTAAACACTGCCGGGTCAGGAAATGTGTCCGGGACGTATAGGCCGCGCAACCTATACAAACAACAGTGGGGTAAGAGCCCTCATAACATTTTCGCAGAATTTTATTCCCTAGTAGCTCAGCGGTAGAGTAGTTGGCTGTTAACCAATTGGTCCGTGGTTCGATCCCACGCTGGGGAGCCAAGTTTTAGGATAGTAACAGCAAAATTTATACTCTGAACTTTTAATTCAACCAGTAAAAATCTATCCTGTTTATTTTGTTGGGGTGTCGCCTAGTGGCCTAAGGCAACGGTCTTTGAAATCGTCATCATGGGTTCGAATCCCATCTCCCCTGCCACGAGTTTTTAATTTTTTAACAAGGAGAACGACATGAAACGTTCAGCGAAACGATAGTGTCAATCTTGGATCCTGTATATGGTCTAGGGTTGGCACATTAAAGACAATTTAATATGCAATCAACCCTGGCTGGCGTTAATGGTAGCGTACTCGGCTCTTAACCGATGAGGTGACAGTTCGAATCTGTCGCCAGGGACCATATATGGGATTGTGGTGAAATGGTGATCACAGCAGACTTTTAATCTGCCAGTTCCCGGTTCGAGTCCGGGCAGTCCTACCATATATAAAAACACATTCAACGGCAAACTGGATACCTGGCAACTGGACGCAGGGGCTATCCCAAAGATGTAGGGCACTACCGCCGTAAAGTCAGGAAACGAATGTGTTTTTATATATGGTGTCTTTAGTGTAGTGGCCTGCACCCTGCTCTGTGAAAGCGGTAGTACCGGATCGATACCGGTAAGGCACCCCAACAATTTGGCCTACTAGCTCAGTGGTAGAGCACCGTCTTGATAAGGCGTAGGTCCATGGTCCGATTCCATGGTAGGCTACCAAAATTTAATGCCTGGTTAGTTCAGTGGAAGAACGTCTGCCCGATTAGCGGAATGTTGTAGGTTCGACTCCTACACCAGGTACCAAATTAATGCGACCGTAACTCAGTTGGATAGAGTACTAGGCTACGAACTTAGGAGTCGGGAGTTCGAATCTCTCCGGTCGCACCAAATATGTATTCCTAGTGTCAGCGGCAGCACGTCGGTCTCCAAAACCGTTAGGCTTGGTTCAAATCCAAGGGGGTACGCCAAACAGAAAAATAAATAGAATGCTTAAACAAGGAACAGCATGGCAACTACTTTAACTACACAACTGTCTGGGGATTGGGATAACGAACTATCCGCTAGATTGAAAACAGCATACGAATTTTCTGAAGAAAACAATTCAAAATTACCCGATAGCCTATTTGCCTTATATGGCCAAAGCGGATATCAATACAGAAAATTTATTAATAAGTTAGTCGAACTAACTCCCGATGCTAGGTATTTAGAAGTTGGTAGTTGGACAGGCAGCACCGCATGTTCTGCTATGTATGGTAACACTTGTAAGGTTCTGTGCATTGACAACTGGGATCCATTTAATTGGGATCGAGAGTTTGGTAGTCCACGGACTAAATTCTTTGAAAATATCAACATATTTAAAAATGAGAGAGTTGATGTTCAATGTATCGAAAGTGATTTTGCCGTCGTAGATTATTCGAAAATTGGTAAATTCAATGTATATCTATTCGATGGTCCACATGCCGAACGTGATCAATATTTAGGTATTTCTCTTGCTCAAGAAGCACTCGACGACACATACGTACTTATCGTAGATGATTGGAATTGGGAAGGTGTTAGAAACGGCACACTGGCAGCAATAGAGACAGTGGGCAACAAGATCGTGTCTAGCATTGAAGTTCGAACTACAACAGATAATACCCATCCACCTGAGGGGTTTGCTGGTCCTACCAGTAAATGGCACAATGGTTATTTCATGGCAGTTATTAAAAAATAATCGCCAATAATTTATGGCCACCGTCTCTGCAACATAGTTGTACACGGTGGTTTTCTTTTTTAGGATAGCAACAGCAAATTAAAATTTTCACTGTAAATGAAACCAAAATGCTATCCTGTTTTATTATGCAACTTTAGCTGATGTGGTCATAGCGGTGGTCTGAAGAGCCATTGAACCAGGTTCGATCCCTGGAGGTTGCACCAATCATGGAAGATAGAAGTGTTGGACACTAAGCAACTTGGAAAGTTGTTCGCTTCGGAAACGGGGCACGGTTCGATTCCGTTATCTTCCTCCATACATGGTACTATAGGACAATGGTAGTCTTCCTCCTTCATACGGAGAGTGTTAGTGGTTCGAGTCCACTTAGTACCACCAGTCAATGTCGCAGTGGTCTAATGGTAGGACGCTTATAAAGGTTATCCCGCCCGGGATACAGTCAGCACAATCAAATTCCATTATCAAGGAAGAGATCCGGGTTCGAATCCCGGCTGCGACACCAAGTTTCGAGATAGACGTAGAGATCGAGTCCCCTGTACGCTAGTGCCCTATTTCTTGAGCATGACACACCAGTAGCAGTATCGGGTCAAGCAAAACTCTCTCATACGAGACAAACCAATGAGTCCTTGAGAAAGATAGTTGGCGGCTCGAAAACCTATATGCTCTGGTGCAGGGAATTGGTAGACCGGCAACGTTGAGAACGTTGTGACCTAACAGGTGTGGGTTCGAGTCCCACTCAGAGCACCATTCAAGTAGGAGACTTATTATGGCCGAAAAAAATTGTCAATCGTGTCATCATCACTCAAGTGGTTATGCATTGGATCATGACGGGAAACCTATCCCAAAGTTTGAAGGTGATTTTTGGAAGTGGCAAGAATGCGCTAAAGATTGGGGAAAACCAAAATTAATTGGTGTACTCAAAAACATGTGCGGAATGCACATGCCAAAGAAAAATGTTAATAAGTAGTTAGAACTACCGTGATATAAAATAATGCCTTCGTACGCTAATTGGGAGTGCGGCTTGCCTTAGAAGCAGGTGGTTGGGGGTTCGAATCCGCCCGAAGGTACCAATTTAGTTCCTTAGTTTAATGGCAGAACGCTACCTCGACACGGTGAAGACGAAAGTTCAATTCTTTCAGGAACTACCAAATTTACATGCCCTAGTAGCCCAATTGGTATGAGGCGTCTCTCTCAAAAGGAGAATCGTGTCAGTTCGAATCTGACCTAGGGTACCAATACTCTCCTATAGGTAAATGGCATACCAGCACTTTGGTAAAGTGCAATTACAAGTTCGATTCTTGTTAGGAGAACCATTTGACACAGCCGCAGAACGATGTTATACTATATACATACGTTAAGCAATTAACACTGTTCTTTAAAATTTAAAAAGTATTTGCGGGTGTGGTGGAATGGTATACACAGCAGACTTAAAATCTGCCGCAGCGATGCATGCCGGTTCGAGTCCGGCCACCCGTACCATATAGAAACATACTGGTAAGAGGTTTGATCAGCCTGTACTGTGATGTAGCAACAGCAGCGTGTTTCTATATGGTAACATAATATGTAACGGTGGCGGAGTGGTCCAACGCAAGAGTCTGCAAAACTCTAACCCCGTGAGTTCAAATCTCACCCGTTACTCCAAAATTATTATAAATAGCTTTAATGATATAAAGACTTTTACCATGCTGCACCTAATTAAATCCAATACTGATCAGTTTTTTGGTTTCCTAAAACAAGATCCTGTGAGGCCAAACATACCTCATGATTTTAGGATAGGTGACAACAGAGACATTTTTGTTCTAAAAAGCACAGATGACACAGTCAAGGCTGTGACCTGTGTCAGCTACAGAGTTGAAGTTCCTTCGACTGAAGATGAATTATTCACTGATGTAGCAGAGCCAACTGTGGCAACATTTTACACCATCTGGAGTTATGCTCCGGGCGCAGGTAGAGATCTAATCTTTAATGCTGTAGACTACCTTAAAAAGAACAAACCCACTATCACTAGATTCGTGACATTGAGTCCGCCTACTGAGATGGCCAAAAGATTCCATTTGAAGAATGGTGCGATTGTTTTTAGAGAAAACTCTACTACAGTCAATTATGAATATATGCGGGTATGATGTAATGGTAACCTGAAACCTTGCCAAGGTTTATTCGCGAGTTCGATTCTCGCTACCCGCTCCATACACAACGGGCTCTTAGTTCAATGGATAGAATACGAGTCTTCGAAACTTGCGATGTAGGTTCGATTCCTACAGGGCCCGCCAGTTATAGATTATTGATCCAACGTAGTGCAGAATTTACTTTGGTAAAATATTTCATTTGAAAATACGTGACATCGTGGATGTCATAGACAAGAATATAAACAACATCATTTTCAAGTGATAGGTGAAAACAAAGTCCACCGGGTGTTTGATTTTCGTATGTTCTCACACAAATATTTACCTCTCTGTAGTTCAATGGATAGAACACATTCCTCCTAAGAATGGGATGCAGGTTCGATTCCTGCCGGAGAGACCAAATAACTGGCGTTCGTATAATGGATAATACAGGGGATTTCTACTCCCTAAATAGCAGTTCGATTCTGTTACGCCGGACCAGTTTTTAGGATGCTAACAGCAACCTTTTACTCATAATCCAAACCAGTGGTCCGGTTCGATTCCGGCTAGTAGTGTAATGGTAGCACACAGGTCAAAAAAGTAAAATGCATCCTGTTGTATTTTGTTATTCCGGACGCCGCGCAAGCGGAGGTGGTATCGAGCAGTGCGGCAACATAGTTGCCATAGCGTCGTGAGGTTGTGGGCCAATAAACTGACAAAACCCACAATATAACAAATGGATTTATTGCCAGCGAGACTTGGAAGTCAGAGAGTCCTTATAAGACTTTTAGGGCCAGATTAGCCTTCTTGAGAGGGTTCGATTCCCTCCGCTGGTACCATTATGGAAGATTATCTGGGCTGGGCCTGGCACTGTTTCGAAAGCAGAGGGACTTCATAGAGGTTGGGGTTCGATTCCTCATTCTTCCGCCAAGAGTTATGGAGTGTGGAGTTCATGGTGAGCAAGCAGCCTTGAAAACTGTTCCACTGGTTAGAAGCCGGTGATGGTTCGATTCCATCACGCTCCGCCAATGCAATAAATAAGTACATGAAAATTCGTGAACTTATCGTAGAAACTGCTGATGAGGATCGTGCTATCATTAGTTTAGCCGACTCTATATTCAGCTACTTACAGCAATACGCTGATACGGAGTTAGACTATGATGAAACTGGTGTTTTACATATCGGTAGGATTGGCGATTTATTCGATACTCCAATACCTGCGTTCGATAGTTTGAGAATTGAATTAAGTTCAGACGAAGCTATAGTAGATCTAGCACGTAGACTACATGGCCGTGCTACACCAGCAGATAGCCATTTTGGACAATGGGATCCGATGGAGAAAGCAATTTCATTAAATTCGGATTACTTGAGCACTAATCGTATGCGTAGCGTTATAGCACACGAATTAAGACATGCTATGGATGATATGAAGTCATCCAATAGGGCTAATCAAAGCTCGCGATATCGTACAGCAAGAAGCCCGCAGCATCAAGCAGATAAGGATGGTGCTTATCAAGCACAACCTGCAGAGATCAACTCCAGGTTTGTCGAAGCATTAAATGTGCTAGTGCCCATAATACCCAAGCTGGCCAATTTAGAGCCTGCTGCGTTTAGGACAAAAATGTCAGCATACATAAACAAGGCATTTGAGCTTAAAGACATCGCAGATTATTATCCAGAAAAGACAGCAAGCCCGCATTATAAGAGGCTACTGCAACGAGCATGGACTTTTATTGAAAAAGAGTTAGCTCATGTTAAATCCAAAACAGTTGACACGCAGGGTGTATAAGTATACAATATACTTACGACCGTGAGTGGAATAGGCAGACCTCCGGACCGGGGATACTCGGCGAGGGTAGGGGCAAGGACATAGTCATTTGCTCTTGTAGGTTCAAACCCTACCGGTCGTACCAAACAAAAAGGAAAACATGGAACACTTTTATAATAATATACACGGTTGGGCAGATGGTATAGATGCACTATACCAGCAAATGGTTAAATCTGTGCCCAACGGGGAGATGGTATTTACTGGTGAAGGGTTCGCGCCATCATCCACTAGACAGTATCATTTCGTAGAGATCGGTACTTGGAAAGGTAAAAGCGCAGCATGTATGGCTGTGGAAATTATCAATTCAGGCAAAGACATAAAATTTGATTGTGTCGATACTTGGCAAGGCAGTGATGAAGAGGATCACCAAGAGGATGAATATGTCGTTTCAAATTCATTGTACGAACATTTTGTAGAAAATATGAAACCTGTGGAAGGTTACTACAACCCTGTGCGTATGACCAGTCTAGCTGCTGCTGAACTCTATGAAGATGGTAGTTTAGATTTTGTGTTTATTGATGCGTCACATGATTACGAAAATGTCAAAGCAGACATTGCTGCATGGGCTCCGAAAGTTCGTCCAGGAGGTTATCTCGCAGGACATGATTTTAATCCCGCAACACCTAACAATGATGTTGAAAGAGCAGTGCTCGAAGCATTTCCCGACGTAACACCACTTCCGTGGTGTTGGGGTAAACAGATGTAAAAAGATTTTGGAATGGTCCCATAATGGTATTGGAGCGGATTGCTAATCCGTCGAGTTGCGAAAGCAGCTTTCTGAGTTCGAGTCTCAGTCATTCCGCCAAATTATAAAAAGGAAAAATAATGTTAAAACCCACAAGCAACTATAAAATGTCCAAGCGTACCAAGCGTATGTTATGTACCACAGCTGATAGCAATCTTCGTAATTCTATTAAGGCGTGTATGATTCAAGCTGAACTATCAGCAGCTATCATAGTCCGCACTCCAAAGAGTGAACGTACGCCACAGAAGATGTTTCCAGATACTGTGATTGCTTGATAAGGAATAATGCCCAGGTGGTGGAATGGTATACACGGTGGTCTTAGAAGCCACTGCCGCGAGGATTGAGAGTTCGAGTCTCTCCCTGGGCACCAAAATAACAGTTGACAACTTGCTTCAAATGTTGTATACTTGTATTTTAAAGAAAGTAAATATGAAACCAAAACAACTTGATCGTACTCAAAATGACACTGACCTATGTGTTCGATTGATCGGTAATCGATTCAATCTAGTGCTAGTGGCTGCGACTAGAGTGCGTGAATTGCGTCGTGGTAGTAAGCCCCTTGTGGACAATGCCAATCACAGTAGCTCTGTGGTGTTGGCTCTAAAAGAGATCGAGCAAGGCAAGGTTGGCGTTGAGTATTTGAAAAAAATTAGGTAAGCAAATGGAAACACAAACAGAACCAGTTAAAGCAGCACCTACATGTGGTTGCGGTCGTAGTCCAGTTGGACATTGCATCGGTTGGCACAAACTGACTGAAGATGAATTTAGAGAAAAGCTAGCCCAATGGGACGCCAAGGTGCTTACCAAGGATAATCTAGTTTAATAGATGGCCCTACTAGTACAATGGTAGTACACTGGTTTTGTAATCCTGTGATGGCAGTTCGATTCTGTCGTGGGGCACCAAGAGATATGCGGGGTTCATTTAATGGTAGGATTTCAGCCTTCCAAGCTGATAGCGCGAGTTCGATTCTCGCACCCCGCTCCATATAATAATAATGAAAAAAAGAATAGCAGTCGTAGGTTCAGGTACAGCAGGTCTTGTTTCAATCGCAGGACTGCTACCTCATCTCCCATCCGATGTATGGGAAATCGTTTCAATATACGATCCTAAGATCAACATTCTTGGCATCGGTGAAAGTACCAATCCTCAGTTCATTGACATATTGCAAGCCAGCTCTATGTTCACTATCGAGGACTTGCCCGAGGTTGATGGAACATTAAAATTTGGCACCAAGTATGAAGGTTGGAGGAAAAACGATTTCGTGAACCCATTGTATGGTTCGGGATACGCCATACACTTCAACAATTTCAAACTGAAAGAGTTTTTATTCAAACGCTTCCATGAACTGGCCAGTGATAAGTTTTCCGAAATACATGGCACAGTGTCCGATATCATTCCAGGCGAAGATACAGCACAGGTTGTAGTCGACGGCAGGACTGAAGAATTCGAATACGTTATAGATTGCAGGGGATTCCCCACTAGCTTTGTTGACTATGAGATTTCCAAATGTAGTCCAGTTAATCAAAGTCTAGTTTATTCAGTTGCTCCTAACAATGAAGAAATGTACACAGGGCACATAGCCATGGAACATGGCTGGATGTTTAGAGTGCCACTGACCACTAGAACTACCTATGGTTATATGTTTAACAACGGCATTTCGGATAGAGATGTTGTGGTTAAGGATTTAGAAAAATATCTCAATGTTGAGATAGATCCAGCAAAGTTAGTGGATTACAAATTTAAATCCTATTATGCAAAACAAATTTATTCGGATCGAGTTTTGAAAAATGGTAATAGGGCAATATTTTTTGAACCCTTGTCAGCAAATTCTATCTACATGTACATACATGTTATCAATTTGTTCAAGAGGTTCATAGGCAGGGAAATGCCACAAAGCATTATGAATGAGAAGTTTAGACTTCAAGCCCGTGGGTTGGAAGATATGCTGAGTTACATTTACCATGGTGGATCTAACTTTGACACTGAGTTTTGGCATTATGTAAAAAGCATTTCAGTACCCAGACTAAAGAACGGTTCGATCTTTCCTAACATGGTCAAAGAATATAAGGCGCTTTCAGCAGCAGGGTTTTACTCAGCAGGCAGTGATTGGATTTTTGGTTCGACCTTGTTGAGGATCGTTGATAAAAATATGGGATATAATTATTTCAGTAAAGATTAAGAGCCTCGGTAGTTTAATGGTAGAACGCCATCCTTACACGGTGGATACGGGAGTTCAATTCTCCAACGAGGTACCAAATATATGATTGATTACTTATTGGCTTTTTTTGCCATGTTCTTTACTGATGTCTTTTATACATATTATTTAAAGGCTGTACATGAGGAACATGTATTAAGGGCCAGCAGTTGGGCCACAATAGTTTATGTGGTTGCGGCTGTGGCAATTATAGAGTATAATAGTAATCATATGTTATTGATTCCAGCAGCAGCAGGTGCATTTTGTGGTACTTGGGTTGGAATGAAAATTAGAAAGAGATAATTCGGAGTGTGGCGCAGTCTGGTAGCGCACCTGGTTTGGGACCAGGGGGTCCAAGGTTCGAATCCTTGTACTCCGACCAATATAAAATAGAAGCATGAAAAAAATATTGTTTACAAAAAGAGCCAATGCTGAAGACTATTTGGCAGATACATTATTAGACGGGTTGCGTCAGCTGGACGATTTAGAAGTTACAGATGAACCTAGGATTTGGTATATGTACCGTAGTGAATTTGTACCATATGGTCCACATACTCTACAAAGCAGATACGGCAATGGGTTTACTACTCGTGGGATTTTAGAAGATACTCCCTCGATAGATAGAAATAATATAGAACAAAAAATCATAGATCATTATTTTGATTTGATAATTTGTGCGAGAACTGACTTCGAACAACTGACCCCATATATAAATTTAATACTACAACATTATAAAAAACACGAAATCATCGCACTAGACGGACAAGATAAAACATTTATCGAACCTCGGCTTTTGGGAAATTCAACATATTTTGTGAGAGAAATAATAGGCGATCCAGTCGATGGATTTTATCCAGGCGGTGTTTCTCCGCATGGTTGGTCCTGGAACCCATATAGTGTCAACGATGTAGCTCCAATATCATTTGCATTTCCTGATAAAAAAATACAAACTCCGTTGCCAAAAGTTCGTGCTTGGAGCAATGCATTACCAGAAGGTGGTTTTGGCAGTCGTTATAGATATACTGTTGAACAGGATTATTACAATGATTACAGAGAATCATTATTTGGTCGTACAAAAATGAAATCGGGATGGGACTGTATGCGTCATTATGAAATCATGGCATGCCGATGCATTCCATATTTTGAAGATTTGGCAGATGCTCCCCGTGACTCGTTGACAACATTACCCAAAGAACTTTTACTAAATATCAAACAACAAGTAGACGAAAAGGGTGCTGAATATTTCATGCCAGGAAATGAAGGGTGGAGTGAGTACCAAGAATTAGAACAAACATTATTTGATCATTTTTTGGCCAACTGTACAACTTCTAAAATGGCAAAATATATACTAGACACGCATCAAAAAAGAATTTAAAATAGTAACTCGCCATGGCACACGGCGTACAATAGGATAAATTGTGTGGCACGAATATTGCGGGGTAGGGGAGTCTGGTCGTCCCCACTAGTCTCATAAGCTAGAGATCGTTGGTTCAAATCCATCCTCCGCATCCAATTTTAGGATGCATCCAGCAAACACTTTTTGCCACCATTTTTCGGCAGGCCGTGCAATTGGGCACCGTAGTTGAAATAGGGGTTCGATTCCCGGCGATACTACAGCATCCTGTTTCCCAAATTGTCTTGACAAGACGCGAGTTTTGTTATACAATATGTACATGTTAAGAAATTAACAGTAAGTTTTAGGTTAGGTACAGCAACTACATATTACTATGGTCTGCTACTCGGTACCCCGAAAGGGATCCTAGTAGATAGAGGAGTTTCGATAAGTCTCCTCGATAAAAACAAAAAGTAGACAACTAACCTGTTGAATAATAGAATGTTAACAGCAATCTTATATTTCAAACCACATCGAGAAATAAAATACATTCTGAAAGGTAAATTAAAATGAACGCATTTGTAAACGCAATCGCAAACCAAGAAGCCCGTACTGCCAATGGCATGAAGGCTCGTAAGTCAACCGCCAACAAGTGTGTTGACCTGTTCTACAACATCGGTGCAAGCCGTGGTAAGAACATCATCCCTGCTTTCACCGCTGCCTATGTTGAAAACTTTGACATGGCTCTGCGTATCGCACAATGGGCACGAGATGTCCGTGGTGGAGCAGGTGAACGTGAACTGTTCCGTA